GGCGTCCGACGACGACGCCGCAGGACGTGGTGATGGAGATGTGAACGGAATACAGCCTGTCGGCGACGAGTCCCGGCGAGGTCCTCGTCATTCGAAACATGCCCTGGCCGTCTGGAGAAACGTCACTGGCCGTGAACAAGACACTGTCGTCTGCGTCGTAGACGCTGATGACCGCGGAGACCACCGTCGGCGGAGGCACGGGCCGGCCGTTGCGGTTGAGGCTGACGTCGATGCGCAGGACAGAGGCCTGATGGTCGTACGCCACGCCCATGACCGGTGGGTCCCACTCGCCGACGCGGATCGCGTCAACAGAGCGCTCGTAGTCAGACTCCGTGGTCATGGCCATGTCAGTGAACAGCCGGTAGACGGCAAAGTAGCTGCCGGGACACGGAGGCAGCCACTCGGCGCTGTAGAATCCCAGGTTCACGTGGCTCAGGCTCAAGACGTCAATTGGGACACTTCCACCTGATTCGTTGAAGATGGAGGCGGTTGGAAACAATGTCCCGACGCCGTCAGTCAGCTGCAGACCCAGCTGCACCTGGTCCCCGGGCAAGGAGTTGATTACAGACACGGCCTGTCACCATCTTCCCGCAGCCAGGGCCGCTGCTGTCGGGAAGAACAAGATCTTGCTGTTCTCGCCTCGCTCTCGACGCCTGGCCTTGACCGCGGAGATGGCGTTCTTCAGTTCCTGACTGCCGGCTTCCACCTGGTCGATTTTCTCCTGCAGGACATCGAGCTCGGCGTGAATCTCGCGGCCACAGCGCATCTCGCCCTGGATCTTCATGGCCAGCAACAGGTCCTTGTCGCTGATGTAGTCGAGATGGCGAAGGATCGAGCCCAGCAGCGCCTCGTTGAACTGAGACTGTTGCCCTATGGCCCTGTGAAGCTGTTCCCTGGTCAGCCGACCAAGGCGCATGAGCACGTTGCCGATGCTGCTTGGGTCATCAATCGGATCCTGGCTCGGCTTTTGTTTATTCTTTATCATCAGCTCTCCAGTAACTTCACGGCTGCCACCAGCTGTTTCTGGTTCTCGTTGACGACTGTAAGAACTTCGACCTGCTTGGCGGTCATGGCGATCAGGCGGTCGTTGAGGTCCTGCTTCTCTTTGGAGAAGTCGCGGTGCAGGCTCTGAACCTGTCGGTACAGATGCACGGACACGCCCATGCAGATGGCAACCATTGTCCATGGTCCACCCTTCTGCAGCACATCAACCAGGCGTTCGACAAATTCCATGTCCGACCTCAGACCGTCGGCGAGCCTGGTGAAATGTTCTCACCGGCCCAGACCTGGTCAATCATAGACCCGTGCGAAGTCAATGCGCCAGTTCTCACTCTGAAGAGCTGGCCTTGGCGACCATGCTCTCAGCGGCCTGTGACGCGGCGTCGACCACGAAGCAGAAGGCTGCAGACGCGAACGCCCAGGCCAGGGCCGGGGCCAGGCTCGCGGCGGAGATCTCGACCCCGTAGTAGGATCGTGAGATCGCCCACGACAGCCAGCCGGCGTGAAAGCCTGTGCAGTACGAGCACGACAGCATGCGGTCGAAGAAAGCGCCGAGGCGCCACTTCGGAGAGCGCAGGAACTCGACTTTGTTCTGGAGGCCGAAACAGAGCCCGTAGGCGAAGAGCAGGTCCATAACGGTTGGCATCACGTTTTCCTTCGTGGCGAGACGTACTGCTTGCGGACGCGGGATGAGTCAGTCGGCACGATGCGGCAGCACGACGTCTCAGCGGACTGCTTGAAAATGTCGACGGTGTCGGTGACGCCATCGGCGTTGCAGTCGAAGCCCAGGTCGAGTTGCTGCGTGTTGAGCGCGTCCACGATCATGTCCCGCTCGGCGGCGAGCTGCTCTGGGACCTTGGAGTAGCCGTTCTGGCGCATCAGCTCGACGCGCATGAGTCTCTGGATGGCTTCGCCGAAACCCATCTTCAGCGTCTTCTGTACGGTCTTGATGTCTTCGGACATGGGCCTGGGTATGTCATCCCACGAACCAAAAGGAAACGCCCCCGGTTTCCCGAGGGCGTTTCTCCTGTCTCGCCGAGATCAGACCTCAGCGAAGGTCAAGGCGTCCGTGCCGACGATGACCGGGCCGCTGTCGGAGCAGATCCACCTGGTTCCCGCGTAGACGGTGCCCTGGGTGACGCTGAAGAGGTCACCCGCGGCGTCGTGGCCCGCGGCCATGTCCGAACTGCGATACCAGGCGCCCGCGTTCGCCGAGTAGATGCCGCTCTCGACGGGGTCGCTGCTTACGACAAACACGCGGTAGCCGTCGACGATGAGAACGTCGTCGACCATGATCAGGCCCGCCAGCGCAGCCGCCGGGACGGGTGCGATCGGCGACGACACGGTGAAGTTGGTCGTGACAGCGCCGAGCAAGTTGTCAACCGTCGACCCTTCCGCGTAGGTGGTCGACGGCAAGACGCTGCCAAACGTGTTGGTGCCGCTGACGTAGAGGCCAGTCACTGGGGCGCCGATGCTGCGGCCTGTGCCGACGGAGCCGGCCACCGCGAAGAAGCCCTTGGCGTCGCCCGTCGTGCGCGCTGCGCCGACGACGTTCTTGAAGTAGAGCGTGTCGAAGAACGACAACGGCGCGATCTGGCCCGTAGCCTCAATAACGCTGCACGGGTTGCCCGCGTAGGGATTGGAGAAGCTGGTGTTGTCGAACCACAAGCTGAACGAGCCGGGTGTCGCTGGGTTCGTGTACGCGCCGCCTGAGACGTTCGCCAAGCCGGGTTCGTGCATGACGTCTTGCAGGTAGTAGGCGCTGTAGTTGCCCGCTCCGACTGTCGTGATGTTCTGCATGACGAGGTTGCCCGCCTGACCGGGGCGGTACGGCTGCGCGTTGCCCGCGTAGTTGGTCGTCATGTAGAGGAACTGCGACCGGGGCGTGGCGTCCGTCGTCGGCGTGATCGCGCAGTTGGTGATGAAGCAGTCGCCCGTCTGTCCGTAGTGCCCGACGTGCCGGATGGTCGTGCTCGACGACGCGAGGCGGCAGGAGAACGCGCAGTCGTTGATGACCCAGCCCGAGCCCGAGATCGAGATACCGAACTTCCAGTGAACGAGGTTCAGTCGCTCAAAGCGCAGGCCCGTCGAGCCGTTGGGGAACAGGTTTGTCATCGTACCCGCGCCGATGTTCGACGAAATACCGCCGCCGTCCTGCGCCGCCGTGACGAGGTTCGTGATCGTGAGGTCGTGAATCCAGACGTTGTTCACGCCAGCGGGGATGGTGAAGACGGACTGCCCGCCTGCCGTGCCAGCGGTGCCTGTGACTTGCGAAGTCGCACGGTTCTGCCCGCGAATCTCCAACGACTTGTTGACGTTGATCGTGGCGAGCGCCGTTTCCGTCGCGTTGTAGCCTGCGCGCACGGTGATGATGTCGCCGGGGTACGAGGCGTCAACGGCGAGTGACACTTTGGAAAAATCGCCGCCGTTGGGTCCGACGAACCTCTCTGTGCCAGTAAACGTCGGTGCAGCCGGGGCGGTTGGCACCGACGGCGCACCGCCGCCGCCGGGTGTGTAGTCGTACTTGACGTCGACTGGGAAGCAGAAGTTTTCTGGCGTGGCGGGCTCAGCGCCGTCGAAATTGGCTGACGGCGTGGTGATTGAGAGGGCTTGGAAGCGCATGGATACTCCGAGTCAGACGAGATGAGACGAGCGGGGGGGAGAAGAAAAGGGCAGGGTTCCTCGCGAAGAGAAACCCTGCCCCCGGCGCGCGGCAGGACGCGCAGTCGCGATCAGAGGACGACGATGGCCTTTGGCTGCCAGAGCACCGAGACCAAGCCGCTGCCGTCAGCTGCCGTGGCGATGCCCAGCTCAGCGACGACCTCGCCCGACCCCGACGGAGCCAAGTCCGTCACCTTGCCGGGCTCCGAGGCCGACAGGTAGACAGGCTCGCCCTGCGTGATCAGGCCCGCGCGACCGGACTCGACGATGCAGGTCTGAGTGCCGAGCACCTTCACCGAGTCGGTCGCCTTGACGATGCCGGCAACGCGAGCCGTCCCGGCCGACGCCGTCGTCGCAATCGCCGCCGCGCCAGCCACGGTGACGGCGGTGTTTGCCGCCTCCGCCGTGACGATGGTGACGACGGAGTAGTCGATCGCAGCCGGAACGGCCTGTGACACCCACGCGCCGGCGACGACGGTGAGGACGTCGCCGTCGCTGCCGGGGGCGATCTCGTTGACGGCGTTGGCGTCGTCGCCGACGACAAGTGATCCGGCCGTGATGGTCGCGACGCCCGTACCGCCGTTGGCGACGTCGATGACGCCGGTCAGGCTGATATCAGGGGTCGCGCCGCCCGAAGAGGCCAGAGGAGCCGCGGCGGTGACAGACGTGACGGCGTTGCTGCCGTCATACGACCACGACGCGACAATGTCCGACTGCGCGCTGCCGAAGCAGGCGATCGACAGAATCACGGTCTTGCCGCCCTCGACGACTGCCGGAGCCGAGCCGCCGAGCCACTTCCAGCTCCCCGGAGACGACGTGATGTTACGGCTGACGGTGTCACCAATGATCTTGATGGTGATGCCGCGTGCCGGTCCAAGGTCTGTCGCGTTGGAGAACGAAATATCGTCCGTCAGAGCACCGACCTGCTTGTAGGGGGTCAGTGACGGATCAAGGCTGAACGCGAGAGCTCCAGACGTGGCAAAGCCGGTCTGGACACTGCTTGGCGTGAGCAGGTAGGTTGCACCGCCCGTGATCGTGGCGGTGACGCTCGACGCGGCTTCAATGTCGAGGGTCGCGGCGTCCGTCGAGGCCGAGTCCTTCGACAGCGAAAGCGTCTCAGACCCGTCGGTGACGGCCACGGTGGACTGCACCGTGAGGGTCGATGCTGCGAAGGACAGGCTCGCGCTGCCCGCGAAGCCGCCCGCGCCGTCGTTGAGCTGGACGTTGTCGACCGCTCCACCTGGAGGCGTGAGGACCGGAGCCGCCGCAGCCCACGCCCCGGCATTGAACGTGAGGACGTCGCCGCTCGACGCGCCAGCCGTGTCGATGCTGATGTCGGGAGTCGCGCCGCCAGACGAAAGCAGCGGAGCCGTCGCCGTGACGTCGGAAACGCCTGCCACGATCGCGTCAAGCTGGCTCTTGTTGACCGCGTCGTTCGGATCGACGCCGTTGGCGAGGTTCACGATCTTGGTGCTGTTGGCGTCGATCTGACGACCGTCGAGGCTGATGACGCCACGAGTACCAGTACCCGAGACGGCTCCAGTCGTCAGCGTGACGCTGCCGCTGTTGCCGTTGACCGCCGTACCAGTCTCTGCCTCGATACCGCCGCTGTTTCCCGTGCCCGTAGCGTTGCTGCTGAACAGCCCAACGCCGCCGCCGTTGATGTTCGCCGCCAGCCCTGCGGCGTCGGCGATGGCGTAGACGTTCTTACCGGCATCAGCCTCTGCCCCGAAGGCAGACGGGTACGAAACGAGGTAGCAGTCCGTACCCGTCGAAGCGTGGAGATAGCCGAAGTTCCAGTACCATTGCTTGCCCCAATCACCGAAGTTGAGGGCATTGGTGGTCGCGGGCATGATCGGGTTGTTGACGGCAGTCGGGAACGCAAGATTCGACAGCGTCTTGTTCGCGCCGAAGTCGGCGCTGACGAGGTTGCCTCCGTTCAGAACGGTCGCACCAGCGGCAGGCAAGCTGCCCACGGTGTAGTCGAGATACGACGATGGACCGTCTACCGTGACCGTGCCGTCAAACTTCAAGCTGTGTGTGAACACGCTGCAACGTCTGGTGAAGTCGTTGACAGTTGTGGTGACCGTGAGGTCACCCGCAGCACCACCAGCGGCACTGAGGAGCGTCGGGCAGCCGCCGAAGTCGCCTTGATTCAGGACAATGTTGGAGAACAGGATGTTGTCGTTGAATACGCCGACGTTGATGCCCTTGAGCGTGAACACCGCGAACATTTGGCAGCCCGAAAGCTGTGCCTGCACGGTGGCGTTGTTGTAGCCCGTCAACGTAAGGGCGCTGTTGAACGACGTGTCACGGAAATACAGCTTGCCCGCCGTGCTCGTCACGGTCGTGAAGTTGAACGACGCCGTGCCGGTCACGATCGCGTTGCTGATTCCCGAGCGATTGTCCGCGCCGCCTGTGAACGATGCGTCAAGGCCGAAGGACGGAGCCGTGATTCGCACGGCGTCACGGCTGACACCGATGATGAACACGTTGGGCTTGAGATTCAGGGCCGAGGCTTCGGTGTACGCACCGGCAGCCACCGAGATTGCGTACCGCTTCGTGGGCAACGCATCGGTGATCGCAGCCATAGCGGCGCTGATGCTGGCGAACGGACGCAACGGAGCGCCCGTGGCGACGAGCGGGTCCGCGCCAGCAGCCACGAAAATCTGCTGGTCGTACTCAATCGCCGCGATGGCGTTGACCTGATCGACGTTGGCAGCGTCGGTCCCTGCGACACCGGGCGTGAGGCCGGTGATGAGGTTTGACCCCATCGCAATCGGGCCGGACATGGTGCCGCCCGTGAGGGCCAGCTTGAGGTCGGCGTATGCCTTGGTCGCGCCGTCCTGGGCGGATGACGGGTCGAGCATGTTCGTGACGCGGTAGCCAGCGCCGTTGAACGCGATGTCGTTGATGACCGTCGTGGTCGACGCCATCGTCATCGTGTCAGATGGGCCGTTGCCGATCGTGGTGTTGCCTTGGAACGTGACGTCATCGGTGAACGTCGTGCCACCGACGGTGTTGACGTTGCCCACAATGTCGACGTCGCCAGGGAACGTCGTCGTGACACCGATCTTACCGATCGTGATCTCGTCCGCCGTCGACGCGCCGATGGACAGCGGGCCGGCTGCCGAGGCGTCGATGCCCGAGCCGACGAGGAGGGAATCGGCAGAGGGGATCTGCTGATTCGTACCAGACTTGATGACAAGAGCGCGGACGTTGTCGGCCATTGGAAACTCCTGAAACGCTCACTTCGTCAGCAAGCGTGAATGACGCCAAAGAAGGGGTAGGGGCAAGGAATGGTTCTCAAGGGGTCGGCGGCGGCGGCGGCGGCGTGGGCGCCGGGGGTTGCGAGGAGGGAGGGGGAGGAGGCGTGGGGAGCGTGGGGCGCATTGTACGTATTCCTTCTGTTGTGACTGTTCAGACGACTTCTTGAAAACGCGGGTCGGAGCGGAGGAACATGAGGCTGATCTGGTCGGTGAAGTCGTGAGGCAAGACGTCGCCGATCGGGAAGCCTGCCTGGTTCTCCAGGACGGTCTTGCTGCCGTCCTTCTTCGGGATGGCGATGTGCTTGGTTGGTCCGTAGGACGCCACGAAGCTGCGAGGCAATTCTCCGAGGTACTTAAACTGCGCCATTTTTTCTTCTCCGGAACCAGGCTCTGTCTTTGAAAATTTACCATGTCACGACATCGCCGGCCAGAGACCGGCATCGACGTTCGCCTGCGCCGTCTCTTCAGCCCAAGCCATGGCTTCGTCCTTCGACGACCAAAGCGCGCCGCTGTTTGGGTTGTACGGTTGCCACACGACAACGGTGCCGTTGACATAGATGTGGACGGAGAATGGAGAGGCGTCTTCCACTTGGATGACTGTCATTGTTCAACCCCAGAAAAATGAAAGCTGGTTGGCGGTACCGGGCGGCGTGACCGTGTCGGACTGCTGGACCACGGCAAAGGCTTTGACTGGCAGGATGTTTCGGCCGACAAAGCATCCCCCCGAAACTGTCGAGTACGCTACGGCAGACTCAGGTGTCAAAACAAGGGGGACCGGCGTGTTGGAGAACGCGACTGCCACGGCAACAAGTCCCCACGACACCAACGCCGCCGCCGAAGCCGACCCCACGACGGGCGTCACTGGGTCGACGACGTCGACGTAGGCGGTCGCAGTGACCGCCGACGTCTGCGTCAGGGCGGCGACGTAGGTGGTCACCGCCGCAGTCACGTGGGCACCGCGAGGACGGACAGGAGGCCGGTGCCGAAGACGCTGATCGGAACGATCGTGTCAGCGCTGGTGCTCGTCGTGATCACCGTCGACGGGCTGCCCGCGAAATCGAAGTTCGTCGTATCCCGAGTCAACGTGACGCTGAGAGCGACGCGAGCCCCCGCCGTGTCGTAGGCGTTTACGACGATGCTCGATGCGATCGTGGCGCCGGTGTAGGTGTACGCCGACTGCGCGAAACTGACGGTGATGTTCACCGCCGCGCCCGACGGCTCATAGACGTAGAGGCTCTGCGACAGGTACCCAGTGGGGGTGCCGGGGGCATACGAGCCGATGTCGGTCGCCCACACGCGGCCCTGAGAGTCGACGCCCACGTCCTGCGTCTGAAGCGACTGGTTGCTCTGGAAGGTCCAGTTTGTCGACGAGTTCCAAGCGTAGAACTTGATCCCGTCGTCGTAGACCACGGCGAGGCGCTTTTGCGTCGAGTCGATCGGCATGAACGAGCGCACGCGGCCTGCGACGCCGAGTTCCAGCTTCTGCAAGAAGGTAGCTGTCGTTTTGCTGTCAAGGCGCCAGAGGTACAGGTTGATGGCCGTCGTCGGTACTGTTGACGTCGCTCCCGGCTCGTACACACCGACGCAGAGGTAGTTCGTGGCACCGTCGACAAACGTCCACGCCCGCACGTTTCGGTTCACGGACGAAGGTGTTGCGACGCCAACGACTGCGCTGGTGTCGAGGTTCAGCGTCTGGTAGGCGGTCATCGTCTGCGTGCCAGCGCCAGTCGTCAACAGGTCTATGTAGATGCCCGCGACGGCGTTGGCATATGACGTGGCGATGCGTGACGTCGAGGCCGTCAGGCGGATCGTCCAGTAGTTCGTGGCCAACGCGAGTGGCGAAGGCAGGGCGCTCGATGTCGTGAAGCGAACACGCGAGAAGTTGGGAACGTCGGCTGACGTCGTCACCCAGTCGTTCGCGATGTCCACGCCTGCGGGGGACGTGATCGTGTAGGCGGTGGAGGATGCTCCGATGGTCGGAGTGCTGGCGAGGTTGCTCACCGAGCCGATCCACACGTTGAGCCCGGTCGTGGACAGCGACGGGTAGTAGAAATAGAAGGACGATCCCGGCGTCTCCACGATCGCGTTTGACGGGAAACAAAGGGCGTAGTTGAGGTAGCTGCTCTCAATCGCTGGCGGTGTTGATGACAAGATCCAGCTTGCGGACAACGTCGTCAGCGCTCCTGTGTTTCTGTTGCTTATGTAGGCAGACACGGAACTCGTCGAGTCGTTGGGGACGGCAGTGTCGTAGGGCGTGCCTGCCACCATGACCCAGTCAGTGCCGATGTACGGCATCGTGGGGTATCGGAGGATGTTCCCGACTGCCGTCCACACGCCTGCTTCGGTAAGCGTGCCCCAGATGGCTGCCGCTGACGTCAGGCGCACCTGATATGACGCCGCGTTCATCGTGATCCATCGCGAGTTTTGCGAAGGCAGAAACAGGTAGCCCGGCATGGTGGCACTGGCGTTTATCGCCGCCCCCGTGCTGACGGCGCCCGCGTCTATGACGCGAAAGTTGTTGTCAAAGGAAGACAGGAATCCCTGCGCGTTGTAGCCGGAAACACCGTAGTAGCGGGCCTGCGATGCCGAGTAGACGAAGCTTGTGCTCTCGATGTCTTGGCCGCACGAAATCTTCGTCGAGTCGAACTGGCCTCCTGCTCCGGCAGCAGGATAGAGACCCGTGCTGGCCCGCACATAGGTTCGTGGCAGACAAAGCTGACCTACTGCCTGCAACCCGTAAGTACCGGTAGCGCCCGCAGATCCCCAAACCGTCGGGCCTTGCGAGAACGCAATCGGCGCGAGGTTCGTCGGCGTGAACTCGACGCCCTCGATGAACAGTTTTCCGCCCACCTCGATCACGTTGTTGGCAGAGCTGGAACGGATGTCGCAAAGGTAAGGCATTACTCGTACTCCACGAAGACGACGGCGTTGCTACCGCCGTTTGCGGTGATGAGGGAGATCGTGAGGTAGTCGGTGGTGAGGACGGTGACCGGAGAGATGGTGACGTCGAGGGAGCGGTAGTCTCCCGCGTCGATCGAGATAGGAGACGGCAGGATACTCACGCCGTTCTTGAGTACATCGAACTCTGTGACGCCACTGGCATGCTCACCGAGCGACGCCCAGGCCCGAGAGACCGTCGACGTGCTTGGCGGGTACCAGCGTGCGTTCGCGGCAAACGGGTCGTCCAAAGCTCCCACGAAGTTCCCAACGAGAGTCTTTGCGGCGCCTGCCGCAGCGGCGCCCACGATCGTCGCGCCGACTCGCTTGAGGTACTGACCGATGGCGATGCTGCCGATGGTGAGGTCGGTGCTGTCGGTACGCAGGGCGTGGTTGTGATTGCTGCGGGCGAACGTCAGCGCGTCACCCTCGGCGTTGCCTGCACCGACACCTGCCGTCGGGGCTGCGGTTCCCAGGGCGTCAGGTCCTGTCGGTGCGTGTCGTGCGGCGTGTGCGGCGACGGTGACGCTGTTGTAGGTGCCGCCCGTGACGTTGCCGACGTTGAGCGTGCCGGTGGTGACGATGTTGCCCGAGCCGTCGACGGTGACGGTCGAGTTCTTGATCACCTTGCCGGTGACGCCGTTGTAGAGCGCAACGGCATTGGCTGTCGAAGACGCGGGACCGAGGACGTCGCCTCCCGCGGCTGACGGTGACCATGCCGTACCAGACCAGCGCAGCACGTCGTTGGTCGCTGGCGCGGTGCTGGCGACGCTGCGGTTTTGCAGCTTCGTGACGGTTGCCGACGTGATCGGGCCAGTGAGGTCGCCGCCGACGGTGACAGAGGCGTTGCCAATCGTGCCCGTGAGCTGACCACCGACGGCGTTAGCGCTGACGTTGATCGACTGGCTGCTGGCCGAGGTGATGCGGCCTTTGTTGTCGACCGTGATCTGCGGGATGGTCGTCGTCGAGCCGTAGGTGCTCGCCAAGACCCCGCTCGTCGCCAGTCCCAGGGTGACGTTGCCGCCCGCGCCGCCGTCGGTCTGCGTGAGTTCGCCCACGGCAGGGGTCAGCACGCGCTCCCCGGTGAGGGTCGGGTTCGTCGAGAGGACGACGTAGGCGGAGTCGACCGGGGCCGCGCTGCCGACAGACGACGGCGCCCAGGCCGTGCCGTTGTACGATAGCACCTGCCCGGTCGTCGGAGCGACCGCCGCGACCGACGTGCCGCGCAGGGCCACCACGCTCGCTGCCGTGACGTTTCCGGTGACGTCACCTGAGAGGCCGACGGTGACGTTGCCGATGGTGCCCGACACCTGCCCGCCGACGGCGTTACCGCTGACGTCGAGTGCCGTCGTCGACACCCCCGTCGCGCGACCGTAATGGTCAAGCGTGATGACGGGGATCAGCGTTGACGAGCCGTAGGCGCCGGTTGGGTCTGGCACGAGCGGAGTGAGCGTCGCCAGCGTCGCGGGTGACCAGGAAGCACCGTCCCACTGGAGCACCTGCCCGCCGGCTGGGGCGGTGCTGGCGACAGAGTTTCCCTGCAGGGCCTCGACGGTGGCGCTGCCGACAGTGCCAGACAGGTCTCCACCGACGCTGTTGCCGCTGACGTCGAAGCTCGTCGTCGAGACGGCGGTGACGTAGCCCTTGTTGTTGACGGTGACGACCGGGATCGCCGTCGAGGAACCGTAGCTGCCTTGCGGGTCGGGAGACAGCGGCGGCGTCGTGACGGCCTGCGGCTGCCACTCGGACGCGGCTGCGTTCCAGATCAGGGCGAAGCCATCCGACGGCGCGGCGTCGTCGACAGCTCGTCCCTGCAGCGCCTCGACGGTGGCGTTGCCGACGGTGCCTGAGATGTCACCGCCGACGGCGTTGCTGCTGACGTTGACGGCGGCGGTCGTGACGCCCGTGGTACGCCCGTACAGGTCGACGGTGACGACCGGGATCTCGGTTCCGCTGCCGTAGGCGCCCGTGGGGTTGGGCGTGAGCGGCACCAACTCGGCGACCGTGGTCGGCGCCCAGGCCGACCCGCTCCAGACCAGGGCCTGGCCAGCCGTCGGGGCGGTGGCGGCTACTGCACGGGTCTGGATCCTGGCGACCGTGGCGCCGGTGATGGGACCGGTGAGGTCGCCGCCGACCGTAACCGAGGCGTTGCCGACGGTGCCCGTGAGCTGCCCGCCGACGGCGTTGGCGCTGACGTTGACGGCAGCGGTCGACGCGAGGGTGAGCTGGCCCTTGGCGTTGACGGTGAACGTCGGGATCGCGGTGCCGCTGCCGTAGATGCCGGCGACGACGCCCGTGGAGTCCAGCTTCGCCGAAGTGACGGCGCCGTCGTCGATGGCATTCGTGCCCACTGCGCTCGGCGCGATTGTCGGGTTCGGGTACGTGCCGGTGAGGCTCCCGCCCATCGCCGTCGCGAGACTGATGTTCGGCGTCGATCCGCCGCTGGACGACAGCGGCGCAGTGGCCGTCACGTCGATAACGGCGCCGACGCCACCGCCGCCGCCCGCGATCTGCGACGTTACCCATGCCGCCGTGGCGGCATCCTGCGTGCTGGGACCGGTGGGGTTGAGGAGATTTGTGATCCTGTGACCGGCGCCGTCGAAGGCGATTCCGGCACCGACGACCACGGAAGTGGCATTGACTCCGCCGACGGTCAGGACGCCGGGCTCGGCTACGTCAATACCGGCGCCCACGATCAGGGTGTCGGTGTCGGGGATCTGTTTTGTTGTACCGTCATCGACGATAAGGGGACGGCGATCCATCTAAACCTCCCTTCACAGGCGAATGTAGTCGCCGATTTGAATGACGACCTGAGGGCTTCCGCCTGCGCCTCCGTTCAGCGTGGCCAAGATGCCCAGGCGCTGTACCACGCTGCCTTCCAAGGAGGGAGCAGTCATCGTCACCATACCCGCGGCCGCCGTTGAAAGCCAAACCCTTTTCCCGATGTCGGCGAGAGTCGGGGCCGGGGTAAAGTTGGCAACGGGAACGTCGGAGACGCCGGTGATGCGTACGGAAAAAGAATCTCCGGCGCCGGCCCCGGAGACCGAGAAGCCGACAGGATCAAGTCGGCCGCTGCTCCAGACGCCACTGGCCTTCTGTGCCCCGCCCGCTGACAGCCGAATCGGCTCTCCGGCGAGAATGGCTTCCGCGGCAACAGACTGCATGTCCGTCTGAACTGAGCGGGTTCGTGGTCGTGAGACAGCCATGGATCAACCTCCGGCACGGAGCAGGTCCAGAGAGTATGTCATCGAGCCGACCGGCGCGACCGTGGTCGTGCTGCGCCCGGTGATTTCGTTGACATCCGTGACCACGACCATGTCCCCGATCAGGCCCAGGACCTGCCAGCCGCGCGACACCGTGCCGCCCGGGTTGGCGACCGTGTACCGTTGCCAGCCGTAGGACCGGTAGCCGCTGAACGACCAGCGAGGACCGATGTCCAGGCGAGCGACTACCAGGCTCGTCGGCAGATCCGGCCACAGGCAGCCAGGGCCCTCGTCGAAGACCCGGCCGTCACTGGTCGTCAGACGCCAGGTGGTCACAGGTTCGTGAGGACCCACTGTTCCTCCGCCCACTTCTCGCCGCTGCCTAGTTTGATGACCGGCGCGATAGACGTTGACGGGCTGGCTCCGCTGACGCCTGTGGCGTGAATCGTGTTTCTCACGCCCATGGCCATGGACGTGCCCTTGACGCCGCTGGTCATCGCCGTCCACACCGGCACACCCTCGGTGCCGGCGTTGTAGCTGAACTGCGGCGTCGGCGGGGCGCCGGCGTAGAAGACCTTGACGCCCAGGACCGGCTGGTGACCGCTGGCGCCGGGGACGCTGTCGGACGCGCAGCCGAAGGCGAGCTGGAACCGGCGCTCCTCGTCCGCCGCCGGTGCCGTGGAGCCCAGGAAGCAGAAGCTGTCGTTGCCTCGGAGCCGGTTGGTCAGCGCGCCGCCGGGTGCCGCGGTGCCAGGGACCCAGTTCACGCCCGTGGCGCCGGCGCTGGTGCTTGCCGCCGCCACCAGGCTCTTGTTGCCGTTGGCGACTGTGCCAGCCAGGCTTTCGACCAACGTCGTGGTCATCAGGTGGTCATCCCAGGCCTGCAGCTGCGGCACATCGCTGCACGGCGCGCCGGCGAACCTGACCTTGTACACGTTCTGGCCGGCGACGTCGCCGGCGTTGGCTACTCGTTCATAGGTTGGCATCAAGCAGCTCCTGCAGCGTCACCGACACCGCGTTTGGGATCAGGAGCTGCGCATGCAGTCCCAGGTCCGGGATTCGTAGCACGACACGCGCGCCTTGTTGCAGGGTCAGGGAGAAGACGCCGGCGGCATCGGTCTCCGTCCTCACCTCCTCCCGACTCAGCGCTGAGCCGCTGATGAAGGACACGCCGCGCCCGGTCGTGTCGAGGCTCACGGCCACCAACGCCCCGGGCACAGGCGTGCCAGTGAGAGACTTCAGGACTCCGGTGAGGTTGCAGCTTGGCATCAGAATCCAAAGACCACGAATGAGATGTCGATGGCGCTAGAAGATAGATTCCATGTGGAATTGAAAACACCACCATTTCCCTGAGCCAGGATTCTGAAGTGAGCGTTTGCATCCAGATCTGTGTTGATGTTGGTGACAACGAAATACGCCGTCGTCGCAGCCGCCGGTGTCGCCATAACGCACAGATGCGTCAGGTCTGCCTTCAGCCAGTCAAGGACAACTTTAACACTGGTTCCAGCCAAAAGAACGCTGTTGACGTTGTGGCTTGAAAGAATCACCGGAACAGCGCCAGTGCAGTCGATACGGCCCCAGGCCCTGACCATCCCAGGCCTGGTCAGGAGGCCGAGCTCACCTGGGTCTGACCCGCTCGCCCCGAGGCGAATGTTGTTGGTGACGTGGAGATCGGTCAGCCTGTGTTCAACCGAGGTATCCGATCCGGCTTGAAGAGTGCCGCGTCCAACACCTGCTGGGTTGAAGTACTCGCAGCCGATGCTGAGCATGTACGCGGGGATGGTGGTGACGCCGGCTGTGGACCGAAATCCCACGGCCAGGTGACAGCCCTCCATGTTGATGTTGCTGCCGGTCTGACAGTCGTAGACGCTGCAACGAGCACCGGCCGCGATGCTTCCGTTGTCCAGAATCTTGAAGCTGACACCCGTCGAGCCGAAGCGAATGTTCCTGATCGTCTTCGGAGACGTCGCGATCGTGGCCGAGGATTCCGTGTGACGGAAGAACGCGCTTCTGACGCCTCTGACGATACCACCGTCGTGAACGATGCCGATCGTGCTGGCCGTGGCGCCAAGGTCCCAGATGTAATCAGGCCTGTCGTCTGGGTCTGCCTCGTCGCCGTGGATCTTACAGTTATTCAGCCTCGCAGATCCGGACAACACGTCTGACGTCTTGAAGATCGCTGATCCAATACCGGCTCCGGCTTTATGGAACACGCAGCGCTCGAAGAGCATGCCGCTGTCGCCGTCCTCGCCGTCATCAGCGCCGACGCTCGTCGGCAGGTCCCAGGTGAAGATGTTCGTCATCTTCACTGTATTGCTGCCATTGTAGCCGTTACTGAAGTGACAGTTTTCGAAACGCCATCCCTCACGCACGTTTCTGAACAGGGCCTGCGTGTCGTCGGCGACGTTGCGCAGGCACACTCCTGAAAACATCAGCCCCGAGAAATCCCAGTACTTCGGAGAGAATCCGGACTTGAAGTTGAATGGAGGGTCGATTTTAGTATCATCTCTTCCCCAGAGAAAATTCGGCCTTTCATACGCGTCGGTTGACGACTTTCCTCCAAGACCTGTGAACTTCATTCCTATGAGGTCGGTGAGAGTGCTGAACTCCTCTTTATCGGTGTCGATCGAGTAACCATTTGGCCCGATGTACGTGGCTCTCTCGACGCTGCCGCCGGTTACCGTTGCCGTTGCCCACGGCAGCGACAAAGTCATCGCCGCGTCACTGGCGACGCTGGCTACTTCAACGGGCACATTTCCGCCGAGCAGCACGAAGTCACCGGATCTGAACTCACTCTTGAACTTCGTTCCAACTCCGACCACGGCCGTGGCCGTGTTGGCCACACTCGCCGTGCCGGTCATGGTCAGCGGACTGCTGAGGATAGACGACGTCAAAACCACGCGTCTCGGAGCAGCGCCGGCAGCAGAATTGGCGAAGGCGGAGCAGAACACGACGGCGGCGTGGAGGTTTGAAAAGTGAGCGTCATCTCCGACGAATACGCTGTCGTCAGACCAGAATCCGCGAGACGTTGGATGACATGGGACCACTTTCGTGATCACGCCACCGGCAGCGCGTACGAGGAAGAACAGCGGCACGTCACCCTGGTCAGCGCCACCCAGACCACTGGCTGTGGCTACGGCATCGGCGCTGGTGTCCCAGTAGATGAACCTATTGCCGGCCAGCACCGCGACATCTGAGTAACTCAGTGTCTTCTTCTGACCGTTTCCGTCAATAAGATCACCCGACACGTCCAGGTTACTTCCTGATACTGACCATGTGACGCTGATCGATCCAATATTTACAGAGATTGGGCTGTTAAGAGGAATCCACGGTACAAAAGCTGACCCGTTCCACTGCATCTCGTGAACGAGCCCGCTGCCGCTGGTCTCACGCGCCAACACCACCATGTTCGTGGTGCGGCGAAGCGCTGGAACCAAGTCGTTCAGGGCTGAAGTGACACTGCCATATACACCGTCGTCCCACTCGATGACGCGGAGTCCGCCCTTGACGTCGGTGTCGGCGACGATGGGGAACGGGCCGTTGGGAACCCACTGGTCAGCAAAGTTTGCCATGTCTGATCACCTTGTCGTGAAGTTGATGCTGCCAGTTTGCGGGAACGTGGAGCGGTAGACGCGGAACGGGACTGCGGCGCCGGCGCCGTTCTCCGTGGCCACGGACACGACCGTGCCCACGAGCACGAAGCCGATGTCGAAGCCGGCGACGTTGTCCCGGAGACCGACGAGAGCGCCGTGGCTGTCGGCGTAGGCGAAGTACACGTACTCGTTGACCATCCCGGTCATGGCGAAGGTGTGACCGCGTCCCGAGCGCAGGACCTTGCCGCCGGGAGCCGTGTCCAGTCCCGGGTGTGGACCGGCTGCGGCGACGCGGATGAAGCTCTCGTCCAGGGCCGGCGCGGAGGCAGCGTCCTTGCCGAAGTAGAAGAAGCGTTGCCAGCTGATGTCCGTGTCCTCGGTGTCCGGCGTCGCCCCGGCATCGGCGGTCAGGCGGAAGCGCACGAGCTCATTGGTCGCCAGCTTCTGGTAGCTGCCGGGTGTGGCGGTGAAGGCCGTCGCTGGCATCGTCAAGGCCTGGACCACGGGCGTGCCCAGAAGGTCTTTGGTCAGCGAGGCAGCGGCAGCCGGGCCGTTGGCGTAGCTGGCTGTGAAGGCCGGTGTCGCGACGACGGTTCCGACTTCAACGGCGCCTGTCGAGGCTGAGAAGCTGGCAATGGAGAGGATGGCTTGGACCATGTCGCTGGTGATCACGCCCCAGAAGTGGGCGCCACCTGGCTCCATGCGCAGGAAGCGAGCCGGCGGCTCCGTCGTCGGCGTCGGCAGGCTGGCGATGCCGCCACGAAGCGTCAGTACCCCGGCGTTGAGCGCGCCCACGAAGATGATCTTGTCGCGGGACTCTGGGTCGAAGAACGCCGCGGCCTCGGTGGCATCCGGGGCGTCGAGGTTCAGGACGCGCAGGGTCAACGGCACGGGGCTGCCGTGAGCCACGGGAGCCCGTCGATCCATGACCGCGAAGAGCAGACTGTTGGGGCCGACGACGGTCGCTGGACCGAGGGTGGCGGCGGCGATGGTCGCGTGCACTGTCGCGGCCGTCATGTACCGCTCTCGGTGCGTGATGGTCTGCGACACGATCTTGATCGGAGCCGACCAGGTCAGGGCGTCGGTGCCGTTGTAGGTGAAGCCACCGCCGCCGCTGACCAGGACGTTGGCGTTTGCGTTGATCAGGCGCTCAAGCAGGACCTCGCCGTCGGCGTTGCCGCGGGCCGGCAGCTTCGGCGCGTTGACGATCATGGCCGTGTTCAGGTTTGCCGCGCCGTTGGGCACGAAGATGTCGGCGATCTTGATGCTGTCGACTGGCAGCACAGGCGAAGCCGGGACGCCGACGGCGCTGGTGCGGATGGCGGTGATGGTCATGGCCGCGGGCGGGAATGTGTCCTGGTACGTGTAGGTCAGGTACACGAGCCAGTGGTCGTTGTTGGCTCCGGTCGGAGCCGTGATCATGCCGGCGATGGCCAGACGAGTCTCGTCGTCGTGGATCGTCGTACCGTCGATCACCACCCTGCCGCTGGCGATGTTGATGTTGTAGGTGCCGGGGACGTGAGTGACCTCGAAGCCGTTCAGCAGGCCACTGCGCAGGCTCTGCAGCCAGGTCAGGACGCCGGGGCCAGACAGGTCGCTCTTCTTGTTCGGCTCGATGAACTGGGTCATGCGCTGGGCCTCAGAAAGTGATCAGCCAGTCGAACTGCACGTCAATGCGCGTGCCGTCGATGTCTGTGGGTTGGAAGATGATGCCCAGGCTGTTGTCTTGCTGCTGGAACGTGGTGCGGTTGAAGAGAGCGCCGTCGCTGAACAACAGACCAGCCTCGTGGACGATGGTAACGGGCCCGAACTCGCCGACCGGGAAGTTGTCGCCGTTGACGAGCTTGCTGAACAGGACCTGGGTGCCAGGGGTCTGGACCGTGTAGGCCACGGCCGCGGCCAGCTGCGCCGGGTTGTCGAGCTCCAACTGCGTGCCGTTGACGACGTTCCTCACGCCCAGCGTGTAGCTCTCTCCGCTGATGACCACGGTCACGGTGTCGCTATCGCTGACGCCAGCGGCCACGAAGTCCTGACCCACGTCGGTCAACAGGCTCACGGCCCCGGCCACGAGCGTGCCCGTGATGCCGAGGCTGTTGACCTTGACGATCTCGTCCGGGTAGGTCGTGGAGTCGAGGTCGAAGGTGGCCCCGGGGTTGCCGCTGAGGTTGCGGATCTCGTGGACCAGGGACACGTCGCTGAGGTCAGCCGGGTACAGGTCCTTGCGGACGAGGCCGGAGACCAGCACGTCGCCGAGCTGGATGCGGTTGATACTCGACTGGCTGGCGCCGCCAAGCAGGCGAGCAAGGCGTCCGCGACCCACGTTCACGATCAGGTTCTTGAAGACCTTGTCGAGGTCGACGCCGGCGGAGCGCAGAGCCGCAGCTGCGGACGTGTCGCGTGCCGAGATCGGTTGACCGTGGCGACTGGCCACGTGTGTGACCCTCAGCCGGCCGCTGGGAACGATGTTGTCGTGGATGGTCTTTTTCACCGATGACATGATGACCTCGAAATGACCAAGGATCAACGGCCCACGCGCCAGCGCACGACCAGGGGGGAGTTGAGGGCCTGCTGCCTGTGGCTGTCAATGACCTTGGAGCCAGATAGCAGACGCCGGTCCGCTGTCTCAGTGAAAACTGGGACCGTGAAGCGTCTGCCCGTGGCCGCCGGCAGCACCGGGCCGTCGACGGTGACCTGGGTGGCGCTGATGAACGTGGCGATGGCGCGGGTGCCGATGCCGTCGATCGTCGTCCGCCGCCCCACGTGCTGGGCCGTGAACGGGCCGCTGGCGCTGGTGAGCGTGTTCGTACCCGTGGTCACGCCGTCAAGGAAGGCGTTGATGCCCACGGGCCTCGTGAACTTGAGCCCCGCGGCCGCGGCGATGACCGGGCCGCTGAACGTGATCTGACTGGCGCTGACGACGTTCTCGATGACGCGCTGGCCCCGACCGTAGATCGTGAACGGCAAGCCGACCATGGCCGCAAGCCAAGGGGCGCTGGCGCTGGTGAGCGTGTTCGTGCCATTGGCCACGCCGTCGGCGTAGACGTTGATGCCTACGTCGATCTCGACCAGGCTCATTCCAACGCGCCGCGTCAATACCACACCCACGTCCGGTTGCCAGGTCTCGGCTCGACCCTCTTGTCGCTGCAGCGCCAGTAGCCGGTCGGCGGGATTGTTTACCCCCGCGTCCCAGCACCATGTCAGCCCTTGGTTTCCGCCAATCACTACCGCCATGGCCAGCACGTTATCACGGCGGCATGGTCATGGTGACGATCTGTTCCAGTCCCAAGAACTCGGTCGGCACGTTGCCACCCGCTGGCAGGCACTGGAAAGACCGCGCCAGGCCCAGGGTCCATCCCTCTCCCAGGCTCAGGCGGTCGATCAGCTGCCAGCTCACGGACAGGGAGGCGCTGGTGAACAGGTGTTCGACCAAGACCTCGGTGGCGCTGATGACGGACAAGATCTTCCACTCCCCGGCATCGGCTCCGGAGCTGATTCGGATCAGACGGCCGACGTCCGCGGACGTGAAGACGTGACTGCCGGCGCTGGTGAACTTGCCATTGGAGACGAGGACAACAGGGGCTCCAGGATCGATATCCACGGTCACCGGCGCAGTCGTCCAGCTTCCGTCTCCTGGGTGCGAGCTCACCACCACGTACTCGCCCAGGCCCAGGAACTGCCAGTTGCCCTGGGGTCCGAGATGCTTTCCCTGCCCAAGCTTGTGCCCGTCTCCCAGACGCAGGGTCTCAGACGGGTCTTCTGGCGGCTCCCCCTCGTCGAAGCTGATATCGTCGCAGAGGTGTGGCCTGTGGATGGCGAAGACATCGTCATCTATCTCGTCGCTGATATCCTCGTAGCCACTGGTAGTCAGGACGAAGCGCATGACCAGCTTCGTGTACGTGGGTTTGATTCGCAGGGCAAAACGAACAGCCTCGCCGACGCTGCTCTCGGCCGTCAGCGCCTCAAGAGCCACGAAGACGCCGAAGGTGTTGAAGCGCTCTACCTCGTTCACTCCCGAGAAACGCTCGTGCCACAACGGGTCCGTTTGATAGTCTAGGACCTCGACACCCGTGGTCAGTGGCTGGAACCGGTTGACACGGGCGCCGGCCGCCACCGTCCAGTCGATGAACGGGATCTGTGGGCTGAGCTCGTGCTCAAACGACCCGTTCTCGTTGACGATCGTCAACACCCTCCTGATCACACGTCCCAGGTCGTCGCGGAACTCGCTTATCGAGTCGACAGTGCCGTCGACGCGGGCCACGGGCAGGCCCATGGCCATCTGCAGCCCGCTGTAGACGTTGCCGCGGCTGGGGCCGGACATCAGCGCGAACCAGGTGCCGCGGGCCTGCGTCAGGTACTGCAGCGTGGACTTGGTGTTGTCCAGGTCCAGGAGCACGCCGAAGTGAGATTGGACGTGGCGGTAGTCGACCTCGGCCGTCTCCGCCCACTGGCTCAGGCGCGTCGGCAGCTCACGGAAGCTGACGTGGCCCAGGCCGTCGAAGGCGTAGTCGCGGTCCTGAATCAGCTTCCTCGTCTCGCTGGTCAGCGCCGTGCCCGCGGTCAGCGGCAGGAAGTCTGGATCGATCTTGGTCCGGAGCTGGAATTCGAAGACGCCGGACCCGCGGCTCGTGACTCGGTCGTATGCCGTCACCAGGTCGCCGATGCGCAGGGTTCCGGCTGCCACCGGCGTGATGACACCGCGGGCGCGGAGTGACGTCTGTTCGCTGTCGACGACATCGTCGACGAGCTCCAGGTCGTCAACGCGAAGCCTGGGCCTGTCTCCCAGGCCCGGGGCGCTGGAGATGACCTGGTCGCAGTCGTAGGTGAACGGCCTGGCCGTCGTGGCCGTGAAGAACTCCTCAAGCCTGACGTTGCCGACAACTGAGCCCTGACGCCTGATGACCTCGTCGAAGTTCATGCGCGTAGCCACGGACAAGCCCGTGTTCTCAGCCGACAGGGACAGATTTGCTGACTCACCGGTCACGGGCAGCGATGACAGCAGTCGCCAGTCGCTGTCGTCCTGGTCTCGGTAAAGGATCTCCAGCGTCGAGCCGATGCGCGAGAATCTGATCTCGGCAGCTTCCGGGACCACGGTCAAGGGCGTGAGTGTCGGCGCGCTTTCGAGTCCGGATACCAGGGCCTGGCTGTCGACGGACAGGAACCTCGTCGTCCGCAGGCCCGCGACGTAGCCGACGCCGCCGACGCCAAGCCTGGCCAGTGCCTGACGATGACCGTCGACACCGGCTCCCGGAGTCCCCCAGGTCAACGGGCTTACGGAGACTCCGACGTCGAAGTCCGTGTTCGATGACAGCGGGAAGGCGTTGGCCATCGAGATTTCGCTGGCAAACCCCGACTCCAAGATCAACGTCGCAGCCCCACGGCTGGCGACGCGGCCGTTTCCGTTCTGAGACCAGCGAGTTGAGTCGTAGCGATGAATGGCTACGAACTCGTCTTGTCCGTGACTGCTGCCGAGTGACTGACCGGGGGCGAGGGTAAAGACGTAGCGATCGGCGATGACGACGTAGCTCTGATACTCGACGATATCCAAGTTCACGCCCGAGACGCCGAGCACCAGCACGCCTGTCTTGTTCGGTGACACTGGTTGCAGTGAGCTGACCAATACCGCGTCAACGACCGTGTCCCCTGGCACGTGGATGATCCTGGTCACCACGTTCTGCGGCTGTGGGTTGAAGTCGTCGCTGAACTCCGGATCGTCGGCATAGTCATGCGGCGGCTCGGAGCTGAGCGTGAAAACAGCCTCCTGAACAAATCCGTCGAAGACTCCACCTGACACAGCTGACAGGTTGACGCTGGTGTAGTCCAGGATGTCGACGCCGATACGCAGCGTACCCTGGGCGGCAATGTCTTTGACCTTGAAGTCACGAAGGTCACGGGGCACGAATCCGCGCATGATCCAGGTGCCGTTCAGGTTCTTGACCATGGACAGACGGAACCTGGCGTCTCGGGCCATGTTGAGGTTCGAGAGCTCGATACGCACGTCACGCCTGGCGATGGTCTCGCGTGTCGCGTACAGGCTCTTGGCCCTGTCGACTTGCACCGCCGCACCCCACAGGTCTCCGACGATGTCGCTGTACGCCTCCCAGAACGTCTGCCAGTAGACACGTTCCTCGACGGGGAACAGGTCGAAGAACGTGCCGAGGCTGCCCCAGATCAGGTCGCTGTCGATTTGGCTCACGACAATTTCTCCACGACCACGCTACCGAAGTACGGACGGTAGACGCGTTCGTCCGTGATCACGCCATCGGTGATGACCAGCGACGGGTCAAAGTCCAGTGTCGACACCTTCAACGGCTCGTTGACGTCGTGGGTGAAGCGCATGCCCTGCGACAACACGAACGTGTAGTTGAGGCCGGAGACGATGACGCTGTCGTAGGTTACCGACTCCTGGCCGCTGGTGAAGCCACCCAGGTACAGCCTTCCCTTTGTCGGCACGTTGAAAGCCGGGACTTGCGGCGGCCTCTTGGCCTCCAGGAAGAAGGACGTGAATGACCAGTCTCTGCCGGTGCCGGAGGCCGCGAACACGCGGTCGATGGTCACCGTCGAGCTATTGACGAAGGCGGTGATGACCGCCGGAGCACCGTCTACGAAGACTCGGCGACCGACGTCTGTGGGGTTGACGAAGACATGTCCTCCGGCGCTGACGATGTTCGAGCTGCCAAGCGTCCAGCTCAGATCCGCGGCGAAGAACTCGACGCCGGGCGCAAGACGCACTGCCAAGTCTCCGTAGACATCTGGTGTCGGGAACATGTACCTGGTCGTTGTCGTGCCGTCGAAGTTGAGGCGTCGCACACGAATCTGGAAAGGGGTCTGCACGTAGTTGGCTACGCCGTCGACATAGGCCGCTGACACCAGGTCACTGAAGTCGAACTTGGCACTCGACGACTCACCAAGAGCCTCGCCGGCACTCGACTTCAGCACCTCGTTCAGCGCATTTCTCACTTGCGTGATGTCTCCGTCTCCACGGTATCGGAAGACGAAGTCCAGGAACACGGGCATGAACGAGCGGGAGAGGATGTCGCCGCTGATGACGCGTTTACCATCCTGGTCGAAGGCATCCTGCGCCTCGGCGAGCTCGGTGTTCGTGTAGTAGCTGATGCGGACGGGGAACGAGATGAAGTCGCCACGGTAGTCGGCGATGGAGAAGTTCACTCCCAAGGCCACGGTGCCGAGAGCGACGCCGCTGACGATGACCTGTGTGGCGCTGACCACGTCCAGGATCGAGCGCGTGGTGGCGGCGACGGCGCCGCTCAAAGATATCTCGCGCCCCTGGTAGCCGGTGAAGTCCGCGCCGGTGCAGGTGTACTGGCTATAGCTGACACCGTCGATTACGACGTCGACAAGAGAGCCATTGACTCCGGACTTTGGAGCGTTGCCGTCCGTATCGCGCTTCTCATCCATCACCAGCGTCTTGTGCTCTAGGGCGCTGATGATGTCGAAGGAGTTGCTGTCGGCGATATACCACCCTGGCTCGCGGCTGTCGGCGCTGGACTCCGGGATCGGGCCGCCGACGACCTGAAAGGTGACGGGGTCGAGAAGACGGATCTCTTGGACCTTGAAGACTGGCAGCACCGTGATGTCGCCGTCAGGAGCGATGGTAAGGCGCCCATTGTTTACGGCCTTGACGACGGCATTTACGGCGTGTGTGTTTACGGCCGCGGAGTCGAGGGTGAAGGTGAATGTGACTCCGTCGCCAGTAGTCCTGGAGATGTAGCTCACGGTCTCTTCACTGGCCGTTCCCAGGTCGAGGATCAACTTGCCCTGGGCGGCTACGACACCGGTTGTGCCCACGGCCATCGAGGCCACAAGCGTCGTCGGCGGACCGATGCTGACCAGGCGCATGTCGGCGAAGATGTCGACGTGCTGCTGGATGAAGTTGATGGTCTCGAATAGGCTGTAGACGTCGGTTCTCCCACCGACGTGCACGTTCATAGCCGTGCCACCCAGTGACTCGCGTCCGATCTGGAAGCGTGGGCTGGCAGACGGACCCATGTCGTAGAGCTCGTCACGCAACATCTCGTCGTCGCCGGCGCCGATGACCAGCAGGTTCCTGAGCTTGCTGCGGAACAGCTGTTGCATGAAGTAGACGGCGCCATCGCGACTCACGGGCACGCGCGTGCTGACGCTGCGACTGGCTGTCGCCACGGCTTCGGTGTTGCTCTGCTTAGCCTTGCCGTTGGCGAAGACGCTGACGTTCGTCACCCGCAGCGCGCCGCTGGCGTCGTTGGTCAGCTTGGAGATCTCGCCGATGTCGACGTTGTACTCTTCACCAGCCTCTTCGCTGGTGAACGGCACGTTGAGAAAGAAATCTCCGCTGTCCTCGTCGACGAAATAGTCCTCGGTGCGGAAGGCGAGGTCGGCGATGGTCACGAAGTTGAGAGCGTTGTCCTCGGTCGTGGCCGTCAGGCCGCGTGAAAACGACCTGTCGATCCTGTCGTTGTAGAACAGGCGCACGAATCCAAATGACAGGTCTCCGCTATCACGCTCGACCAACAGGTTCGCGAGCAACAGGTTCAGGTCTCCGTCGGTCATCGACTCCGGGTCACTGAGGTCGCGGCTGGTCAGGAGGTGTTCAATCTCCTGGTGCAGGACGCTGCTGATGGCCGCGGCACCGCGCGCGAATACGGTGTTGATGGCACTGCCACCGTCGACGTTGGCGCCGGGGATCACCTGTTTCATCGTCTCGACGATGAATGTGCGAGCCTGCTCCTGGAATCGTGGGTCGATGGGCATGGTTTAGACCTCGAAGATGACGCTGAAACTATTGCCATCGAGAAGAGAGATGAGAACGCTGATTTCTACTTGGTCCAGGTTCTGAGACACAGACAGTAGCCTCAAACCGGTGACCGTGGCGTCAGCGGCCTTGTCCCGACCCTGGCTCCTGCGGATACTGGCCATGGTACGGGCCACTCGGACCGCGGCGTCGGCCTTCAGGCTCTGCTCTCCCGTCAACGGCCCGCCGGCGATCTCGTTGATCCCACCGCCCTCGTCACGGTCGAAGGCGTTGGACCCCTGGCTGGTGAACATGTGGTAGGCGACGACCTGCAGCGCCTCCTCGGGCCCGGAGACAAGCCGCTCACAGGCCTTGAAGCTGAACTTCACGACGCCTTTGGCGTCCAGGTTGTAGAGAGCGACATCTGTCATCTCGTGACTTCCTTGGCTTCCTGTTTCTGTCTCCTGGCCGCATCTCGACGCCTCTTTATGTCACTGGCAGCGGCCTTGTTGAAGCCCGCTCTCGTCTCCCCGAGCACGCGTGTGCTCGTCTCGTTGCCTCGCAGCTGGTCCGCAAGCCTCTCCGCCTTCAACGCCGGACCAAAGGTCGTGAGCTTCGAGCGGTAAGCGACGATGCGCTGCAACATCTGGCCGTTGGCTGTCGAGGCGCTGGCTTTCATTTGCGCCACCTCCTGGACGTCACCGCTTTTCAGCGCCAAAACCAACTTGTCCATACCTGCGCTCTTGGCGTTGTCTATGAGCTTATCCAGGGCCTCAAGCCCGCCCAGCCCCGTCAACAGCGCGTTGAGCGTGATCTGCAGGGCTCCAATAGCCAAAGCCACGGCCCCCGCGCTGGCCGACATAAGCGCCGCCACCTGCCCGATGTCTTCCGGACGGCCTTGAAGCACGCGGCAGAGACGGGCGTTGAAGAGCTTGAGGTGACGCTCCAGGTCCATGATCCATGTCTCGAAAGGCAGATCCCACGTCGTCTCCGGCACCAGGGACAGGATCAGGTCGGTGACAGCATCTGACGTCAGGACGCATACGTCCACGCCCGCGCTATAGGCCCTCGGCGTTCCCGGGGCCGCGATGGTGAAGGTGATGCCGGTACCGCTGCTCACAGCCGAGGTGTAGAGCATTTCGTCTTTGCCGATGTACAGCTTGGCGCCGGGAGGAACGGGAGATAGTGGAATCAGAGGCACGAGCAGGGGAGGCTTGCTCGGGTCATCGAACTCAGCTCGTAGGATCGTGGATCCAGGTGGCACGACGTCAGGGTCCACCCGCGTCTTGACGCTGGTTGTCGGCGTCGGGAATGACGTAAGGGTTCCGGGAATGATCTGCAGTGTCGGAGACACGTCAAGCCTCTGCAGGCCATGGTTCTTGGTCGTCGCCGCCGACAAGTTGAACTGCCAGGTCTCGGCGTCGGCGAGCAGCTGAACGCTGACCACGTCCAAGATCTCCTGCGGCGCACGAGACAGCGAGAAGCGGCGCATCGTCGATGTCACGGGCTCGCTGACGGCCAGGCTGACGATGACGTGAACGGTGACGCCGTTGTCCACGGCCATGCCGGGCGTGAAGGACACGGACGAGGCTGAAACAGCCGTCACCGTCGCACGCTGACTGCCGATGGCGATGACGTCGCCGACGCCAATCTCGCTCGTGAACCTGGTCTTCGCCCCTACCCCGTCCCAGACGATGTCGGAGCCGGTGCAGTTGATGGCCCCGGCCATCGTGGTCGAGCTGTCGAAGTCGATGGTCCGCGCGTCGACGACGGCTGAGACCTGGCCGTAGACCTGGGTCCGCGGATATCGCCCCTGGACCTGGATCTGGAGCCCAACGTCGCCGGGCTCGAACATGGCCGCCGCCGTCTTCAGCCGCTGCCTGTTGCCTGGCGTCGTAACCTGGCCCCAGACATTTCCGTCCAGGCGCGAGAGCCGGCGCGTGGACTCGCCGGTGTCGACCATGGCCCTGCAGACCAGAGGCAGGCTCGCTCCGCCGGGCGTCAGAGCCGAGATCCTCAGCTCCTCAACCTGCCTAGCCGCCAGCCTGGCGGTGAAGAACATCGAGGCTGGAGCCGTGGTCGCCGGAACCTTGACGAGAGTGACGTTGTCGACGGCGCCGTTGTGGTAGTCGGCGCTGAGCACGATATTCGTCGGTGATCCGATGTTGTCTACGGACACGACGGTTACGGGCGTGTCGTTCTCGTCGTCGCTGATGACCAGAAGGTCGCCTGGCCCTACCGAGGCCCCGAAGTTGAAGGCGGTGTTCGTCGCATGTCTGATCTCGGACAGGGACCCGGCGACGATCTTGAATCGTTCCGCCGGAAGCCTGATGTCAGGCCGGTAGAGAGCGGTCTTGCGCTTGTCGGCGATGGTGCCTGTGACCTGAGGCTTGTGGTCCATGCCCGAGTACGGCGACGACAGGCTGAAGACGTAGTCGCCGGTGACGGCGTCGAAGGTGCTGGAGCTGTAGTTCAGGCGGTGACGATGCTCGCCTTCGCCGCCGACATTCAGCGACCCGCTGCCGCCGCTGATCTCAGACCGCTGCTGGTACACGTCCGTGAACGTGTCGCGATGCTGACCGGTGACGGTGGCCGTCAGGCCGCTGCCATGTGGAACCGCCGACGGCAGGTCGATGAGCGTGAAGACGTGTTCGGCTCCGTCGACGACGAACGAGGAGTAGCGCAGTGTCTCAGCCCACGGCGCCAGCGGCTCCAGGGTCAGGGAGCCGACGGGAGCGATAGGGTTTGACAGCGACACGGTGAGCCGGACTTCGCTGTCTCCCGGAGCCACGGACTGCGAGATCAGGGCCTGAACGGTTGGAGCCGGGGCCGTGATCACGCGCGTCACGTTCTGGCGCGGGAATCTCGCGGACACCTGGCTCTGCCCAGATGACAGCGGTGCGCTGAGGATCAGCTGCGCCTCTCTATCAGGCCTCTGGATCTCTGGGGTCAACTCGGCGGCAGGATCAATGGCTGGCGGGAGAAGACTCAGGCAGACGCGACCGAATTTCTCGACCCGTGGCTTGATGGCTCCGAGGTTGGAATCCACGGCCAGAGACAACTCCAGCATCCCCTGTCCACCGCAGAAGTTGTCCATGCGCAGGCCGCAAGACGACAGCAGGCTGTTGGCCAGCACCAGGTCGTCGGGAACCTCGCCGATGATTCTCACCGTCGACTTCAGAGTCGGCAGCGGCGTCGTCACCTGCTTGAGGAACTTGTCCATGAGATTGAGACGACTCTGCACCTCTCGACCCAGGGCCTGCAGGGGACCGACAGCCAGGTCCTGGATGGCGCTCTGGATGTCGAGGACGAAGCTCTCGCTCGTCGCCGCCGTCAGCACGGTGACGACGGCACTCAGACGCTCCAGGGCCCGAGCCGCTTTTTCCCTGGTCTTCTGGCTGACGTCCAGTGACGACATGGTCGTGCACAGAGCGATGTTGCCGATGCTGGCTAGGACGTCATCCTTCACCTTCTGGCTGCCGTCAGCCAGTCCAGACTGAGCTCGTCCCGAGCGCTGCCTGTCACTACCCGTGTTCAGGGACACGCGCGGGGCGGTCAGGGACAGGCCGACCTGGTCGTCTGGCGGCGGACCGCCTGCCCCCGACTCAAGGACACGGCCTGGGACCGGTCCGACCTGAGGCCTGACGGCTGACAGCCCGTCGGGGCTGTTGTCTTCCTCGCCGGCCTGACGGCGGGCGGCTCGTCGCCTGGCCTCTGATGACCGGAGCTCGGCAACGGCGGCGTCAATCTCGTCCTTGAAGGCTGAACTGCTGTCCCTGATGGCCTCAAGGTCTTCACGTTTCGGCGGAGTCAGCAGCCCGGCGGCGGCGGCGATTGAAATTTTAGCCGTCTCGCTGAGAATGGTCTGAGACAGGGCCTGAAGCTCGTCGAGGATCTCGATGGCCTCGCGAAGCGTAGCAGCCAAGGCAATATTGACGTCGCCGCTGATCATGGTCATGAACGCTGACTGGATGTCGGCGAAGATGTCGTCGAAGAGTGTTGACGACCCTGGGCTCGTGCTGGGGATGTTGACGGAGACAGCGTAGTCACCGGCGTCGATAGCCCCTGGCTCCACGGCATCTACGGCCTGATGACCTTGGGTGGCAAGCTGCTCCCCTGCCAGGCTCGTTTCCTGATCCACTCTCAACGCCAGAGCATCGGCCTCCGTGTCGGCAAGTATCCTGTCGGCGCTTTCATTGACCAGGACCCCGAGCTCGTCTCGGCTCATGTTGTCGACCGGCTTCAAAGGAAACGCTCCATCTTCGAGGCCACGGCGCTACGCAGCTGGCTGATCTTGCTCTGGCTGAAGCCTGTGAGCCTGGCCATGTCCTTGCCGCTGGAAACCTTCTTGCGTCCGTGGGTGCCGGTGGTGAACTCGTAGACGATCTTCTCCTCCGGCGTCAGCTCGTACCATATGTCATCGAGGACGGCCTGCTGCCGGCCGCCGACCATGTCCTTGTCCTGCGGGTCCACGAAGCCGCTGCCCATGACGTCCATGCGCAGGCTGCGCTGCATCGTCAGCACGGCCTTTGGGTTCCAGGACAGGGCGTCGGCGAGCTCACTGGTCGTCGCCGGCCGGCCCTTGGCGCTGGACAGGTCGCCGCTCACGCGCGTGAACACGCCGATGGACTGGGCCCTGGCTTCCGGGATCGTGGCGATGTTGCTCCTGGCAATGGAGAAGCGGTTAAGGCGCCTGAGGTTGGTGAAGACATAGGTTCGGAAACTGGCACCGGCCGTTGACTTGAAGCCATCAGCGCTGGTCACCAGGATCTTGTCCGCCTCGCTCTCGATCAGGGCCGTGCTGACGCTGTTGCTGCGGTACTTGTTGACCTGGCTCTGGGTCAGAGGACGGAGCCTTCGACGCAGCTCGTTGAGAGCCGCTAGGTCCTTTTTCATCTTCCATCTGGCGACCAGGGCCTCGTCACTGTCCACTGGCTACCCCCGAAAAGGTGTGTTGCCGTTCATGAGTTTTGTCATGGCCTCTACCAGGCTCTGAATTTCCGGCCTAAAAGCGTTGCCAGTGTAGCTGGTTTTCGTAACGTCGCGGACCGTAGATTTGAGGACCTGCGTCATCAGCTGTCGCTCGGTGACCATACTTCGGTCCGTGAACTGCTTCACAAACAGGTCAGCGGCATCCGGGCTTCGGTCCAGGAGACCTTGGTAGTGGCCGACGACAGTGCGCGGCAGAACGTCCTCGCTCCCGACCGGCGTGCCGATGGCCTTGTTGTAGTGCACGGTACTCCCGGTGGCCAGCGATGTGCGACTGCCGTACTCGTAGGGCATGGCGCCACAGCCAAGGATCAGGCGGTAGAGCTTGTCCACGGGCCTGTCGACGTCTCCATCCAGGCCCTTGCCGTTCTTGAACCTCTCGGGAACGTCGTAGTGCTCGGACTCGTGACTGTTCGTGGGAACGAGAGAGGACATGTAGTAGGCAGGGAATGAACTCTTCTCCGGGTCCGGGACCTTGTGCGGCCTGCTCTCGCTTCCGTCTTCAGTACCACCGTCCTTGAACGCCTCTTTGCCGCCGATCCAGGCATAAGGATCTCCCTCGTCCCAGAACCGTGGAGCGGTGACGGACACGGACGTCGAGGCGTTGCCGCCGCCTCCGCCGACGGAGATGGAGTGGGTGACGGAGGTGATGAGTCCGATGATGCTGCGGTTGCTGTCTACGACCAGGGTCGGAAATCCAGCTACGGGTCTGGGGTTGAATGGCAACTCAAACCTTGGAAGTGACCTCGTCTGGTACCGGCGCCAGAGGAATTCTGTCTCCACGATCTTGGTCATGTACCGGCGGACAGCCGCTTCGTCATCATTCCTGGCGATGATGCTGTGAGCCCTGGCCGTGTCGTCGTCGAAGTCGACGACGATTCCTGAAAGCTGTTCTTCCGGCGTCAGGTACGCCCAGTCCGTGAACGCGCCTGTACCACCTTTTTCTTCGACGATGCTCTGCTCTTCGCTTTCAGCCACCAAGCTCTGCCCAGAGTCGTCGCTGTTCGGCTCCACGGCCTCTGGAAGAAGGCCGACGAAGACGTGCTTGCCTTTGACCAACTTGCTCGTGCCCGTGGCGTTGAGGATCGCCAGCGGATTACTGGGTACGCCGTTCTTGATGTACTCGAAGTGCAGGTGCTTGCCAGTGACGCGTCCGCTTTGACCCATGACACCGATGATCTGTCCGCTCTCTACGGTAGCACCGGTGACGACGTTGGCCGGGATGGATCCCGGTTTCAAGTGGAAGTAGTTCGTACGCACGCCGTTGGCGTGGTCGATGTTCACCTGGTAGCCGGCAAACGACGTCGGGCTGGCGATGCCGGCGAAGGATACGATGCCTTTGTCGATGGCTCTGATCTTCACATTCCCGGACGCCGAGAGATCAATGCCTTGGTGATTGGCAACCTTGCCAGTCGTTGGGTGTATTCGGCTTCCGAAGCCACTGGTCTCCTGGTACGCACCGATGATCGGAGAGCTCATGCCGGCACGTGCTACGGATGGCACGGCTCCGGCCGGGATCACGGCGCTGGATCCGAAGTTGCCGGGCCCGAAGTACATGTCATAGACGCCCTCTTCCATGGCGATGGTGGTGATGAAGCGTGTGGGCTCCGCCATCAGGTCTCGCTGCATACCGAAGCTGGTGGTGTCGCGAGGGAAGATGACGTTACATCGAGGGATGGCTGCGAACCTGGTGTCTGGAAGGCACAGGTACTGGGCCAGCAGCGGCTTGGTCTCCAGACCCTCGTCGACGGTAGCAGCCTTGACTCCGCCGCTGACCGCGTCCAGGCGCACCAACTCGTCACGCAGCGACTGCAGCGTCTTGACCAGTGAGTCAAGATTCTGATCTTCGATGTCGACGGTGGCGTCGGCAAAGGCCTGTTTTACGTCAGCGTCTATCTCACCGTTGCTGGTCTCGGACGTGATCGTGATCGACACCTGGTCCTCAACGCCGAGACCACCAGCCGACAGCACCTGCTTGATCTGGCTCTGGACCTCATCTGTAAACTTTCCTACCAGCTGAGGAGCCGTAGGAGTCCCGTCCTCGACGAGGCGTGGCTGTGGATTGCAGATTATCTGGTACCGAAACACGGCCAGTGTGTTCTCGATGATCTGCATCAGCGACGTCTGACCGCTGACGCTGAGGACATCGTTTTTCATCACCGACAGCAGGTTTTCTCGACTCAGTAGCAGGTCAATGTTCTCATCTTTCGGCGACATCCAACGCGCGTCGAGGAGCAGGTTGGCATTGGCTTTGTTGAAGAAGACGTTTCCGTTCGGCTCCTTCATCGACTCGTTCATGACGTTGACGGCCACGGACTGATGGCTCTTGTCGCTGTTGGCGGCAAAGACTTGTTCGAGACGCGATGACAGGCTTGCACCTGACACGGGTGCGTCGATGCCCACGGACCCACTGTTGCCGAAGAAGGCGTTGATGCGGGTGGCGGCAATAGGGGCCGGGAATCCGCCGCGGCTGGTGTCGTAGTAGTAGAGCTTCATCTGCTCCCAGTACGTGGAGTAGCCAGCGCAATGGAATGACAGGTTCCTGCTCGACGGCGTCTTGGAGAAGCTGTCACCCACGATCTCGCCCTCGAAGAGCAGCGGCCAGTCGTCTTCGTCGTGGTTCTCGCGGATATCTAGGTCACTGTAGAAGACATGGACGCGCGCGCGCTTGAACCCCTCGTACTCGATTCCGGGCACAGGTGGGACGGTGAGGCTGGCCTCGGAGTTCTTGCTGTTGGATCCGCTGACGCTGACGGAGCTGACCTTGCTGACCAAGATACCTTCGATGAAGACGCGGAGCTGGATGTGGTCTGTTCTCACGAGCGTCGCTCCACGGTCAGGTAGAAGTATGATGGTCGAACAGTACGACGGCCGAACCCGGATGACGGCATCTTGGTGACGGAGAATGACACGTCTTCACCCGTCGAACGGCCAATCAACTGACCGGGTTCTATGACCAGACCCGAGACCAGCTCGTCTATCACGGACACGGGCTCCAGGCGCATGGCCATGCCCGTGTCCGTGGACACGACCACGAAACGGCCACGCGGCGTCCGGCCGGCCTCGGTCACGCGACCGCGAACGGGCGACAAGATCTCGCGTCCGGGCAGGCACGACATCAGGTCCGACCTGGATCCGTTTTGCCCCCAAACCGAGATGAGTCTGCCGTGTGGCACGGGCTGAACCGTCCGCGGACCAAAGTCACCTGGCACCGGGATGTATTCAGGCTCCACCTCCGCAGACGCGATGACGGCCGCTGGCACCGCGCTGGCACTGGCTAGCGGGTCGTACGGCACGTACTGGGGAACAAGAGATATGACTTCCCTGACCACGAACAGGGTGTAGAAGTATTTCGTGCCGTTTTCGACTTCGACGTCGTTGTGCGACCTCGACAACCCCTGGTACACGAGTTCGCCATCCCCGGGAGTCAGCGGATATCCGGCTGTTGAACGTCTGAGTTCAAAGCGTTCGACCCTTAGCGACGGGTTCGTGGTCCAGTAGAGGCTGACCATGGTGTCGAGACCGCTGATAGCGAAGAGTCTAGGCGTCTCTACAATTCCTTCGTCGGTGTTGAACTGCCAGCTGGAGCTGGCTGTGTTGCCACCGTTGTCCGCCACGGCTACGGCCACGGTGTAGACCTCGAAGTAGAGCAGAGGCTGAAGGCCGAAGACATCTACATGCACGCCGTCGACGATGGACGTGATCGATCCCGTGTACCCGGTCTGAAAGACGCCGTTGACCACGGCCGCGCTGACGAAGTCATCGCCGTTGATGAAGACGTTGACGGTGGCCGGATTGATCCCGGAGCCGTTGACGTCCATGGCGTCGAAAGAGACGTGCGAGGACACGGGGACGGAGAAGGAGCCGGGGACAGGGAGCTTGTTGACGATCGTCGGCGGCTTTAAGTCGCCGGTGGCAAAGTTCCACGATGAGCTGGCGCTGTTGGCGATGGCCGCGCTGTCCTGCACGAAGACTGAGACCGAGATCGAAGACAGACTCTGGAAGTCGGCGCTGGGGTTGATCTCGACGTGAAAACCATCAACCACCGGCGTGATGGCCGCGAGGAAGCCGAGCTGCGTGACTCCGTTGACCAGGGCCGGGGTGCCGTCGACGTCGACTTCCAGGGTCGCGATGTTGATCCCAGATCCCTCGTCCATGACATCGAACGAGACGTTGACGGACTCGGGTACGTTGAGAGACGCGGGGGCCGGCGACCTGTTCACGATCGTCGGCGCCACGATGTCGCTGTCGAACTCGCCGATGAAGACTTCTGGCATCAGCGTCTCACTTTGTCACAGTCGACCGCGCAGGTATTCACGGATCTGGGTGAGAGTCTTAGCGACATTGCTGACGCGCACAACGGCAAGCTGATCGCTCGTACCCAGGGACAGGGACGGGGCGCCAGCTGACAGCGAAGGCACTTCGTTACCGCTGCCGCCGATCCAGCGCCCGGTGACGACACTTCCGTTGACGACCAGCAGCGTATCGCCGGCCGATCCGAAGGTGTGACTCACGGCCACGTGGTTGACGGAGTTGTAACGCAGACGCTCGCCGCTCTCCTGTCGGAATTCGACGGTCGCCGAGGCGGTGTCAAACCGGAACCTGAGGCTTCCGTCTGAAGCATACGCGAGCTCAACTCCGCCCTGATTCCGCACTCCACCGCTGGAATGGATGAGTTCGGCTCGGCTGCTGTAGACCAGGGCCTCAACGGATGTGAGCCGTGGGTACACGATTACTTCGACGGTAAAAGCCGAGGACTGGACTGGCAGCGTTCCCGCTGCCACGAGGATGCTGTCGCCATTGCCAACAGCCGTTCGACCCAGTGTCGAAGACAGGCTCTGAGCTGTGATGACGGCGTGACGCGCGTCTGGACTGGCGTCAAGGATTCTGGCGGCACTGCCTCCGCCGCTGACGTTGGCTTTGATGCCGCCAAAGCCCTTGGCGTAGAGCGCGGCCACGGACTGAGGGCTCCAGGCCTGGTTGGCGACTATGACCTCGTCCAGGCGACCGGAGAAGCGTGAGTTAGTCCAGGACGTGGCCTGACCCAGCTGCACACTCCCGGTGCTCACGGCCGCGGCTGAGCCCTGTGTGGGCTTCTGCAGCACCAGCTTGCCATCGATGTAGCATCGCACGATCTTGTTCACGAAGTCGCGCGTCCAGGCGACATGCGTCCAGACACTGACTTTGAATGTGCCGGCGGACAGGAGGTAGCCGAAGTACGGCGCGCCATGACCGTTGCCGCCAAACGTGCCGTAGTAGAAGTAGCCGCTGCCGTCGCTGTTGATGACCGTGGCGTACTCGCCGCCGTACCCCTTGCTGATCGGGTGCTGGTTGCCCTGCAGCGTCGTCAGACGCATCCACCAGCTCAAGCTCAGCTGACCGGTGATGCGCAGGTTGGCGACGTTTCCGGCGTCGTAATACCCGGTACCGGCGCCGCTCAGGAACTCACGGGCCTGACCGACTTGACCTGCGATGCTGACCGGCGCCGCGCCCACCAGTGAGGCGTTGTTTCCTCCGACGATATCCACGGCGCTGCTGCCGATGAAGTCTCCGGTATCAAACGTCCAGTAGCTGACTACGCCGGGAGGAAGAGCCTCGGTCACGGACACGGTGTCAACTGCTCCGTCGTAGAGCAGGATGGTATTGGCGTCTGCTTTCATGGGCAGAGCCAGGTCACGATTGATTGACTGAGTACCGGCGTAGCGAGCGAAGAAGGTGTCGGCCTTTCTCACCACATCCTGATCTCCGGCCTCCGTTGCCGTTGGGTCGATGATGGTTATTTCAGAGCCGCCTCCGACCTTCACCTTCACGTCTCGATCTCTGACGTAGAACTGCCTGGGAACACTGTTGACCGTGAACTGGCTTGGAATATCTCCTATGGCCAGGAAAGTCACAGGTGCCACGATCAGGTTTGTGACTACGTTCCATGTGAATGTAAACAGCGACGCTCCGTCGCTGAACATGAAGACGACCTCGTTATCAGCTACTTCCAGGCAGTGAAAATTCAAGACCCTGACGCGGTCGACAGGTACCACACGCTCGCTGAAGTCAGTGCCGTCCGTGCGCAGCCCGCCGATGACGGAGATCGAGCCCGTGCGCTCACGCACGACAAAGACATCACCGCGTCCGTCGTCGTTCATCGTCCACACGGCCCATGACTTGTTGGCCGCACGCAGGTGCCTGACCTGCTGCGCGTCTCCGACCACGGACATGGCGACGGGCGATGTCAGCGTCACGTCACAGCCCCAGCGGATTGGCGGAGTCGACTGTCGCACCAGGTGCCGGCGCCGGTGAGTGCGTCGACAGCGGAGCCGGTTCGATGGCCACCACGATCTCGATGCCCGCGGCCTGGGCCCAGGCGACGACGGCGTTCTGGGCTTCGAAGCTCGACGTCGGCGGACTGAAGACGCAGTCGGCCCAGGCTTCTGGTTGCGCCTGCTCGTTGACCTGCTGGGCACCGGGCACGAGCGACGACAGAGGCACGTTGACCGTGACTGAGGACTTGTTTTGGACCCTGATCACAAACATCTCTGACTCCTCACGTCACAGGCGCGCCACTGCCGACGATGGTCACGCGCCGGACCTGTTGCTGCAAGTTTCGGCGCCGGCGGATGACCCACGTCAATCCGCTGGCAATGCCGGGAAGAATCTCGTCGTACTTGACCTTGATGACCTTGTTTGGGTCGCTGCCTGTGATCGACACGATTTCAAAAATGCGTCGACCGTAGGTGACGTTCGAGATCTCTATGAAGTCGCCAGCCACCGGGCCGTCGACAGCCGTCAGCGCCTCGCCCAGGACCACGATGTCCGTGCAGCCGTCTCCGTCGTCATCAGCCGGCGTCGTGGCGCTGACCGTCGAGCTCTGCACGGTCACGAACTCCAGGTCGTAGCCGAAGTGTATCGTGCCTTCGATGTGTCCGATGGTCACGCGGTTGTTGGTGTCCCAGTCCGTGTAAAACGAGTCGTGAGGGGCCACTGGCGGAGAAGAAGAAGGAGGTGACGACGACTGCGCCCGATTGATCTCACGTCCCACATCCCAGGCCGCGGCGGTTATCGGGTGCGGAATTTCGGCCTGCAGAACCAGGATCTGCGTTGTCGACGGCACGTCGATGATCGTCCAGTAGCTGTCATCCAGCGGCTGGTCGCGCGTCGACACCTCGTCGGCGCTGTCGATGCGCAACTCGTCATTTGGTCCGAAGGAGCACGTGGCCCAGGTGAACGTGTTGGTCTCGTTGACAAAGGCCTTGCTCGTCTGCACCTCCGTCGCAGACACGAAGCCGGTGATCAGCGCCCAGCCGTTGTTGGCGCTGTTCGCGGCACCGCCGATGCGGATGTAGTTTCCGATGATCAGTCTCGTGAACAAGGCGCCTGGGTCAATGAAGCGACCGGCGCTGGTGACCTGGGCGTCGTTGACGCCCGTGTCCGTGTACAGCGGCCCGGTGACGTTGACGATGTTCGTCAAGCCATCGGCATTGCCATCGTCGACTGGCGTGGCACCCGTGCCGCTGGCGCGGATGACCTGGATCTTGTCGGTCTGTTGGCCATTGAACAAATCGTCGTCGGCGTCATCGAGCCGGTTCTCGATGGGCCTGCCGAGCGGCTTGAAGTTTTCGTCGTAGAGATGAATGCCGGCGAAGTACGACGTCGCGTTGTAGATGTTGTCGGGCTCATACGTGCGCCAGCGCCAGTACTGTCGTCGCCGCACACTCTCTGGCAGGTCTCTGAGGTCGAAGATCACAGAGGCGCCGACAGCTGGTGAGGTGTTGCTGTTAAAGCTGATGCCTGGATTACCCTTGTAGCCGTTGTAGCCCGTGTACCAGGTCCCCGGGCTTGCGCTGTCCGGGCCGTTGGCGGGAACGGCGTTGGTTCCCTTTGGCGAAGACTTGACCAGCGACCAGTTGACGCCATGGTCATTGGACGACCACATGTCGTGTTGCCAAAAGATCTTCATGCGATCTTGGTCCGTGAGATACGTGCCGATCTCGATGAATGAGACAACGGGGACGTTTCTCAACTTCCAACGGCGGCCAGCGGCCGCGACGCGCGTTGTCGTGAACACCTTGTCGACTTGGACCTGGGTGGCGCTGAGTCGAGCCAAGATCACGGCCTGACCGTTGTCGTTGTCAGCCGACGATCCGTTGGCGCCTTCGATGAAGATGCTCTTGCCCACGTCTCCGGCGGAGAACACATATCCGCCGCCGGTGTTGAACAGGTCCGTTCCCGCGGTCCAGAAGCCGTCGGCATCGAGCTCCAGTTCATCGGCGATGCGAAGAACGGCCGTCGGTTGCATGGCCACGGTTGACGTAAGGTATAGGGCGTTGGTGCCCAGGTACCCTGGCGCCGAGCCGTATCCGAGTGGGTACTTGAAATAGTCGGCGACGCCACGCGAGAACGGCGGGCGGAAGGTCGGAGATCCGCTGGCTGAGCTGCTGAATCCTCCCTCCAGTCCGCCGTCGACGGTGTTCATGTTCTTGATTGTCTTCACGGCCTCGTCACATGTGCGCTGCACCGTGGGCTGAACGAAGAACTGGTAGAACAGATTCGCGGTCTGCGTGTTGTCCTTGCCTGCGCCGATGTAGGTGATGAACGTGCTGTTCTCATCGGCCAGGAACTCGTCGGTCTGTGCCACGGCACCGCCGGCCTGCAGGAAGCTGATGTACATGCCGTCGTCGAGCGGCTGGCTCCACTCGTGGACGCGCCGCAGTCCGGCGCCGAGTACGGCGTTGGCTGTGCGCGAGTTGCTGCCGCCGCGGAAGTTGATGTCGCTCCAGCCATTGCCGGCCAACATGCCCTTGACCCAGGCGCTGCCGTTCCAGCGCCTGTCGATCCAGACCGCGGAGTGCATGGTCAGCGGCGGTTCAGTTTCAGGTCTGAAGGTGTTCGAGTTCTGGCCACTGACGACACAGCCCATGCCCATGCCCAGTTCATCGTAGGCCATGCGACGCCACGGCTCCACGGCGGCGGCAGCGCGCGCCCCGTGGCTGTAGATCATGGTCTGTTCGGCGCGCCAGTACTCGGTGCCGCTCTCGCTGCCTGTCATCCGCAGCCAGTGCAGACTCGGGGTGCCCTCTCCGTAGCTGGCGAACAGACCAATCGCGCCCGTCGTCGGCTCGACGACGATGCTGGTGCTGCGTGGCAGATACTGGTAGGTGCCGTCCTTGGGCACCAGGACGATGCTGGGGAAGTTGGTGACGATGCTCGGATTCTGGTGGTAGCGCGTGAAGTTCGCGGCCGTGGGTGTCGCGGTCCACGCCACGTCCCCGCGTACACGCACCCATCCGTCACCTGTGTCGCTGCCGTTGTACGTGAAGCCGAGCCAGACCTCGTTGTGAAAAGGATGCACGCCGCTGCCGGCGACGGCGGGCACGCGCACGACCTTGAGGAAGTTCACCGGCGCACCGGTGCCTACGACGGTCAGCGGGCTCACGGCCGGGATCGAGGCCTGCGCGAAGCTCACGCACGCGCCGTCACCGGGATTCCAGCGGCAGATGCGCGCTCCCTGGCTGATCCAGTAGACGTTGCCGTTCGTGTCCCAGTCGATGTTGTGCTGGCCGCTGTTGAAGCCCGTGGTGCTGTTGTCCACGGTGTAGCCCGTGAGCAGTACGGCCTCATTTGCCGCCAATGCGCCCTTCTGGATCGCGACAGGCGCTCCGCCGGCGCCCAGGTAGCTGATGGCCAACACCAGGTTCAAGTTGTCGGTGATGGACGCGATCTCGTAGCTGCGAGTGTCGCTTCCAAACCTGATCCAGTCGCCGACGGCGAACTGCGTCGTGAACAGTGTTCCGACACCCAGCACGGCCGTGCCGCCGTTGGTGGCCGTGACCGTCCCCGTGAGGGCGCTGAGCTGGTGCACGCGCTTCCACGTCACACCGTCGTCGTCGCTGTAGTTCAAGCCGCCGGTCGCCGGCTCGTTGTTCCCGCCGATGGCCCAGATACGCTGCGTCCCTGGCCCGCCGCTGTACACGCCGCTGAGGTCGTCGCAGAGCGCGACGATGGCTCGTGACGTCAGACCGCTGGCGTCAGCCGCGTTCTGCTGCTTGCGCCACTGCGCCTCGACGGCAGGGGCTGAGGCGTCTCCGCCCGGAGCCGGGTGCATGCGTGCCAGCACGTACCGGTCATCCTGGCCGCTGCTGGCACTGAACCAGAGCTTGCGGTTCTGGTCGACGATGATGTCGTCCCAGTTTCCTGCCGGCGCTGCGGCCGTGGCTCCCCAGGTCGCCTGACTGAGACCAGTGATGCTGCCGTCGTTGAGCACATCCTGGAACGGCTGTGGGCTCATGTGCAGGTGGCGCATGATACCGTAGGGCTTGTTGACGCGGTTTGGCGTCGTCCACCACCAGTGGCCGTAGCCGTCGTAGACCGTGCGCTGCGGGATCTGGTTCCACTCGGTTTTGTCGTAACAAAGGCGCTCGTCGACGGCGACGAAGGACAGGAGGTTATTCTCGCCGTGGATGTAGTTCGTCCAGCTGTCGCCCTTGAAGTACGGCCGTCGGCGCCAGAAGTACTCGGCAACGGGACCCGTGCGCAGCGACCACGTCAACCCTTCGCCATCCGTGAAACCTTCGCCAATGGTTACAGCGTCGGTGTCGACGTTGCTCGCGTCGACGAAGGCCGTGATCAAATAGATACCGCGCCCGTGGACGGCGATGTACTTGCCGACGTCGCCGGGTACGAAGCCGGCGAAAGTAGAGTCGTTGAACCGTGCCGGGGTTCCCGGGTCAGTGAAGCCTGTGTTCTTCACGGCGCCCTGAATGACGCCGGTGCCGCCGTTCTTGGCGTAGTAGACCTGAAAGCCGCTGTGGTGCAGCCGCTCTTCTGGCGGGTTGTAGGCGCCTGTGATCTGAATCTGTCCCTGGCTCAGGGGGATGATCAAGGTCTCATTGAACCAGGCCGTGCGCGCATACGGGTGCTTGAAGATGTTGCCGATGGTGTTGCGCGGGATGTCGACTTCACTCAGCGCCTGGTCGCCCCAGCTCCCGGTCTGTGAGTTTGGAGCGACTCCGAGCATATAGGCGTTCTCTCCATTGTAACTGACGACCATGCTGCCAATGGCGCACGACGAGTTACCAATGGTGTACGTGCGCCCGTAGGTGCGCGAGAAGTTTCCGTAGCCATCGGCTCGGTCCGTGAGGACAGCGCCTGCCGTGCCGTCTGGTCCCGAGCCCAGGCCGCCTTCGTAGTTGACTGCCAACTCCCAGCTGCGGGAAAAGGTCTCGGCGTAGTCCAGGAAGGCGCCGCGATGGCGCAGGTTCGGCACGTAGGGCCTGAGCGGGCTGTGTCGGCGAAAGGCGATGCGAGCCCCGAACCGCGCGTAGTTGGCCCAACGGCCAGTGCGCACGTAGGCCTCAAAGGGCTGTGTGTTGATGAGCGACGGATGCGTGCGATTGCTCGCGCCTACGACTTCGCCGTCGCCGATCTGGAGCTGAGAATAGCCGTGGTGAACGCTGCTGCCCATGGATCACGTCCTCTGAATGGCGAGACGGTAAGAGACTTCGAGTGTGGCCGACACGACCTGGACGATGGGCGTGCTCAACAGCGTCGCCGCGCAGATGCCGCTGGGTCCGGACTTGAGGTTCGTGAAACCGTCCTGCGACGCGTTCCGGGTCAATCCGATCATACGTATCGTCCGCTGAACCGGCGGTACGGCAAAGACGACCTGGTACGTCCAGATGCGATTGGGGCCGTCGATAGACGGGACGACGCCTATGAGCGAGACGCCAGGCATCGTCGTGCGCATGGAGCTGCGCTTGGGGTGCATGGCCTCCGTGGTCTCGTGGAGAAACACGCACATGTTCGCATGTGCAAGGTCGTTGGCCGCAAAGAGCAACCGATAGTACTCGGTGATCATGTTGTGCTGATGGACGTGCTGCAGGATGTTGCCATCGGCATCGCGCAGCACGGCATCGATCGTGCCTTCGACATTTGGCAGCCCCGGCTGGCCAGTGAGCAGTTCCGCCAACGGCTTGCGTGTCATGACCCGGCTCCGATGTTGACAGTGTTGCGTGCGACGAAACTGGCCGGGGCGACGCTGTCTGCGCCCGTCACACTCCAGACGAGAGCGCCGTTGTTAGCGTCGGCGCCGGGGGCCGTCAACGCGACGACGCGCACGCTCGTGGCACTGATTATCTCCACGATCGTCCACGAGCCGTTGTTGGCGGCTGTCGCCGCGCCACTGACCGTGATCTGCCGATCCAGGTGCTGACGGCTCATCTGCACGAGGCCCGTGAACACAACATGCCCGCCGACGGCCGAGGCCATGGCCGCCGCCGTGCCCACGGCCGGGAACCAGGTGCGTGTGAAACCGGCTTCACCGCTGTGGCCCGTGTAGCCGCTGACCACCGGGCCGTCGGTGGGCACAGCCAGTTTCAGCGGCGCGAAGGTCACGGTGCTGTGCGTGTGCTGCGGGCTCTCGCCGGTGAACCCGGCGCGCAAGAAGTCGCCGTTCGTAGCCCCGGCGTCGGCGCTGCGTGCCGTCAGCCTGCGCATGGCCGACGCGCCCTGATCGCCGTAGACGCTCTGGGTGTAGTAGCGGTCACCTTCGGCGTATGCCGGGTCCAGGAACACCTGAATCTCTGTCGAGTACGGGAGCTCGGCGACCTGGACGGCGGCGCCGGTGTTGATCTTGAACAGACGCACGGAGGTGATGAGCGTGCTCGATACTGGCGGCACGATCGCGGCAGCCGGCGTGCCCAGGAACGCGACGGGCGCCGGCGAGTTCGGTGGCGAGCTGAACGTGATGAAGGGACTCTCTCCGGTGAACCCAGAGACCAGTGGTCCGTCTGTGGGCACAGCGAGCTTGATGGGTGTGAAGGTGACGACGTCGTGCCTGTGGTTCGGGCTTTCCCCCGTGACGCCGGACTTGATGTTCGACTTCAGGATGCTGGGCTGTGCCAGTGTGCTGGGTACCTCGTCGTCGGCGCCGCTGACGAGGAAGACCTTGCCGTTCTGAATGTAGACGATCTCGACCTCGTTGGTGAGCTCGTTGAATCCGACGTCGACCTTGTCCCCGGGCACGACTAAAACTTCAGCGGTCAGGGGATCGTCTTTTCGAGCGTAGATGTTACCGGGCACGCGGGAGTACACGACCCAGGGCGCGGAGCTGGTCTCGGCGATACGCGGGACGCTGGCGTCGTCAGTGAACGTGATCTGGCGCAGGCCGACTTGGAACATATAACTGAAAACTGGGGACAGAGAACCGGTGACGCTGACGTTTACGACCGAGCCACTGACCATCGTCGACGGCTGGTCGAGCACCAGGCGCAGGCCGCCTGTGACTGGGATAGACAACGCCATCCATCCGGCTAGGGCGCTGACTCCATTCCAGACCTGAACGGAGTCGACGGCCACGGACGTGATCGTCTCGCCGAGTGCGTCAAAGATCAGTGCCGTGTTAACGGGCACAAGTCTCTCGCCAGATCTTGGTGTCACGAGTGTGATCGTCACGGTGCGACGTCCATCTGCGTGCGCACATGCCGCTCGACAAGTCCCCAGACGGTCATGGCCGTGCGCACGTAGGCGCTGGAGTCAGATTCGGTGACACCGGCTGACGACAGACGTCTGACTCGTCTGGCGTCTGAGAGCACGGCAGCCGCCGCCGGCGCATGCACCTGGTACGCGACTACCCGGCCCGGGGTGTCGGCTCCGGCGTAGAGACGGCCGCGGCTCAGTGTCGTACCAGACTCCAGGGCCACGGCGTTGACTGAACCGGCTCCTGTCAGCCCGAGTTGAGCCTGGGTGAACTCGACCTTGTCCGCTGTCGAGACGTTCAACAGCGCCACGTGGCCGGCTGTTGCCACTGCCAGAACATCGCCATCCAGAACCAGGTCCCTGACATCTGAGGCCTGAAGAGCCGGAACCGTGCCGTCGTCGGCGAAGAATTCTGAGGCCTGCAGGGCCAGGAAGCGACGCCAGTCCCAGACCTCGACGCTGCCGATGCCGGTGTCGTTGTAGGCCACAGCCAGGCGCCGGTCACTGAGTTCGACCCGGAACCCGGCGACGGGGATCGTTCGACTGACAACGGGGCCGGGAAGCCCGACCTCGTCAACGTCATGAGCCATGGTCACGACGCTCGTGCCCGTCAGCGCCAGGAGCCACTGCCTACTCCAGGCCCTGAAGGACATGGACGAGTAGGGGCCTGGCGCCAGGGCGTAATCGGCGTCGGGGATGTCACCTGCCTGGTTCATGTCTCGTGAGGTGATGTCTCCAGACCCGTCTTCCAGTCCCACTGTCGACAGACGACGAGATGTGTCGCTCACGAAGTCGATGGTGATGACCTCGCTGTCGCTGGCGACAGAGAACACGGCGTCGGGACCACCATCTCCGTCCAGCAGCGGCCTGGCGCTGTTGCCGGCCATGGACCAACCGCTTACGGCCTGCGTACAGCTCATCCACGGCGTGGTCGCCAGTGGCTGCAAGATCAGCCAGCCCCCTGGATAGGTCACGAACGTGCCGCTGACCGGAAAAGATCCGAGCTCCGTGAACCAGCTGGCGACGTCCGACGTCCGCGACCCGTTGTCGTAGCGCCAGCCGTCGGCGGCGAAGCCCGTGTGCCCGAGGGCCACGGGGTCGGCAAAGCTCTGGCCCTGGAAGTCGAAGGACAGGGCGTTGACGACGTCATCTGACAGCAACTGTCCGCCGGCGACGTCGGCCGCCGCCGCCTCGACGCCGGAGCCAAACTGCACGCTCCAGACCCGGCGCTCACCGGCTCGTGCCGAGAGATCGGAGGCCCGGACGTCGACATGCACCAGCCGCCTGTCGGCGTAGGCGACGCTGTTCTTCAACACCACGTCAAAGCCGCCGGTGACGGGCGTGAGCGTGGACGCGGCATACGTTCCGACTCCGACGCCGGCGGTCACGGCTGGAGCGCCGTCGACGAGGACGGTGACGGATGCCAGGGTCACGTCGTGGACGCTGGTGACCGTGAAGGCCAGGTCGCTGGTCGGCGATGACAGGCGCGGGACGCCGCGGGACCCAGGGGCGGGTGAGATCAGGGACACGATCGGGCCCTCGGCCTGACCGACGTCGAAGTGGTAACGGGTGACGCCAGGGTTGCCTCGGGCGTCGGCGGCGCGGACCACGACCTCGACACGGGTTCCGACGGCGTAGGCGCTGGGCACGGTCATGACCGTCGTGGCTCTGCCGCTGACCACGGACGTCACCGGCAGCCAGCCGCTGACGCCGGCGTCTCGACCGTTGACCACGATCTGCTGACCCTGGACCCAGATGTCCAGGCCCCAGTCCCTGAAGACGTTGACCGTCGCCGACGGGTTGAGGATCTGGGAGCCGTCGTAGGTCGCCAGGTTCGGACCCTGGACGCTGACGATGGTCCTGAAGACTCCGGGGACGACCTCCAGGACCCGGCCCTCACAGCCCCTGAAGCTCAGGCCCGGGTTCAGGGACGGGTTGAACCAGACCTGGTTGGCGGGTGACCCGGGACCCAGCGGCAGGTTCGGGGCGTACTGCAGGTTCGCGGACACGATCGTGAAATCGACTGTCTCCGTGACCTCGTCGCTGACCACGACCGTCAACGACGCCGGGCTGGCCGCGGCTCGCGAAAACGGCGCTGGCACAGTCAGTGTCGGCACGACGACCGGGCACTGACGATCTGCGATCTCGAATGTCCAGGACTCGTCGAGGGCGCCGGTGACGACCCGCAGGTGGCAGGTATCTCCGGCCGCCAGCGGCTCCACAGGACGTATTACGACGTCAAAACCGCTGCCACCGTCAGCAGATATTTCCGTATCCATGGCCTGGCTCTCTGAACCAGAGACCACCAGGCGGCCGTTGAAGTAGACGCTGAGACCGTAGACTGGCGTCGTCGGGTCGTCGCTGGTCACCGACAGCGTCACGATCTGCCTGGGGCTGACGCCAGAGGCCAGGGGCTGCGGATCTCTCTTGCTCACGGCCAGTGTCACAACGGATACCCTTCGGTTACGACCGCAAAGTTCACGCGCGAAGCGCGCGATATATCGGCGTCGCTGATGGCGACGTTGTACCCTTCCTTCAATAGCTTTATGAACGTGAGTTTTAAGTCAACGTCGGACACTCCAATGTCAAAACTTTCGTCGACGACGATGTCTTTACTCTCTCCTGAACCAATGCCTCGCGCCCTGCTTGTTCTCAACTGTCCTGAGTTGGGACTGGCTGACGTCGAGATCCAGACTGATATGCTTGCAATGTATCCGCTGTCAGTGGTGTCAATGTATCCCTCAACGAGCACCTGGATGAGAGATACCTTATTAAGTTTATCGGGAGATGAGAACTTGGCTTTGCCTACGACAGTCGCTTCCTGCGTCTTGACCTTGGCGTCGGCCTGGTCCTGTGTCTTGGCGACAGCGGGCACCTCACCCGCAGCGCTGGCGGCGGCGGCGTCTGCGTCCTGGCTCTTGGCTTCCGCGGCCGCGATCTTGTCGTCGGCGGCTTTGACGGCAGCGGCGGCGGCATCGGCTGCAGCCTGATCTCCGGCAGCCAGAGCGGCGGCCTGAGCTCGTGACGCAACTGCTTTTTCTTCCTCGCCTGCAGCTTTGTCGAAGCTGGCTTCCAGGCTGGCGTCGATGGCGTCGACAGCCTGCTTCTCCAGGCTTGCGGCCTTCTTCTGTGCCGGGAGCTGCTCGTCGGTCTTGGTCTTCTCGGCCTCGTTGGCCACCTGCCTGGCACCCGGGCTCGGCGCCAGGATGTCCTCGACTTTGACCTTCTCCTGGTTCAGGCGCTTGCTGTTGGCGACGAGGTCGCTGACGCTGCGTGGCGTCGACGTCGTGCCGTCAGGGTTTTTACGGTCAACTCCGCCGATGAACGCTCGCTCGGCCACGACCATGGTCAACGTCACGTTCACGGCCCCGGGGACCTGAGAGTTTCTGGCCGCGGTCATGGACAGCAGCGTCCCCTGCACGATCACGTCCTCGTAGAGGATGAAGGTCTTGGCCCGGAGTTCGATGCTCTTCGTGCCGCGGTAGTAGTCCTCGTAGTCCTGGAGTAGCTGCGTCGTGAAGTTCATGCCGTCGACGTCACGGCCGTTGAGGACGATGCCCTGGAATGTCCAGATACGGGGGCGACGACCGAAGACGAATAGGACCTCGCTGGCGAAGGTCTCGTGCAGCTGGTAGCGCTCCTCGTCGGCCTCGGCGATGGCTTGCAGGCTGAACTTGTCGAAGGTCAGGTTCGGCACGTACTCGCTGCGGACGCTGCTCTTCCGACTCGGCTCGACCTTGATGATCATCTTCGCGCCGACCTTGAAGGCTCCGCTGGTGACCAGGTCCGCGGTCGGGATCTCCTGCCTCGTCCGGCTCTTGTTCTTCTCCTCGTTAGCGGTCGTGGCCGCCTCCTGCAGGCCGGTGACAACGCGTTGACTGTCGTCGCTGAACAGGTCCAGGAAGGAAGGAAGATAGCTGATGGCCACGGTCTGCGTCGGCACCTTCTCGATGACCTCGGTAAAGCGCAGTTGGTTCATGACCGACGACAGAGCCAGGCTCACGATCGTGGGCTGGTCAGCTTTTGCCGAGACTTCACTATTCTTCGCCATCAGCTGAACCAGCCTCTCTGCTTCTCTTGCAGCTTCTGGACGACGTCGGCCAGTGCCAATGAGGACTTGGCGATACTTTCCATTTGCGTGGCCAGTTCGGATGCCGATTTGGACTCAGACGTCGTCAGCATGCCGCCGTTCTTGCTCATCGTCACACGGCCGCCAATGCCCTCGCCCATGAGTCCAGAGAGCCGAGCCGAGCCGAGCTCTTCAGCCGTCAGCCCGCCTTCCATCAGCTTCTTGGCCTCGTCCTTGCCGACGAGAGCCTCAAGGCCCTTGCCACTGGAGTCGGCATCGAGAGCCTTCATGATCGTTTCGCTGACACCCTTGGCCTTCAGAGCCGCGCGCTGCTCCTTGCTCAAGCTGATGTTGCCGAGACCGGCGAGGGTATCGGCTCCGACATCGCCTTTGGCCAGGGCTCCGAGGGCCAACATCCCCTTGCCGTCGACGCCGCTGCCGGCGAGGACGCGCTCCAGGTCACTGCCGGCGACCATCGCCCGAGAAGATATGGCTTTGTCGCCTTCGAACCGGCCAACGGTATCAAGGCTCCCCTTGATCCCCTTCAGGCCAGAAACTCCAAGCTCCTTCCACAGATCCGCGGCTCCGCCCGTCAACTTCTCGGCCTGAGCGTTGATCTCGCTGGTAGTACCGCTGTCGAGCATGCCCAGGAGCTTCTTCATGTCTTCGCTGCCAGCCGCTGCCGCTATGTCATCTTTAGTAAGCGTCTTACCGGCGAAGAATAAGTTGTCTTTACCTGTGACACCTTGAGCAGCTAGTACATCGTTTATGTCAGAGACAGCCTTGTCGTTGGACGCACTGTCTTCAGCTGTTGGTTTAAATTTTCGTCCGGGACTGCCAAGAAGGATGCTGGGGATATTGATCCCGTAGTCCTTGCCGATTTTCTCCTCCAAAGCCTTGGCTACAGTTGGGCTCTTGGACAGGATACCGTCGTACTGGCCTCTGGTGGCCAGGTTCATGTACTCGCGCATGAGCTGACGCTTACGCTCTGGGTCGGTAGCAGCCTTCAACTCCTCCATCTTGGCACTGGCCACGGCGCCAGATCCTCCGGAGCTTCCGATCTCACTATCCTTGAGGATTTTATCAGCGGCCAGGCGATGCTTCTGCTCGACCTTCTTGCCGTCGTTGTTCTTTATAAATGATCGGTACCTATTACGTTCACGTCGACTTTCGTTCTCATCGGTCACGTCTGATTGGTTGCTCATCTTACCGACTTGACCGAGACGGTCGCCTAGCATTGTCTCGTCTTCCGTTTGCCCGAGTCCCTTGCCGCCACCTGAGACACGCAAGATATCTGTGGCGTTGACTTTTCCTCCCATGTTCATGTCTTCGAGACCGTAGTAGCTGTTTCTGAGTCCACGCATGACGTTGCTGGCGCTGTTGGACCATGAAGCCCCTGTGTAAGCCATGCCCTCAGCTGCTCCGGAGAATGCGCTTTGAACGTCGCGGCCAATCTTCGGCATGATCGCTGCCTGCTCCAGCGTCCGGCTCGTGATCTGGTTGCCGAGCTCACGCGCCTGGCTCCGCTGCTGGCCGCGGAGCGCCGTTGGCGACTCCTCGATCTGGCGCATGAGGCCTTCGAGCTGGGCGCCGCTGGCCCCGGTCTGCTGGCCTAGGAGGTTCATGAACAGCGTGCGCTTGTTGACGCCGGACCCTCGGCCCAGGCTCTCGGTCTGGCTCATGATCTGCTGGGCCATGGCTGACAGCATAGCCGGCTGGTCCTTGAGCATCTTCGCCTGCAGCTCCTGCGGCCGCGTCGTCATCTCCAACAACATCTCAGGCGTGGCGTTGGCGCTCGCCCGACCCAGGGCCCCGGTAGTGCTGCGGCCGACGCCGGACATGCTGAAGCCGCCTCCACGCTGGTAGCCGGCGCCCATCATCGCCATGGCCGTGCCGCTCTGCATGAAGTTGCCCATGGCGTTGCCCAGCGCGTCCTGGGCGCCTTCTCGTCCGCCGAGAGCCGCGACGTCACGAGCTCGCAAGCGTCCGCTGCCAATGGCACCCTGGGCGATGTTGGCGCTCATGGCCCCGAGGCCAAAGCCTTCTGCTCCCAGTCCCATGCTCGCCATCTTGTTGGCCTGACGCATGCTTGCCGCCGCGCCCTCTCCGCTGGTCAAGCCCCTGATCGACGAGCCGATGACGGCCATGCGCGCGGCCTGGGATGGGTCGATGCCCACGGCCTGCATGTCGCTCATGTTCGCCAGCGTCTCGCGGACGGTGGTGCCCATGGTCCGACCCATTTCCTTCACCGTCTTCGTGAGCTCACGCATGCGTCTGGCGACGTCGGTAGCGTTTCCCGCCCCACGCATCAGGTCCTGCTGCACGGCTCCGCCAAAGATCTCCTGGATGTCGCGCTCACTGAACGTGGCGTCGTTGATGGCCAGCTTGTTCATCTCCGAGCCAAAACCCACGCGCTGACCACGTGTTGACTGGCCGCCGCCCTGGAAGCGGAACGCGTTCTTGCGGTACTGGTCGCCGAACTGGTTGATGACACCCGACTGCCTGACGGTCTCGCCGATGGACATGGTCACCGGAGCCAACAGCGCCTGACCGGCGATGCCGCCAACCAGTCCCGCGGCCATGCCGCCGCGCGCGAGTCCCATCGCTGGGCCCAACACTGAGCTGCCAAAGGCGTCGCCGGCGATTGCCGTCAGTACCGAGGCACCGCCTGCCCCGGCTGCGGTCATGGTGTTGCCGAAGCCTGTGGCTGCACGCTCCACACCCGCTTCCATGACCCGGCCGCCGTGCATCTGCCGCATCATCCCCGGAGTGACGCCCATGCCCATGCCCACAGCCGCCGAGCGGAACATGCCGGCGTTGGGGTCGAGCTCGGCGCCGTAGCTCGTGCGCCTGACGCCCGTGCCCATGAACGGGCTGACGGCCCCAGCCCCGGCCCGGCCGAAGAAGGATCCGAAGCTGTTGGCCGCGCCCAGGCCGGCCATGCCGCCGCCGAAGGCCGCTCCGGCCATGGCCCCAATGGGAACCTGCGGCATGGCAAAGCCGCCGTACCCGCCGCCGTAGGACGGGGGTGGCTGGAGGTTCATGGGCATGACCGGCGACGCCGCCATCTGCATGCCGCCACCGAGCCTGGAGATCGAGGAGTTGAGGCTGTTGAGCTGCGTGGCCAGCATGTTCATCTGCACAGACAGGCCGCCGACGGCCTGCTGAGTCTGGCTGGCCAGCATGTTCACGGCCATGGTCTGACCGGCGACGTTGCCCTGAACAGACTCCAGGCTCCGAGCGGCACGAGACAGGTCAGCCGAGCCCAGATTCACTGAGCTCGGCGCCTGTCGATCCTGATTCAGAAGGCCTGAAAGTCCGATTGCTGGGTCAGCGGCTGGCACGTTTATCTCCCAGGTAGACTCTCCGGACTCTATACGACTTCGCGCCCTCTGACTTCAGGATCTGCTTCATCTCCTCTTTGGTCTTCTCCTCGGCCTTCCCATCGCCGGGAAACATCAGTTCCCGCAGCTTTTGCAGCTGCTTGACAACTGTCTCCGAGTTCTCGTGCCTCATGCACGCCACGGCCATGACGGCTACTTTCTGAAACTCGACCGCCATCCGCCGGTAGAAGACGCGGGACATGCGCGCCTCGTGCAGAGGGCCCTGAACCCGTACGCCGTCGTAGTACAGGTTCGCCTCCGCCCAGCCGGAAGGAGTCGTATTCAGTTTCCCAGGACGTCGCCCGCCTTCTCGTCGTTGGCGACGGCGTCGACGGTGGTCTGCAACACCTGGTAGAACTCGATCAGACGCTGGACGATGGCTACAGGCAGGGCGCCCAGTGCCGCGTAGCGACGGCTCCTGACCTCGGACATCGACTCGGCCGCCAACTTCGGGTCAGTGCGCACGAGCTCGTGGTAGTCCTCGGGCATGGTTACGCCGCCGAAGTCCATGCCATTCATCGTCGTCAGAGAGTGCGTGAGCAGCAGCAGGTTCAGTTCGTTGCTGACACGCAGGTTGTTGGGGTCCTCGTCGCGCATGAACTTGTCCAGCTGCTTCTGGCTGTCCAGTGCCTGCGCCTCGTTGAGGCTGCGCATGCGGATACTCATGCCTGCCGAGATCCTGATCTCGTCGGTGACGTAGAAGAACGGAGCCGTGGTCAGCGCGGTCATGATCTCCAGTTCCTTGCCCGTGAGCAGCTTGGACATGACCTCACGCGCCTTGCGAGTCGATCTCTTCAGCCAGATCTGCTGCGCCTGTCGAAGCTGTCCGTCGCTGAGCTTCTCCAGATCCTCTGTCGTCACGGCCCTTGGTGTCGTCGCTTCTTCCGCCATCTTGCACCTCCTGTAAAAAAAACCGAGGCACGAGCCCTCGGTCCACCGTCTCCGGTGGCCACGTCTTCAGAACCCGTTGGGAATGGTCATGAGCCGGAAGCGCGTGCGCTCGTAGGCGACGCTTTCGTCAGCTTTGACCACGAGACGGTGCTCGGGCTTCGACGTCGCCTGCTCGTAGCGGTACCGGCGGACGCAGCTCCCGGCTCGGTACTCGAAGACGTCGACGAAGCTGACTTCATTGACCACAAGCTTTTCATCGGATCGGCAGGTGGCCTGGGCGATGTAGCCGTCGACGGCACTGTTGTTGGTGACGACGTCAAAGACGTCAGGGGACACAAGTACGCCGTTGACGTAGATGAGGTAGTTGTTCACGAAAAACTCCGCTGTTCGATGTACATGTTTCCGTCGCTTCCGAACGTGATCTTGGCCTTGGGATTGACCTCCGTGGCCGGCCAGAACTTCTCCCAATCCAGAGCCAGCTTGTAGACCACAACATCTCGACCATGGCTGCTCTTGCGCCTGGTCTTCTCGTAGCCGTGCTTCTCCAACACACCCCAGGTCTCCAGGCTCCTGAGTACGCCGCCAAACCACCGCTGGTCGCCAGCCACGTCCAGGCAGTCGCGGAGGTCGTCGACGCTGACATGCTGGTAGCGCATGGCGATGACGACGGCGGCAGCTCGCACCCCGTGCTTGCTGTCAGGCCTGGACCTGACAACTGAGTCGATGATCTCTAGGAACTGTTCCGGGAATTTTTTATCTTGCATAACTTATCGTTCTCCTTCTCCTGCGCCTTGGAGCGCTCGAAGGCCACGATCACGTGGCCTGTGCATGAACCGCAGGCCTCCGTGTGCTGCCCGTGCAGCTGAAGGCAGGCAGTGTGGGTTATGTGACTCAAGGCCTTGCGTGGGCACACGACCATGCCCTGCCAGTACCTGATCTCGTCCGCGTCACTCACGGACTTTTTACTGGAGCCGGGCCGGCGGCGGCGACGATGGCGGCCGTCGACAGTGACGACGGGATGTTGGGCATCCGCGCTACGCGGTCAATCTGTTCGTCAGCCAGGCCCATAGCCTTGAGACGGTCTCGCTCTTCCTTTGCCTCCAGGAGCGCGTACACGGCCATTCCCGCCGACTCCTGGAGCTGATGCTGAACCTTCTGCAGTTCCGTCAGCGCCTGCTCGTATGTCTTGATCCAGTTCACGAGCCGGTGAAGGCTCAGGGCTTTTTTCTCTTCCTCGTTCACATTCACTCCACCACGCCTCAAGGGCGACTTTTGCTTGGTTGACGATTTCTTTCGCCTGATTTTTGACCCTGAGCTCATCAACACTCCGACATCCGCCAAGAGACAGTGACGCCGTCACCAACTGCTGCCTTCGGTCTCCACCGGACGTCGTTGCCAGCGCCAGGGCCCTGGCCACGGCCTCGGTGTCGATGACGCGAATGACTCTGTCCATGACCGTCAGCATCTGTTCTAGACTCGTGACCACGGGATCACCGGCCAGATGCTCGCTGACGTAGTCCAGTACGGCTTTGACGTCTCGACAGTAGACCGTCGATACGCCGTCGACCTTGATCTCGAACCCTGGGATCAAGGGCGTGAGCAAGAATCGTCCCGCCGCATCGAGCTTCACGACGGCAGGACCTTGATGCCCGTCTTCGAGAACTTTACCCTGGCCTTGTCGCCGGGCTTCTTGCCCATGATGCCAAGTGGCAGCCCCACTCGTCCGTTGACGCCGACGATGTAGACGCGGGTCTCGCCTTCATCTGGTGGCGTCACCGGGCCACCGACGTGCCCTTGCCGCTTCTGGGCTGCGAGATCCAGCAGTGACTTGTCGATGTCTCGGTAGCCGTGCTCTTTCAACACAGCCACGATGCGGCTGGCGCGGATCGCGTCCAGTCGTTCACCGATCTCGGCCTTGACGGCATCAAAGCCCTCGCCCTGAATCCTCAGCGCCAACTGTCGGTTGTCCAGGTAGACTGCTCTGGATTTCTTGCGAGACCTTGACTCTGTCATCAGTGACCCCATTTGACTTAATCACTTGTGTCATAGCACAGTTCAGACATCAACATCAGAGTTGACGTCAAGGGTCCCGGCCTGAGAGAAGACACGGCGAGAGCTGTCGCTGGCTCGAAACGCGAGCTTTACCTTCTCCGGCGCTTCGTAGTTGGTTTGTGTCTGAGGGTTCCACCGCTGGCCGCTGGGAGTGACGTGAGGTTTGAAGGTTCCGATCTTGCCCATACGCACGCGTCCGCCAGCGAGTACGATGTACGAAATCTGATCGGCGATACCGAAGACGATGTCCTTCACGGCCTGGCGACTGAGCTCGGCACCCAGCACGGGCACGAACACGGTCTTGTTGAGATGGTCGTAGAACTCGTCCTGACGAACGACTCGATCGCGAATGCTGTCCCTGATCTTCTTGGCCAGGGTCGACTTGGAGATGGCTCGCTTGTCTACCGTCATCTCGTCTGTCATTCCGTTATACCTCGCAAGACTCTGGTTTTCACGGCCTCAGAGCGCGTAGAATCACTACGACCAAGGAGCAGACTATGAACCCGTTGCTGAAGACACTGCGAACCAAGACGGCGGGGGTCTGGGCTCTTCCGGCCGAGCGCCGATTCCCCATCGACACAGTTGACCTCGTCAAGACCGCGGCTGTCGCCTTCGAGGGCCAGCTGGAGAACATGGATCCGGCCCAGCGCCTGGTCTGTGCGCGTCGCGTCTGTGATCGTGCCGCTGAGCTGGGTGTACACGTCGAATCGTCCCTCGCCTACAAGTACGCCAGCGCCAATCTCAGCCCCTTCTTCGCTCAGTTCCTGGCTCTACGCAAGGAGGCCAGCTGCCACCTTGCTGACCGTGAGTTGGACATGCTGGCCGCCACGGCGGAGAAGCTGTCCTCGATCAAGGACGTTAACGCTCGCGTCGTCGGCCTCGACAAGGTGGCTGTGGCCCTTGAGAACTTTGACCGCGGTCACGGCCTTGAGGGGCACTGGGACAACTTCTTCCCAGACCCGGCGTACAGCGTCTACGGACAGACCTTGGACCGCGGCGAGCGGATGGTCTTGGCCGTGAAGGTTGCCGGCCACGAGATCGACGGACAGATGCTGGAGTCGGCGGACTGGGAGGGGCTGAGAGGTCGCCTCGATGACTCAGTCATCGACGGCCTGCGTGATGCCGGCGCTGACCAACTCGCGGTCTTCGACAGCCTCCCGGCTCCGCACAAGGACATCATCGTCCAGGCCCTGGTGTCGGCATGAGCGTGGTCAACGACGGTCACAAGGACAGCGGCGGCGGGTCAATGGCTGACGCCGTCTTCGAGGGAATGTGGAAGGGGGCCAGCCGGCCGTCACGAGCCGTCGTTGGCCCGCTTGCGGAGTGGGATGGCCAGGACCCGATCGTGACCAAAACTGCTCGTGTGCTCAGCGAGAACAGGAGCTTTGAGTCCACAGCCGGCCCCGGTGCCGCCCGCAATGCCAACAGCGGACCAGATCCGTCTGAGAGCTACAGCGCCACGGTCGGAGCCACGGCTTCGGAGGCCAAGACTCCGCCGCCAGCGGACCAGAAGAAGCCTGTCGACAGCGGTCCGGCGAAGGGGGTCAAAGGCCCGGCTGCCTCTGGTCAGATTCAAGACGGCGGCCAGGGGCAGCGAAGCGATGTCTCGTCCAACGTCAAGTCGCGGCTGCAGTCGATGCTTCGCGTCAAGGAGACGGCACCAATCCCCCGTGATCTCGTGCCCGCCGGGGCCATGGACAGCGACTACGAAAAGGTCGGATCAGCCCTGCCCGTGGAATGGCTTGAGCAGGCCGGAGACGACGTCAGTGAACTGGCTGTCAACGAGCGATTGGCATATGCCGCTGTCCCAGGCGACGGTGGATGGCTGCGTGACGTCGCCGCCGATATCCTGGTCAAGGAGGCAAGCTCCGACGGCGAGTACCTGGTTCGCGATGACGTCCACCCGCTGAAGATCGTGGCCGTCCTCGACGACCTACTGGGCAGTGAGTGGCGGGAGTGGGAGCCGGAAACGATCAAGGCCTCACTGGCCAAGGAGGCGGGGACGGAGCCAGGCGACGGGGTTATGGACAAGATCATGGCCGTGAAGCTGGCGCTCTTCCGCCCCGAACTCTTCTACGGCCGGTGGCAAGCCTTCGAGAAGATGGCTGTGGCTTTCAACGACCGGCGCCCGGAGATGACGGACACCGAGCGGCTGAGTGCCGATGAGATGGCCAACGCCGTCGCCATCGCCCAGAAGCTGGCTGGCGAGGGGGACTTCACACCCGAGGTCGCCGCCTACGTCGCCACGCACCTCTTCGACGAGGGCCTGGTCGTGGCGCCTCCGCAGCTGCTGTTTGCCGACGCCAAACTTGCAACCCTGGTCCGCGACCAGGGCCTGCGCCGCAAGGTCGTCCTGGCCTACGAGTCGGCGTTGAAGAACATGCCGTCGGACGAGAGCGAGGATCCAATTGAGATTCAGGCTCGCCGCATGGTGCGCACACACCTCTACGTCATGGACCGATTCGATCAGGGTCGAGAGCAGCTTGGATCATGAACAGGTACCCGGCGCGGCAAGAACAGTGTGACCGAGAAGGCTGCCGTCCCGCGAGGCTGAGACCGGGAGCGACGGTGCGCGTGCAAGGAGTTGTCAACGGAGTCATCGGCCCGTTGGTCGAGGGACGCGTGTTGATCTCCAAGGCCAGCGATCTGGCCCCGGAAGTTGATGCGGTACTTGTGGCAACAAGAGAGTACGGTCGGCGTTGGTTTCACACCCGAGGCCACCCATTCCGAGTCGTTGAGGAGATCTGCGCATGACCAGCGAGAACGTGGCGCTTGAACGCCATACTTACGACGACCCGTTCCTGGACATGGCCTCGACGAAGCTGCCGAAGAGCTTCAAGAAGCTCATGGAGCTCTGCCAGATCTTCGCGCTCACGCACCCGCAGATCAGCCCCATCATCCAGCGCCTGGCCGAGTATCCGATCACCAGCCTCGTCTACAAAGGCGACCGTGAGAGTGAGCGTGTCCACAAGGACATCTTCGAGGTCAAGCTCCGGATCATGGAGAAGATGATCGAGTGGGGCCTGGACTACCACGCCTACGGAAACTGCTTCATCAGCATCAGCTTCCCGTTCCTGCGCATGTACCGATGCCAGACCTGCAAGACCATCTACCAGAGCCGTGAGGTCAACTACCAGTACATCGGCGGCCGATTCCAGGGTCGATGCCGAAGCTGCGGCGGAGACCGAGAGTTCGATGCCATGGACCAGTACGTCAAGGACGCCAGCGGCATCAACCTCTTCCGCTTCGAGCCGCAGCTGATGACGCCGAAGTTCAACCGTGTCACCGGCCGCTACTTCTACTACTACGACATGCCTCCGGACCTGGTACGCAGCGTCGAGATCGGTGACAAGGACATCATCGACAGCACGCCCGTCGAGTACCTGCGGTGCGTGAAGCTCAAGCGCAAGATGAAGCTCAAGCGCGTCTTCCACTTCAAGCGCCCGACACTCAGCGGCCGCGACATGCAGTGGGGTTTTCCGCTGGTGCTGCCAGCGCTGAAGGATGCCTACCTCAACCAGATCTACAAGAAGGCCGACGAGGCTATTGCCCTCGAACACAGCGTGCCCCTGCGCGTGATCTTCCCGCAGCCGCAGACCAAAGACCCAATGCAGATGCTGGCGCTGGGCAACTTCAAGAACTTCATGGCCAAGAACATCAGGTACTGGCGCCAGGACAAGAACGCGATCATCACCGCGCCCATGCCCATCGGCAGCATGAACATCGGCGGCGACGCCCAGGCCTACAGCACCATCCAGGCGCGGGTGAAGGTCGTCGACGAGATCATCGGCGCGTGCATGGTCACCCGTGGCTTCGTGCTCGGCGGTGAGAACTGGTCAAGCGCCAGCATCAGCCAGCGGGTCATGGAGAACAGCTTCATGAACTACCTGCGTCGCATGGACGCCTGTCTGCAGTGGGTTCGTGACGAGGTTGGCGCGTACATGGGCCTGCCGCCGTGCGCCGTGTCGATGAAGCCATTCAAGAAGGTCGACGACGTGCAGATGCTGCAGCTGATAGTCGGCCTGGCCCAGCAGAAGCGTGTCAGCTGGCAGGAGACGCTTGGGCGACTGGACCTGGATAGCCGGGACGAGCTCGACGTCATCGAGAAGGAGGCCGTGCGCTACACCGAGCTCATGGTCCAGGAACTCATCGGCCAGAACGAGGCCAGCTCCAAGGCTCTCGTGGCCCAGACCGTGGCCCAGGACCAGGCGGCTGGCGTTCAGGAGGTCCTGCAGGCCCAGGCCATGCGAGGTCAGGCCGTTGGTGCCGATGCCGCTGGGCAGATGAGCAAGGCCCAGTTCGAGGCTCAGCAGGCGGAGGTGGCAGCCAACACGCCGCCAGACCCGGCGTCGGCGGCAGCATCGGCTGAGGCCGAGAAGGACCAGGCCGTGGCCGAGAACTTCCGCGTCCGCAGTCAGCAGATGAGCGGGCAGCAGCCGGAGCAGCCGCAGGAGCAGATGGTGGACGTGAACATGCAGCGTCAGATCCAGATGTGGGCCGGCGAGCTGCTGTCGATGTCCGGCGACGAGAAGCGTAAGCAGCTGCAGTACATGCACGAGCAGAACCCGGAGATCGCCCAGGCCGTGGTGGAGGTGGCCAGGGAGATGGAGCAGAGCGGTGGCGGTCAGCAGACCGCCGGTCCCGGTCCAGCTATCAGCAGGAGCCAGGACGCCAAGTCCATGACCGACGCCATCATGTCCCAGGTCAAGAGCCCAGATGAACTCGCTCAGCGCCTGTCCATGATCGATGCCCGGCAACAGTCAGCCGTGCTCCAGGAGATCCAACGCCGAAACCCTCAGCTCTTCATCAAGGTCATGCAGTTGATGAACGCCGAACGAGCCAAGGGGATGGAGTCCGGAGCCGGCCGTGGTAACGTGCCAGACAGCAAACCGCTTCCAGAACAGAAACCGCCGCAGCGCGAGGAGTCACCGGTATGAGCCAGGAAATTGACGACATGTTTTCGTCGGATCTCAAGGATCTGGCCAACCCGAGCCGCGTGAAGCTTGCTGAGGCCGAGAAGACAGCGCTCGTCGGCCCGCTGCTGGAACTCGGAAACCTCGGCATTCCCAGCGGCATCGGCTACGCCGTCGGCGCCAACAAGACGCCGGTAAGCAAGGACGAGGCCCGTCGTCAGCTCGACAGCGGATACAGCGTTGGCAAAGGTCTCCTCGTACCCGGCTACACCGGCTACCGCGCCGGCAAGAACAGCGCGGCCCGCGAGATGCTGCGCGCGGCCGAGAGCAAGAAGAAGAAGGGCAAGAAGGAAGCGGCTCTGAGCCCGGAGATGGCCTTCAACGCCGGCCGCGTGAAGGGCGCTCAGGACCCGAGCCGACCAGGCGCCGAGATGCCCGAGAACCTCAAAGCCGTCGAGCGCATGCGCCCGAACAAGCAGTCGCCGCTGACGGACAAGATCGAAGCCGCGAAGAAGCAGGCGAGCTGGCAGCAGCCTGCTGGACGTCGTGACACCTTGGGACGAGGAAGCCGAACCGGCGACCTCGGCAAAACCATCGGCAAGCTGATGAAGACGACGAGGAGCAAGGAGGCTTCGGCCGACGATCTCTTTGCCGCCGAGCTCTGCCAGGCCGTGGGCCTGGACGTGCCTGAGGCCTACGTCGACTTCCAGCGCCCGCAGGTCAAGATCGCGGGCAGTGCCAGCGATGCCATCGACAACCACTTCCGCGGCTGGATGGAGAAGAAGGCCGGCGAGGATGTGGTCAAGGTCGCCAGCGATGACGAGGACAAGGACGAAGAGTCCGAGTGCTCCATGGACCACAGCAAGCTCAAGACCGGCACCAAGTGCAAGAAGTGCGGCGAGATGTGCAAGGAATCCTCGGTCAAGGAGGCCTTGAGCAGAGGGTTTATTGAAGCCATGCTCAAAGGCAAGAAAATCGTCGGCAAGGGAGGACGAACAGCTTCCCAGCGCCTGATGCGTGCCTCCGACAGAGGTCAAAGCGCCTTCAGCCGCAGAGTCGGCGCCGACGCCCCCAAGCGAATGACGAATTCAGCCCTTGAGCTGCAAAGTCAGGCTGACGGACAGCTCAACAACATCGGACGCGACATCGCCGCCGGCACGTCGAAGACCTCCAGCGTCAAGACGGCGATGTGTGGCGCCGAACACAAGAAGCTCAAGCCCGGCGCCAAGTGCGAGAAGTGCGGCGAGATGGCGAAAACCGCCGGCATCATCGAGCACGACGAGAACCTGGACCTGCTGGCCAAGATCAGGGCCCGGGCCGCGCAGGGCCTGGGGCTGAACGGCGATGGCTGACACCTTCCACGTCCGCGTCTTCTGCCTCACGCACCCCAGCGACAGGCAGGACTTCGAGGAGATCAGGCAGGACGTGGAGGTCGACGGCGGTCGCCGGTTTCGTGTGCTCAAGGAGACCAGCTCCTGGACCCGCGACGGCGACCTGATGATGGCCCTGGAGTACGTGGAGCTCGACGACAAGGCCGTAGCCGAAGAACGCTACTGACCTCGGCTAAAAAAAACGGGGACCCGGTGGTCGGGTCCCCGTTGTCGTCAGCGCCCGCGGATGCCGGCGATGGCTTCGTCTTGTTGGCTGTTCACGGTCACTCTCCTTCCCCTGTAAATCAAATGCCTCCGGCCTCCCCCACCCAGTGGCCCGGGTGGGGGAGGAGAGTCGTCGTCTTCAGCTCAGAGGCGGCGTCGCGCGCTTGGCCTGCTCGGACATGGCCTTGGCAATGGCCTCTGACATCATGCTGATCTGCTCCTCGCGGCTGTACTGGCCCTTGAGATCCTCAAGGGTTCCGACCACGCGGTCGACCATGAGGAGCTTGCTGCTGCCGCTGTCGTAGCCGCGCTTGCGCAGGTCGGCGAGGTCGCCGCGGGCGTGGAGCTCACGCGACAGGTTCGCCTTCGCCTCCTTGCGCATGTCCTTCTCTGCTCGTCCGGCCAGGAACACGACCACAGCCTCGTAAGCCGCCAGGTACGCGCCAGCCGCCGTGGCCAACGCGTCCTTCTTGCCGCTGCCGACGATGTCCTCGGCGTCAGCGGTGGCCATGGCCGCGGTGATGAGCCCGGCCTCGCGCTGGGCCACGACCGACATCATCGCCGACCAGACGTCGTCAGGCAGCCCCTCGGGACCGGCGCGGCGCTTGCCGTCGACGATCTTGGCCTTGAAGTCGGCCGTCGCCCGGGCCAGCATCTCAGCGCCGTTCAGGTGGCGGTCGGCAAAGCTCAGGACCTCCTGCCGCATCTCCATCAGCTCCCCGGCGCGAGGGTGGCGGCCGACGAAGGTTTCGGGCTTGCTGGCCCGGACCTTGTCGACGGCGTCGACGCGGTACGACGGCATGGCGCCGTCGACGGCGCGGTCGAAACGGCGCTTGGCCTTGGACTTGGAATCGGTACCGATGATTTTGGCGCCGACGTGCTTGATCTTCTTGAACATACCCATGACTGACTCCTTGACAGGCCCTGGGGTGTTAACCCTGGGCGGTGGATGAGAGTGAGAACAGACCACCTGTTTCTCTCTCACCTCTGTTATGCCCGTGTCCTGACGCGATTTTCACGATAGGATGAGGTCGACATGTACCAGCACGCCGAACGCACCTTCTCCGACGTCAAGCGAAACCTGGAGACCTACGTCCGGGGTCTGTTCCCCATCGAGGGCAAGAAGCGGACGCTGGTGCTCCGTGACCTGGAGATCAGGGACAACGCCGACCCAGGTGACTACGCCAGTCAGCGTCAGGCGCGCATGGCCGGCGAGAGCTGGAGCATCCCAGTCATCGCCGTCATGGAGCTGTTGGAAGGTGGCAAGGTCATCGACCGGGCGAAGATGAAGATCATCGACCTGCCGCGGCTGACCAACCGCGGTAGCTACATCGTCAACGGCACGGAGTTCATGTTCCCGACGCAGAAGCGCCTGCGATCAGGACCCTACGTGCGCCTGGGCGAGAACGAGGAGCTGCGCACGTTCTTCAACGTCGCCAAGGGCCGCAGCTTCCACCTGGGTCTTCACCCGACCAAGGGCCACTTCCAGTTCCAGATCGAGAGTAGCAAAAACATCCCCCTGTACCCGCTGCTGCAGGTCCTGGGCGTCAGCGACGACGATATGGTCAGGGCCTGGGGCCGAGAGGTCTGGAAGGCCAACGTCGTCACCGACCCTGGTCAGCGAACCAAGGCGCTGCAGACCATCTACGAGAAGATGTCGTACGCACGAGATGATGTACCGGCTCCCACCGTCGAGCAGCTGCCTGATGCCATCAAGGCCATATTCTCAGCCACGGTTATCGACGGCGAGAACACCGAGCTGACCATCGGTGAGCGTCACGACACAGTCAGTGGCCGGGCGGTGATGTTGGCGGCGGCGAAGATGTTGGGCGTGGCCCGAGGCGAGCGCGAGGAAGATAACCGCGACAGCCTCATCCACAACGACATCGTGGATCTTGGCGACTTCATCGTCGAACGCTTCCGAGACCCGCAGTTCCGAGGCCGCATCGTCAGGGCCGTGAAGTTCAACGTCGACCGTCGCGACAAGGTCAGCCAGATCATCAGCCGCGACAGCTTTCAGCGCCCGGTCGACAGCATGCTCACTGAGAGCCAACTGGCTCAGACCCCGAACCAGAACAATCCGCTGGGTATGATCAGCGACTACACACAGCTCACGGTCCGGGGCGAGGGTGGCATCCAGAACGACAACGCCCTGACACGCAGTGTCCGGGCCCTGGATCCCAGCCACCTGGGATTCATCGACCCCAGCCACACGCCCGAGGGCCAGGGCGTGGGCACGACCCTGCACCTGACGACGAACACGGAGAAGCGTGGTCGCGACCTCGTGGCCCGTGTCATCGACGTCAAGACCGGCAAGGCCGTGGACCTCACTCCGGTACAGATCTTCAAGGCCACAGTCGCCTTCCCCGAGTCCTGGGACGGGAAGAAGCTCACGGGCCCGAAGGTCAAGGTCAGCCGACGCGGCGAGATCTCGAACGTGCCGGTGTCCGAGGCCCAGTACGTGTTCTCGAAGCCAGAGCACCTGATCGACGTCAACAGCGCCAGCATCCCCTTCCTCAGCCACAACAACGGCACGCGCGTGATGACGGCCAGCAAAATGGGCGCCCAGGCCAAGCCGCTGGAGACGCCGGAAGCGCCGTTGGTGCAGGTGGACAGCGGCGAGGGCACGACCGTCGAGGCCGTGGTCGGAGCCGCATTCTCACCGAAGTCTCCGGTCACCGGTATCGTGGAGAAGGTAGAGGAAGACGCGGTCATCATCTCCGGTCAGCGCGTGTCCATTCCCCGCCACTTCCCGTTGAACAGCAACAACTTCCTGCACGCACAGCCGACGGTGAAGGTCGGTGACAAGGTCTCCAAGGGCCAGGTCATCGCCGACACCAACTACACGGACAAGGGCGTCATGGCCCTGGGGAAGAATCTGCTCGTGGCTTACACGCCCTACAAGGGCATGAACGTCGAAGACGGTGTGGTCATCAGCGAGACCGGCGCCAAGAAGATGACCAGCGAGCACATGTACCAGCAGCCGTACATGTTTGACGTCGACACGGTCATGGACCTGAAGAAGTTCCAGGCCTACTTCCCGGCCAAGATCAAGAGTGCAGATGCCGAGAAACTCGACAGTCAGGGCGTGATCAAGAAGGGCCAGGTCGTCGGCCCCGGGTCCATCCTCGTCGCGGCCATGCGCAGGCACGCGCCGACCACTGAGAGCCAGCGCCTGGCCGCTGTCAGCCGCATCCTGGCCAAAGAGTTCCGTGACGACAGCCTACGCTGGGAGAAGGACGTCACGGGCGTGGTTCAGGACGTGGCCAAGAGACCACGTGAGATCGTGGTCTTCGTGCGCACCAGCGAGGCCGCCCGTATCGGTGACAAGATCGCCGGTCGCTACGGCAACAAGGGCATCATCGTGCACATCGTCGGCGACGCGGAGATGCCGCGTGACGCCAAGGGTCGGGTCCTGGACATGATGCTGAACCCAAACGGCGTCGTCAGCCGCATGAACATGGGTCAGATCATGGAGACGACGGCGAGTCGTATCAGCGAGAAGACGGGGAAGACGTTCGTGACCCGGGGCTTCGGCGAGGACAGCGCCAAGCGCATCGCCGCCGAACTCAAGGCCAACGGCCTCAAGGACCACGAGACCATCAGCGACCCCGTTGACGGCGCGGATATCCCCGGTGTGCTCGTCGGACGACAGTACATCTATAAGCTCGAACACCAGGCGACGAAGAAGGTCGGGGCCCGGGGCATGGGCGCCGAGTACCCCTACGGCTACGAGGGGCAGGCTCCACGCGGAGCCCAGGGAGGACAGGCTATCGGCAGCATGGAGACCTACGCGCTCCTGGCCCATGGCGCGTTGTCCAATCTCCACGAGATGTACGGCGTGAAGAGCAGCTACGACTACGAGACCTGGAGAGCGCTGGAAAGCGGGGCTCCGCTGCCGCCTTCTAAGCCCAGCCACGCCTCGCAGAAGTTCCTGGCCATGCTCAAGGGTATGGGCGTCAACGTCGAGCAGCGCGGCAACGACATGGTGATGATGCCGTTCCTTGACCGGCACGTGAAAGAGATCAGCAACGGTGAAATCAGCAGCTTCCAGGTCCTGCGAGGCAAGGACTTGCGCGAGGAAAAGAACGGCCTATTCGACACGAAGAAGACGGGTGGCGTGCAAGGCGAGCAGTGGACGCACATCAAGCTTCCGGTGCCCATGCCGAACCCGACGTTCGCCAACGCCATCTTGAGCCTGCTGCACATGAGCCAGGAGGACTACGACGAGGTCCTGGCCGGCAAGAAGAAGATCGGCGGTCTCACGGGAGGCGAGGCCATCAAAGCCGAGTTGGCGAAGATCGACGTAGCCAAGCGCATCGCCGAAGTAGACCAGGAAATAAAGGGCAAGACCGGTTCGTCACTGAACGCTCTGCACAAGGAGCTTCGGTTCCTGCGCGGGCTCAGGGAGACGGGGATCAAGCCCAGTGAGTACGTGATCTCGCTGCTCCCGGTCCTGCCGCCGAAGTTCCGTCCCGTGTACACGCTGCCCGACGGAAACCTTCGGATCAGCGACGTTAACTTCCACTACCAGAGCCTGCTGCAGCTCAACGACCAGATGGGGAAGCTCAAAGGCCGCCAGTTCGATGACCAGCGCAAGGCCTTGGCATCCGAGATCTACAAGGCCGTCGGCGGCGTCACGGGCATGGGCGACGGTGTCGTCGAGCGGTCTCCGTCTCCCAAGGGCCTGGCGATGCAGATTGCCGGCGTCGGCAGTCCCAAGGGTGGATTCTTCCACTCCAGCCTGATGAAGAAGAGACAGGACGTGAGCGCCAGAAGCGTTATCGTCAGCAACCCGAGCCTGGGCCTGGACGAGGTCGGCGTTCCCGAGGCCGTGGCCTGGGACAGCTTCCGACCGTTCCTGATCAAGGAGCTGCGGAACATGGGTATGACCCCGCTTCAAGCCAAAGCAGCCGCCGACGCTCGTGGCGACGTGGCTAAGCGGGCCCTGGAAAACGTGATGAAGGATCGTCACGTCATTCTCAACCGCGCGCCGACCCTGCACAAGTTCAGCGTCATGGCCTTCAAGCCTCGACTGGTCCCTGGCTACGCGATTCAGATCCCGCCCCTGGTCGTCGGCGGCTTCAACGCCGACTTCGACGGCGACACCATGGCCATGCACGTGCCGGTCAGCGCCGAAGCCAACGCCGAGGCCGCGAAGATGTTGCCCAGTGCCAACCTCTACAAGCCCGGTAGCGGGAAGATGCAGCACAAGATCGAGCACGAGTACGTCCTGGGTCTGTTCAAGATCTCGCGTCCGGGAACCGTGTCGACGAAGAGGTACACGTCGACGGCCCAGGTGCTCAGCGACCTGCGCGCTAAGTCAGTGGCCCCTGATGCCGTAATCAGCGTCAGTGGCATCGGCAGCACCACACCCGGCCGCGTGCTCATCAACGACGTGTTCCCGGCTCGTCACCGAGACTACGGCCTGATCTTCAGCGACAAGGTCATCCAGGCCAAGTTGACGGAGATCGACAAAGGCAGCGGTCGCGACGTTTTCGTGAAGTGCCTGCAGGCTCTGGCTGACATCGGCCGACGCTATGCCTACAGCACGGGCAGCAGCTTCCTGCTCAGCGACTTGCAGACCATGGGCAAGGAGCGCAACGCCGCCTATCGCACGGCCGACGCCGCGGCCGACCGCGTTCGCAGTGGCCCGGGTAGCGACGATGACAAGAAGAAGAAGATCATCGACATCTACATGCGCGTTGGCGCCAAGCTGCAGTCGGAGATGAGGCTGGGCAACAACAGCAGCGGCCAGAGCAACAACATCAACGACATGATGACCGCCGGCGCGCGAGGCAACCCAGATCAGATCCGGCAGCTGGTTGGCAGCGTGGGTGTGATGCTCGATCACAACAACAAGCCTATGCCAGAGCCAGTCCGCGGCACGTACACTGACGGCCTGACTACGAGCGAGTTCTTTGCCCACATGTACGGCAACCGTAAGGGCATGATCGATAAGAGCCAGAGCGTGAAGGACCCAGGTGCGCTGACCAAGCAGGTCGTGGTCAGCGCCGCCGGCTACCGCGTCTCCAGCCTCGACTGTGGGACGATGTCTGGCGTCTCTGAGTCCTGCGACGGGGTCAACGCCCTGGACCGCTGTTCGGCTGAGAACGTGCCTGGTCTGGTCAAGCGCAATGACTTCGTGACGTCCAAGGTCCTGGCCGCTTTCCGTGCCCGTGGCGTCAAGACCATCAAGATCAGGAGTCCGTTGACCTGCATAGCCGCCAGTGGCGTCTGTGTCCGATGTTACGGTCTGGACGAAGAAGGTCAGGCGCCGGCTATCGGCGCCCACGTCGGAATCAAGGACACCCAGGGCCTCACAGAACCCAGCACGCAGTTGGCGATGAAGACATTTCACACTGGCGGTGTGGCCACGGGCAAGGCCAGTCTGACCACGGGCTTTGACCGCGTGAAGAAGCTGTTCACGATGCCGGATACCGTTCGCGACAAGGCCACGATGGCCGAGGTCAGCGGGCGCGTGGAGTCCGTGGCCCCAAATCCGTTTGGCGGCACGATCGTGGTCGTAGCCGGAACCAAGCACCGCCTGGCCACGGGCCGCAAGGCCAGCGTCGTCGTCGGCGACCAGGTGACCAGGGGTCAGAAGATCAGCGACGGTGACATCCAGCCCCAGGACATGCTGCGTCTCAACGGTTTGCGGGCAATGCAGCTTCAGCTCCGTGACGACATCGGCAGCGTCTACGCACAGGGCGGTGAGCGCCTGCACGCCAAGACCATCGAGGTGCCGGTGCGCATGCTCACGGAGAGCGTGAGAATCAACGACGCCGGAGACCACCCGAGCCTGGTGCCCGGCGACTACAGCACCTACGGCCGCGTCGACGACTGGAACCGTGGCCACCCTGGCAAGAAGCCTGTGAAGTACCTTCACATCCTGCCCGGCAGTGAGTACCTTCCGCATCGCAGCGACGACTGGGCCCAGCGCATGGCCCACAACCGCGTCCAGCAGGTGCTGCAGGAAGCGCCGGCAATGGCAGCCAAGGCTCCGCTGTCCGGTGGCAGTCCCTTCGCCTCCCTGGCTTTCGGCAAACGGGTCGCGCAAGATCCATGGCGTTCAGGAGGATTGACCAGTGGCTGACTTCACACCAACTCGCATCAAAGACCAGGACATCAACGGCGTGTACACGCCAAGCGGGCCTGCGCAGACCATGCGGAAACGCATGCTAGGTGACGACGGGGCGTCGGTGACGGGGAAGAGCGAATGGGTGCGCATGACACCGAGCTCGAAGAGCTTCTTCCTCTACAACGTCAGCCGCACGGGCGCCGTCGGAGCCGCCGTCGTGCAGATCCACGGCGCCATGGAGCTCGCTGACGTTCCTGAGAATACGGCCTTCCAGCTCCTGGCCACTCTCAACGCCGCCGCCCCACACGCCAACGTCACCTCGCCATGGAGCTACATGCGCGCCGAGGTCACCGTCGCCGGCGCCTCGGCTGTGCAGGTGGGCATGGACACAGAGAACCCATGAACAACCATGGCGTCAGAGACGGCATGGTCAAGGTGGCCATGCGAGCCGACGTCGAGGAGCAGGTGCTCACGGCGCTGACCACTCTCTTGCCCCGCGGTGTCGACCCGGGTCACGACGACGAACTCGACGACCTGCTCCCGGACGTCGGAGATCTTGAGGCCCTGGTCATGGCCGTGGAGGAGAGTTTCGACGTCGACTTCACCGACGCCGAGGCCTTTGATCTCTTCGCCTTCGGCACCGTCGGTGACCTGATCGAGGCCGTGACCAAGCACCTGATGTCGAAGACCGCCGGCTATGACCGCGCCTACTACATCCAGAACCGTGAGCGTCTGAAGACCAAGAGCCGCACGTACCGCATGCGCAATCTCCACAGCGTCAGACGCAAGGCAAAGGCCTATCGACGCAAGGTCAAACGGCGTATGATCAGGCCGCGGAAACGCGTGGGCAGCGCCGGAAGCGGATATCACTTTATCGCGAGGTAGAACGTGGACAAGTTGGCATTCGAAATCGGCGTCGCTGACGGCATCGAGAAGACGGCGATCTCAAATGACGTGGCCATGAGGGCCTTGGCTCGTCGTATTGATCAAGCTCGTCTTGCCGGAGGCAACGCTGATTTCATGACAAAAGGCCGAAAAGCGGTGCGGATGATAAATCGGACCCGCTCCTGGAAGGAAGGCAAGAACCAACGCGTGTATCTGCACAAGCGTACCGGAGCCGGCATGGAACAGCTCATGCGTCGCGCTCAGGAAGTCAAGAAGTCGCCTGTCGCCGACAAGGTCGTTGGCAGCAGCAAGAAGAAGAACATCGCCATGGGCCTGGGAGCCGCAGCCGGCGTCGGGGCCATGGGAGCCGGGGCCTACGGCCTCAACCGCGCGCTGAAGGACGACTGACATAAACAAGGCATCATTCGACCGAGATGAGACGAATAGCCGTGGACGCCGCCTGACCAGCTCCAAAGCAATGTGGACCGACGAGGACGGGCGTGTGCACACCACGCCCAGCAACCTCGTGGCCAATCGCGTGAACATCAAGCCCGGCGTGCCATACAGCTTCGCCGACCGCCCGTTCATGACCCAGGTCTTCGACGACCCGTTCCCAGCCATCGGCTTGATGACGGCTCGGCAGATCAGCAAGTCCACGTTCCTGGCCGCTGATGCACTGGCAAGCTGTGAGGCCCTGTCGCCGTACACGGTCATGGTCCTGACTCCGAGCCAGGATCAGACGCGGAAGTTCAGCTACGACCGCCTGGGGCCCACGATTGCCAGTTCCCCGGCCGTGCGCTCGATGATGAGTGCCGAGAGCCTGGACAACGTCTTCGAGAAGAGCTTTGTCAACGGCAGCAAGATCTACCTCAGCTACGCCAAGGAGAACGCCGACCGCGTCCGCGGTATCAGCGCCGACCAGATCGACTACGACGAGATTCAGGACATGCACCTGAAGGCCGTCGAGGCCGTGACCAGGGAGTCTTTGTTCACCAGCCGCTACAAGCGCCGGCGCTACGGCGGCACGCCCAAGAGCTTCAGCAACGGCATCGAGCAGCGGGTCTGGAGGCAGAGCGACAGGCGCGAGTGGATGGTGCGCTGCCGTCACCACGCACCCATCTACCACCAGAAGCTGACGAAGAGGAACGTGGGCGTCAGCGGCCCGATCTGTGACCGCTGCGGCAAGAGCCTGTTCACGCTCGACGGCCTCTGGGTCTCGACGTCGTCGCTGACGCCAGACGGCAAGGTGCCGAGGATCCACGGCTACCACATCCCGCAGATCATCTTCCCGACCACTGACGTCGAGGTTGCCCCCGGCATCCGCGGATTCCTGGACTGGGGCTCGTTCAAGGACGAGATCGAGGACCCGAACACCGATGAGGCGACAAAGCTCAACGAAAAGTGGGGTGAAAGCGCGGACAGCGAAGAGCGACCGGTGAAGGAGGACGAGCTCCGCGGCGCCTGCGTCGACGAGAGATCCATGCCACAGGTCTGGCAGGAGTGGATGAAGGGCGAGTACTTGTTCGCGGGCCTGGACTGGGGAACGGGTCTGCAGTCGGCTACGGTCCTGACTATCGGCCAATTCGACCCCCGGGACCCGAAGATATTCCGCTACGTCTACGCCAAGCGCTACTTCGGGCGCGACGCCGACCCCAAGATCTGCGTTCCCGACATCCTGCGCAAGCTCCAGGACTTCCGAGTCTTCCGGGCCCACGCCGACTTCGGCAGCGGCCTGGGTCTGAACAGCCAGATCGAGGAGGCACGTGGCGAAGAGTTCCTGACCACGAACTACTGGAGCAGCAGCATCGGCGGCAAGCGAGTGATCTACGACCCGGATCTCAGGCGCTACGTCCTGAACCGGAGCCTGCACATCACCCGCTTCTTCCAGGGACTGAAGAAGCGGAGCCTGCGCGTGGCCTTTGGCTGGCCAGACTTCCGCGTCTTCGCCGAGGACATCCTCCACGTCTTCCGCGAGGAGCGGAAGAACGGCGACCCCTACTACGACCACAAGCCCGAGGAGCCGGACGACGCCATGCACGCCATGATCTACACCTGGCTCATCGCCAGCTTCCACCGCTACCGCAACGAGGGCGTGGAGGTGGCGCGGACCACGCACGACCCGCAGTCCGGAGGCTAAAAAAAACTCGACCCCTTTCGGGGCCGAGCTTTCTCGTCGTCTAGTTCATGATCCAGCGCTGACCGTCAGCGCGGTTTTTTCCGCGTGAGAAAATGCCATCGACGTCGTCGATGCCCTGACCAGCTTCGTCGTCGATGAGGTCGAGGGAGAGGCGTTCAAGCGCCAGCTCTTCTGCACGGGTCCCGAAGAACCCTGCCCCTCTGGTTGCCCGGCAAGCCTTGCGTTTGCGGCCAGTGAGCCGGTCGACGTCTTCGTCGGCCAACTTCTCCGACCATGCGCACCTGCTGCAGAGGGCTCCCTTTTTGGGCGCCGATATGAGGCTGGTACAGCCTCTGCAGTTCACAGTCATGTCGCCTGTCTTGTCTCCGCTGACTTCAACTTGCTGACCACTTCCGTTTGCGGATTACCGGGTGTGGACGACGTCGACGAGATCATTCTCTCTCCGTCAGTCCTGTTATGCCCTCAGCCGCCACCGTATTCCGGGACCGCGGACATGAACTGCTTGTTCAGATCGCTCTTCTCCCGACGACGCTCGTCGATCCATTGGTCAGGGCTCATCGGCGGCTTGGTCCTGAAGACCTTGTTGACCAGGGACTTGTTGTGAGCGGTCATGTAGCGCCGGACCTCTACGTTCCTCTCGTCCTCGGGAAGGTGGGCGTGACTGCGGAATCTGGCACTGCGGCCCACGGCCTGGTTGCCGCGTTCCGGGTTCCAGTGCTCTTCGGTCAGCTGCACCATCCGCACGCCCTTGAGATCCAGGCCCTCGCCGCCGGCGGGACTGAGGCCGAGAACACGCAGGCGTCCGGCGTTGAAGTCAGCCACCATCTGCCGGCGCTGAGCGTCGTTGAGGCTGCCGGTGAAGGCCGCGGACGGGATCTTTCGCCTGTTGAGCTCGTCGATCAGCGGCTGGACTCCGCTCTCGATGAAGTTGCTGTAGATCACGGTCTTGAAGGCCTTGTTGCCCGCAGACTGGCTGACGATGTCGTCGAGCATGGCCTTGAACTTCGGAGACTCCATGGCCTTGGTGGTGTAGAGGCTGGGGTTGTTGCTGATCTGGCGAGCCGCGGCCATGAAGCTGTTCATGTTCTTCAGGTCCTTCTTGCTCGGCGGCAGGTTGTTCTTGAGCTTGTAGGCCAGGACCGGATTCTTCGAGCTCAGAGCCTTCATCATCTGCTCTTGGCCCGGTGACATGGGCACGGTCACCACCGACTCACTGACCGTCGGAAGCTCTCGCTGGTAGGCCTCGTTTCCCGAGAAGCGGTGGACGACTGGCGACAGCTTGGCGCCAAGCCCGGCCTTGTTCTTCAGGCTCTCTTCGACTCCAGGCTTAACGCCACTGAGCCGTCCCCAGAGACTGACTGGTATCTGCTTCTCGTCGATGTGCTGGCGCTTGAAGTCCTCGATGCTCTCGAACACGGGCTTGCCGGCAGCCAGGTTCACCAGCGGCACGATCTCCTCGGGCCGGTTGTTTATCATGCTGCCGGTGAGGCCGAGCATGAACTTCACCTTGCCGCGCACTTTGTCGAAGGCTTCGCGGGGCCCGGGGTTGCGTAGACGGTGGAACTCGTCGGCGATGATCGTCGTAGGCCGAGCCCGAGCAACCCAGCCCTCGGGATCGCGGCGAAACTCGTCGTAGCTGATGACCGTGTACGCGCCATGTCGCAGCGGGCTCACGTGATCTCGCAGCTGGCCCTGGAAGTTCTCACGCAATGCCGCCGGCGTCACGACCAGGACGTTGCCGCCCTTGGCCTCGGCGACGGCGATGGAGCCCAGGGTCTTGCCGCTACCCAGTCCCCAGTTCAGGACCATGCCCGATGACGTCGCCGAACGCGCCACGGCATCGGCCTGGTGCGGCTGCAGCTTGACGCTCGGGTTCAGGGCCGCGGTCTTGGTCAGCGCCGCCCGTGCTCGTGACGTGAACTCAGCAGCTGTCTTCGACGTCATGACCAGACTCCGTCATCCAAAGGCTTGTGCGACCGGGGCGACGGTCGACATGACCTTGCCTAGTCTCTGCTTCAACGGACTGCCGCTGGCTACCCCGCCCTTGGCCAGAGCTCTGCCACCAGTGCCCATGAGGCTTGATACGCCGCCGGCCACGGCTCCGGAGAAGCCTCCGACGCTGCCGCTTTGAGCCGCTGCCACCGCCGGCGCGATGTGACGGTTGATGAGCGGTTGAGCGCGCGTCAACACGTTCTTGGCCCCGGAGATCATGGGGGCGAATGACATCGCCTCCTTGTCCTCCATCGCCACCTTCATCATCCCGGCCCGGGCCCCGGCTTCAAACGCGCTATTCATTTCCGCTCTCCTTGACAGACACGCTGTCGACTTCGGTTCCGGTTCCAGAGGTGTCCTCAGCGTACTGCCTGTGCAGGTCGGCGAGCGTGGGCACTGGGTTGTCTGGGTACTCCAGCATCGGCTTCAGGCTCATGTCCGTTCCCGCTCCCTTGCCGCGTGCCTTGGCGATGGCGCTGAGTTGTTTCTGAGCCGTCCCCGTCTTCAGGACCATGGACGCGAAGCTCAGGGCCTGGCGCTGGCTGTCGACGTCCGGACGCGAACTCAGGTTCTTGAACCGGAAGTAGCTGTCGACGCTGATACTGCGGACCATGTCCTCGACCGGGAGCTGGGTCTCGTCTGGGATGATACCCTCCGCCCATGCCGCGTAAGCCGGCCTCTGCGTCAATGGCACGGCCGACGGCGGCGGGTCAGGCTTCCTCTTGCCGCCGCGTCGGAAGTAGTTTGTGAAGTCCACGGCCGTAAGCGTGGTCGTGTCCCAGAACCCGTCCCTGAACATCTCCACGCCACGACGCGTGACCTCGCGTCCAAACTTCAGGCCCAGGATCGTGGACACGGCGTCTGGGTCCACGCGATCCAGGAGCAGATGCTCGGCACAGGATCTGACGGCAGCCGTCTCCACGATCCAGAACATGTGCAGCGTCGAAGAGCTGTCTCCGTCGAAGAACGACAGACCCAGTGACTCACGAAGATCGGCCGTGAACAAACGACCACGGAACCCGTCCCGAATCGCATCCACGTCTGCGGCTTCAGGCGGGACGTACTCCAGGTCGCTGAGGTTTGAGATCACGTCGTCCGTGTTCTCTCCGCTCAGCACCAGGTACGTCAGGTACCGGTGGTACGGGTATCGGCTCACGTCTAAGCCGTCGCCGCCTGCTCTGCTCGATGGTCGAGAGCCGACTTGAGCACTCGCAGACGGTTGACGGTTTTTGACAGTCCCTCAAGAGCCTGGCGGACAGGCTCTTCGGGAACGTGAGGCATGCCCAGGCGCACGGCCACGAGCATGGCCGCGACGCGGCTGGCGGTCTCGTCGAAGTCTTCGATGCTGTCCACGAAGTACTTCAGGTTCTGAGGTGTGATGAACTCCAGGCTCAACACCGCGTCCAACGTCTCCGGGACACTCGACGCCGCCGCGGCCTTGAACAGGGCCTCGCTGGGGCGGCAGGCGGCCGCGAAGTTGACTGTTGCCTGATCGTATTCTGGATCGGGGATGACGATGACCTCGAAGCCCTGACGCTGCGGCTCGTGAAGCCCGGCGATCTTGACACCGCGATCCAGGCCCTGACGGCGCTTGGCCTCGTCGAGAGCCCAGGCCGCCCCATCTCCGTCCATGCCCATGGCCACGAGCAGCTCGCGGGCATCCCACTCGCTCAGGTCCTGCCAGCTCGCGTTCTTGTTCTGTCCACCAAGCATCGACCCCGCCACGGCGCCGGCCGCCATGGGAGCGGCGATCATCGCCGCGCCAGGTGCGTAGTGCTTGGCCACGCGAGCCGCGCCGCCGAAGCCACCGCCGGCCGCGTTGTAGAGCTTCTTGGCGCCACGGCCGATCTGCCCAGGGTTCGTGGCCAGGGTCTTCACCTGGTTGAAGCCCGTGCGAGCCAGGCCGCCGAGGAACGCGGACTTCACCGTCCACAGCGCACCGTCGCTGGTGACGTGCGTCGACGATCGGTCGCTGCTCAGCTTCGTCAGCTGGTCGCTGGCCTCCGCTACCTCCAGCTTCGACGTCAACGGCACCCACTCCACGTCGCCAGGCGCGTAGTACACCACGCCATCGGACAGGGCCGAGATCTCGTTGTTGACCGTCGTCATCTGCTGGAAGCCCTGGACACCGGCAACGGGCACAAGTGTCACACTCTGTCCGCTCACCGAGTCACGGACGATGAACAGGGTATGGATGTGCCCGCCGCTGTCCGTCACCAGCCTGACGCCGGAGATGGTCATGGGCGTGGTGGGGATGGGTGTGCCGTGGACGTAGCTGACGAACACGCCGTGTTGACCGGTCTTCGGTGGGCGGCTGGGCAGGCGAGGGCTCGTGGATACGCGGGTGCCGAAGAGTTCGGTGGCCACGGAGTACCTGCCGTCGAGAGCCACAAAGAGCTTCTTGGGCACGACCTGTCCGTCGATGGTCACCATCTGCCGGCAAACGTAGCCGGCGACGGTGTCTCCGCGTCGCGTGTAGATCATGTGCGCGCCGTCGCTGGCGACTGGCAGGGCCCCGGATCCGCTATCAGGATCCCATGACGCGCGCTCGACGCCGTCGCTCTCCACGTACACGTCGCCGCTGCGGAGCTTGCGCATGACCTCTGGGTAGCGGTCGCCGAGGATGGACCTGAGCTCGTCGTCAGTTACGCGCTGCGACGGCCCGCCGCTGAACTTGATGTTGATGCCGCTTGGCGCCTCGAAGATCTGGACGATGTTCGGCTTGCGCACGGCCACGGACGAGCGTGTCTCCGGCTGCACGCGCGTGACCATGTCGATGACGGCCAGGTTGTTACCCGTGCCCTTGAGCAGGGCCGGGTTCGTGGCCAGCATCTTTCTGACGCTGGCCAGGTCATTGGGGTCGAAGGATCCGGTCTTCAACAGCCGAGCGGTGAAGCCGTTGTCGACGTCGTAGCTGCTCTTCTTGTAGAGAACGTCCTTGGTCTTGCCTACGAGAGCGCCGACAGTCGCGCCTTCGGCGGCTCCGATCAGTGCGCCCTTGCCGACGGCGGCAATGGTCTTGGCTCGGCTGCGACGAGGGTCGGCGGCTCGGGCGCCGGTCTCCTTCTCGACGGCCTGAGAGACGCGAGTAGGCGTTCGGAAGGCGGCCCCGACGATGGCGCTCTTGCCCGTGTCCGGAAGAGCCCTGAGCCTGGACACCAGGCTGCTCTTCAGGCTCGAAGTCTTGGTCCCGTCATAGGGGCCGGCGAAGGGGCTGGCCTGGCCGCTGTACTCCAGGGGCGTGGCATCGCCGGTGACGTCGCCGACGTACGGGTTGCCGCCGATGGCGCGGCTGGCGCCACCGCCTTCGGCCTCGCCAACGGCCGGGCTGTGGGTCACGGAGCGCACGGTCTCCGGGTCCAAGTACCGGTATCGTCCCTTGTGGAAGAACACGTCCAGGGGCGCGAGCTCCGGATCTGCTCCCGGCCGCGGCCGGGAGATGACCACGGGCACCGCCATCTCGCCCTCCAGGATCACGGAGCCGACAGCCGCTCCCTTGCTGGCGTCGAGGCGTCGAAGATCGATCTCAGCCGTCTCCAGAGGCAGGTACGGGTGCTGACTCTTAAGGTAGCGAATGATCTCCGACTGCCAGAGCTTGGGGTTGGCTGGGAGCTTGTATCCGGCGACCTTCTCGAAGGACTCGGGCTCAAAGTACAGTGGCTGTCTGGACATGGTCGTCACCTCGCAGGCTCATGCTATCTGGAAAAATCGTCGTCATCAGCACTTTGTGATCTTGTCAACAATCTGCTGGACCAACTCGATGATGGGGATAATGGGGTCAAGCGACGACCTCAGCTCGTTGAGTGTCGTGGCCACGTCGCTGAGGTTGCTGAAGTCTGGGATGGCGAATGGCAGACCCGTCGTGGCCATGTCGTCGATCAGGGCCAGGAACTGCTCGCGCTGCTCGTCACTGGTCGGGCCGCCGGCGCCGCTGAGGTCTGGGAACGGAAGCAGGCCAAATCCTGTCGGCGGCAATCCGGCCATGAGCTTGGCCATGGTGGCCAGAGGCTTGGGCAGGGGGCGAGCGGCAATATCGGCGATGAGGCTGACGATGGACATCAGCGGCACGAGATTGGTCAGCGGCCCGATCTTGGCCTCAAGCTGAGGCAGGCTGTTGTCCTGAGCGCACTGCAAGAGGATGTCGATGTGGGGGAATCCGAAGTTTGCCGCCGGCAGATTTCCGAATGAGTCGACGAGGCTGTTGAACTGAGCCATGGCACAGTCACCGAACTGCAGGGCGGCGATGATCGTGTCCTTGATCGTGAACACGGCGCTGAGCTGAGGGATCAGGCCTCCCAACTTCAACGCCTCGCAGACGACGCCGGCGAGGCTGTTGATGAGGTTTGGGATAAGGCTGGCGAGATCAGGGATCTCCGGCTGGATGACCACGCCGTCGGCGTCAATTAGCGGATCTGGAGGGAATAGCAGTGTCAGCGGGTTGCCAGGAGCCACGATCATGGACAGCGCTGACAGCAACTGCATGGTCTTGATGAGCACGTCCATCAACGCCATGACGAAGCCGATGATATCGAAGACGGGTTTGATGGCACCGAGTACGGGCTGAACTCCGGAGAGCAGGCTCTGGAACGGGTCTATGCAGTTGGGGATACCCTGACCCTGACCGGACATGGAAGACAGGTCGAGGCCGCCAGGCAGCTTGATGCTGACGGAGAGAGCGATACCCGGGATTCTAATGCATGCGCCCATGACCTAAATCGGATCCTTCTCGCCGAGAACCGGCTTGCCTTTGATGACCACGCTCGGGGCGTCGATGTTAACTCCCGCCAGGCCGATGATGTTGATCACGTCGCCCTCGACAAAGGTTTCTCCTGCGGCATTCACACGCAGCCTCAGCGGCGGGTGCTCTGGTTTCACGGCACTGTCTCTCGCCACTTCTAGCACCACCGGGTCGTTTCCGGTTGTGCCAATGCGGACGCGGACACGCATGCCAGGGGTATCCGGGTCAGCCTTGACCCTGAACTCGGCGTCGTAGATCACATCCTCGCTGCCAACGTCTCTGGTCCAGTTCACGAAGCCGCCGGGACCAATCATCTCCCAGTTGTTGAAGAGGTGAGCGATGGTGCTGTTGATGGGGCTGTAGACGGTGCGGGCACTGTCGCCGCTGCCGATGAGCACGGTTCCGCCATGGAAGCAGATGACTTTGGCCTCGTTGCCCTCCTCATCCAGGGTTCGCATGGCCAGGCTTCCTTCCGTCAGGTCGGCAAGGCGGCCGCCGAGCTCCAGACCAGCGCCCTTGGTCACCGGAGACTTGAAGCCGATGACCACGGAAAAGCGTCCACGGGCACCAAAACCGGCCCGGTCCGTGGCCAGGACCAGGCACTGGCTACCGACCCTGGGCACCATGTCAAAGCCACTGCCTCCGCTGCTGATGTAGGGCAGAAGGTAGCTGACGTTGGTGAACCTGGTGCCGCTGCGGCTGCTTTGTGCGTCGAGAACTCGGTCCTTCGCCCGGACGCTGAGAACCGAGCACTCATATATTCTTGGCTGTTGACCCGGCATCTTGCTCCTTGCCCGTCCGCAAAACCAGCTGGTACGCTGCGCACCATGCCCACCAATGTCTCCGGCTACAACAAGTTCGAGCTCGAATCCTTCGCCAAGCGCGCTGCTGATTCCTACCTCCGTGACGGGCGGGACATGGACGACAGTATCACGTCTCTTGCGCGTGAGAACGGCTTCACTGGGCACCACGTGGATCGCGTGGCCCAAGCCGCCAACACCTTCGTCAACGGTGAGCTGGTCAAGCAGGCTCGGGCAGAGAAGCGAGACCTGAGGGTCACATTCAAGCTGGCCAGTGGCGAGGCTGTGAAAAAGCGCTTGTCCGGTAACGACGTCAGCGAGACACGGAAGGCCGCATCACTTCAAGACTCTTTCCGTGTCGAGAAGCGCGCCGTGGACAGGGGAGCTGTTCTCGACGGCGTCATCGGCAAGACGGCGCGCGACCCGATGGCAGCTCTCCCGCGCTCCGTCGACGGCCATGAGCTTGCTGCCACCTACGTGAAGAACGCGCAGGTCGCCAAGTCAGTGGCCGGCAGCGTCACCAGTGCCACTCTCGCCTGTGCCTGTCAGGACCTGGAGTCGATGAAGGAACAAGCCACCGGAGACATGTGGCGTGCAAAGCAGGCGGCTGAGAACGTGGAGTACGAGATCCGTGACCAGGTTCACGACCTCCTCCTCGATCATCACACACCAGCCACCCTCCGCTCCGTCATCGCCAACGGCGTAAAAGACGCCAAGCTCGCGGCCTACGTCGACGGCCTGGTGACAAAGGTCGCCGCCGAGCTGGAGGTTCGCGAAGGCAGGAGCCTTGTCACAGGACTCATGGTCGTCAACGACGATCACCCGCTGCTGACCAAGGTCGCCGAGATCAGCTCCAAACTCGATCGCTGCCGGCAGGTCAATACCGGCCTCACGGCCTTCACGGCCGCGGCCGACGCCGCTCGCCTCGACTTCACACGCGCTGCTCGCGAGGGACGATGATGAACAAGAAATCAGGCCTTGGTTCGCTGATCATGCCCGGCATGGCTCTCGTCGACGCCGCCGAAAAGACCAAACAGTACAAGAAGATGCTGGATGTCCAGCAGGCGCCGCTGCCACCGAAGACCGCCGGAGCGAAGCAGATGCTGCGGTCATACCTGCACAAGAAAGCAAGCCTGAAGACCGAGGTCACAAAGGCCATGGCCGTCGGCGCCGGCCTCACCGCCGCCGGCGTCGGCATCGGCTTGGCGTCGAACGTCGTCGGCGACATGTACGTCAAGCTCCAGGCCGCGCGCATGTTCGCTGAGCTCAGCCGAAGGCACAGCGAAGTCCGAGGTAACAAGCGCGCTCGTGAGTACTTCGACCTGATCGTGGCCTATGCCCCCAGTCTTCTCCGCCATCCAAACGCCATCGGCGACTTCCTGCTGCGTCAGCTGCAGTACCCGATGTCCAGCGTCGAGTTCATCAAGCAGCTTGCCGATCTTGAGGCGACGGTGACGAAGACTGACCGCGGTTCGCTGGGCATGAACATCGGCGCTCAGGCCTCCGGCATGGCTTCGAATGTGGCCGCATCCAGCTTCGTTGGCAAGAGGCGCTGAGATGTGGAAAGTCATCGTCAACGAACCTGAGACCAAGTTTGGCCCGAGCTGGACATGGTTGGACATGTCCAGCCGTCACTCCCTGCACAAGGTCGCCAGCACCGGCGTATTCGTGCCACCTGAACTGCAGGCAAAGATCGCTGAGATCCAGGGGCAGCTGCCGGGTGACAAGGTCGCGTTCTACAATCGGGCCCTGGGATCCTACGAGGCCTTCGGTCTGAACAGGAACGGCGACGGATTCGAGGCTGACTGGCTGCGAAGGAACCACGACACCTTCGTCAAGAACGGCCACTACTTCAAGCACCACCAGAACAAGGACCCGGCCCTGGGGCGAGGCCGTCCCGTCGCAAGCGCCTACAACGAGAAGACGGCGATGGTGGATCTGATCATCGTCGCCGACAGGGACAAGTGCGAGGAGCAGATCCAGGCCCTTGAACGTGGTCAGCGCGTGCCTACGTCGATGGGAGCCAAGGTCGCCTTCGACGTCTGCACCATCTGCGAGAACCGGGCTCCGAACCGCGACTCGTACTGCGAGCACGTGAAGACCGCGGCCCTGGAGCCCTACGGCATGTCCCGCGTTCTCAGCGATGGCCGTGTCTGTGGCGTGTTGAATCCGAACCCAGGTTTCTTTGACATCAGCGACGTCATCGTCGGAGCCGCGGCCGAGAGCGAGACGCTGATGAAGGTCGCCGGCTACGGGAAGCTGTCGGGAGCAGACCTGGCCGTACTCACCGGCCTGTCGAAGATCGGCGACGAGAAGGGCGCAGCGATGTCCAAGCGCCTGCCCGGCGAGATCGACGCCGCCTACCACCCGCTGTCGTCGCGAGCAGAAGACTTCAGCAGCCGTGAGGTCGACATCCCGGATGCGGACATCGACCGCGTTCGCGAGCGCTCTGGCTTCGAAGGTGTGTTGCGGAACAGTGCGGCCCTGGGCATCGTGCTCAAGCCCAGCGAGTTCGCAAGAGCCGCGAAACTGAGCTCTTTCTCTGCGCCAACCCTGAAAGAGATTTTGCGCAGTGAATCTGCCCCAAAAAAGATTCTGACGGCGGCACTCGACGACGGCTCGCTTCAGATCCTGTCTCGCTTCTACGACCAACGCAGCAGCCAGCAGCCGGCCCTCATGAACAGGATCTCAAGCCCTGGTCAAAAAATCGCCTCACGTCTGGAAGGCGAAAACGCTGATGCCAAGCGCATGTACTGCGCGTACCGCCGATCTCTTCTTGACGTCGACAGCGAAGATACTCGCTGGTCCATGAAGTGTGCGGGAACGAGCGACCGGTACCGGACAGAAACAAGCCGCGCCTACACGCTTCACGTCTTCACCGAGCCTGAGATCAGGGAGAAAGTCCTTGACCGGATCACGAAGGTTGCCGGACAATCACGCGGCACTGGATTCGGTCCCGTCAGCGGATCGATGGCAGATGAACTCGGTGTTGAAGTACTTGAACTTCTTGCGGTACAGTCTATCCAGACTTTTTGACCGCCGGACTTCGGAAAAAGAATGGGAGCAAACATGAGCGACATCGCCAACCTCTACAACGAGGTCATGAACCAGGCGGAAGCCGAGAAGACGGCATCCGACATGAGCGAGGGCCCAGCCTTCGACAAGACTTTCTTCGAGAAGGTTGCCAACGGTGAGGAGGACGCTGTCGAAGCGCTCAACTCCTTCATCGACGACGCCCGTTCCGAAGGCTACAGCGATGAACAGATCGAGGAAGCCATCGGCGAGTCGATGAGCGAAGCCGGCATCATCGAGAGCGAAGACGAAGGCGAAGGCGCTGACGACGGCGAAGACGAGTTCGAGCTCCACAAGGCCGCGGCTTACGCCGAGGGCGCCACGAAGGCCGTCGAAGACGTCCTTGAGACCGAGATGGCGAAGACCGCCGGCGTCACCGCCGAGGACTTCATGGAGTACGAGGTCGGCATGGCCTACGGCCAGGGCTACGCGGAAACGCGTCGCGCCGCCGAAGAGATCGTGACCAAGATCGCGGCCGCCAAGATCCCCGGCCAGAAGCTCAAGATGGGCGTCGGCGCCAAGCTCAAGCAGTACTTCCAGGGCGGCAGCGCCATGGACCGTGCGGCCAAGCGTCTCGCCGGCTCCGGCATCCAGGGCAACGCGAGCCTCAGCGACGGCACCGGCCGCATCCCGATGCAGGTCCGCAAGGCCATCCTCAGCGAAGAGAAGTCGGCCGTGAAGGGCATCGGCAAACGCCGCAAGGCCGTCGCCGGTGGTCTCGCCCTTGGTGCCGTCGGCGCCGGCGGCGCTGCTGCTGGTATGGCCGCTCGGAAGAACCGGGACTGAAATGAAGGCCACAGACTTCGCCAAACTTGGTCGTGAGCTCGTCGCAAGCCGTAAGGAATGTGACGCTCTCAAGGTCAAACTTGCTGGTCTGGAAAAGCGGGCGGCGGCGGAGGTCTTCCTCACGTCGCTCCTGCAGGACCCCACGGCTCCCATGCACCTCCGTCCTTCGGGCGTGGAGGACTTCCTCTCCAAGAGGGACCAGGTCGAGAAACTTGACCTGGAGACCGCAAAGCTCGCCGCTCAAATGGCAAGCCGCGGAGGATTCGAGATCGGGGAACCTGAGGACGCAAGCCCCAGGTACTCCTCGTCCAGCAGCAAGGCCGACGACCAATTCGTCGACTGGCTGTCCGGTTTTGGCCAGTGAACATTTGAGCGGAGGAATACCCCCATGTCGATCGAGATCATCACCCGCCGTGCACCTGAAGATCGCCGCTCTGTGGCGCTCAATCCCGCGGCCCTGCCGACCATCAAGGCCGGGCAGATTCTGCAGAAGATCGGCGGTTTTGCCGTCCTCGCCGATGGCGCGGCTCCCATCCCCGACCCGATGTGGGCTTTCACCCAGACCGGCCGTCTGGACACTGACATCAGCAAGTCAGTGACCATCGTCGAAGCTCCGTTCTCTGCCAAGGTCAACAGCGACTGCTACGTCGGATCACCCGCCGCCGGCAACGCTCTCAAGGTCGGCACCGGCGCCGACAAGGGTAAGCTGGTCGTCGCGACCCTGCCCGCCGACCAGTCAGCTGCACTCGTCGTCGCGTTCTGCGTCACGGGTCCGGATGCCGACAACAAGATCGAGATCAAAGCCGTCCGCTGAGCTTGGTCACAATTCCCCGCCCAGGGATCTGAAGGAGAAGTCATGTCCGAGTTCGGAAGCAACCTGAATCGAATCTTCGTGGAAAACATCCGCGACCCGGCCATGCGAAAGGAGGCAGAAGAGCGCTCTCAGGCCTACCTGAAGCTGCGTGTCTACGAGGACAGCTTCCTGTCCCGTATCCTTCCGCCGAAGCCCATCAGCCCAAGCCAGTGCGATCGTACTCTCGAATCTCCGACGATGCTCCGCAAGATCATCGACAAGGAGTACACGGACGTGACCGCGACGGTCATGGATTTCCGTGGCAAGGGCAACTACAAGTTCATCGAGACTGCCCAGTATGCGGTCGACTTCCACAAGATCGAGTCGGAAGAGTACCACATCACCGAACAGGAGCTCCGAGCCAAGGAGCAACCGGTCCAGTCCCTGATCAAGCACCACACGGCGCGCCAGATCCAGGAGGTCATGGACCGGACCTTCATCAACGCCATCGAGGCCATCCTCGCCGCGAACCCGACCCAGGCGATCACCGACAGCAGCGACATCATCCTGCCGTCGAACATCACCAAGCTGCGCAACGTCCTCGACGGCCGCTCGACCTTCCCTCAGGTCGCTGCCACGCTGCTGATGTCGAGCGCTCAGTTCAACAACATGGCTGTCTGGCCTCAGGCCGGCGTCGACAACGGCATGGGCCAGGAGTACTGGGCCGACGGCTACAAGTACGACAAGCTCTACGGTCTGCGCGTCGTCAAGACGATCAAGTCGAACCTCGTGCCCAACAACAAGGTCTACGCCTTCGTGGCTCCCGAGTTCCTCGGCCACCACCTGACGTTCAACGACGACCGGTTCCAGATCAAGACCGAGTGGGACGACATCGCCTGGAAGGCGTGGAAGACCCACGGCGCCGCCATCGGCAACAACTTCGGCGTCGCCAGCTTGACCCTCGGCGTCTGAGCCGCGAGCTGAAAAATGAAAGCACCGGTGACGGGGCGATCCGGGTAAACTGGACCGCCCCGTTCCCTTTTCACAAGCAGGAGTAGAGACATGCCTCACTTTCACAACCCAAAGGGACACGTCGACGGCTGGTGGCGCAACCAGGCCCTTGACGGCAACGGCGCGCCTCGCGCCCTCAACCTCGGGCTCGTGAGCCTGGCTCCCGGGTCAGCGCGCTTTGTCGACGCCAAGACCGTGGACCGCAGCGGCGGCGCCTTCGACAACGCCAAGTCCGCGGGCCTGGTGGCCGGCCCTTTCGCCACCGAGGCCCAGGCCACGGCTCCTGCCGCCAAGTCGGCGCCGGCACCGAAGCCCGAGCCGACGCAGCCGGCCGCTGAAGACGGTGAACCGTCCCCGGCCCCGGCGCCGAAGTCGGAAGAATCAGCGCCCGTCGCCGAAGAGACCTCGTCGACGGCGCCGAAGAAGAGCGAAGGCGACAAGAAGCGGAAGGGGTAGTCCATGGCTCCGCCAGGCATTCGCAAGACCGAAGATGAGCTCGTGAAGATGGTGCGTACTTTCCTTGGCGACACGCCGGAGGAGAACAAGCTCGTCGTCGACAAGGAGCTCAGCGACGACAAGATTCGCCTGGCGTTGAAGCTGGCCCTCGACAGCTACAACAACACGCCGCCGTACGAGAACTCCAGCTACCTGACGTTTCCTAGCCTGACACTGATCCTGCATGGGGCTGTCATCCAGTGCCTGACCATGGCCGGTATCGTCAGCAGCCGGAACTACCTGAGCTTCAACGACGGCGGCATCAGCGAGGTCGTCAGCGACAAGGCCGGTGCCTACCAGGGCTGGATTTCCAGCCTGGTCGGCGCCTACCAATCCGAGCTCTCCAACATCAAGGTCAGCTTGAACATGGAGCGCAACTTCGGCGTGATCCCAAGCCCGTACGGGAACGTCTTCGACTTCGACAGCTGAGGGGTCATGCGCTTCTACGACACCCGAGTCCTGGCTATGCCCCGTGAGGGCCTGCATGTGCAGTGGCAGTTGGAGCCCGAGGACACGGACATGTCCAGCGTCGAGGTGGAGTTGCAGCGCAGCGAGAGTCCGCTCGGGCCCTTCGAGGTCCTGCAGGCCTTCGACCCGGTGTCGGTCTTCGCGTTCACGGACAAGACCGTGCCCTGGCGACCGAAGGGCTGGGAGATCTACTACCGCCTGGTGGCCAGGAATAAGACCAGCGGCGACGTCGTGCACGAGGGACGAGCCTTTGGAATGCAGGGACAGCTGCCTCTCGACGCCCTGGAGATCATCAGGCAGCACAACATCATGCTCCGTGGCGTCAATGGCCACGGCGCGTACAACGGCACACTCTGCACCGTCTACAAGCGCAGGAACTTCGGAGCTCGCTGCGTGTTCTGCGTCGACGCCCAGACCGGTCGCGTGACCATCAGCGGCTGCCGGAGCTGCGGCGGCACCGGCTTCTCGGGCACCGGCTACTACGCGCCCGTGGACGTGTTCATCGCCCTGCAACCCAACGCCAGGAACCCGCAGATCACGATGCTGGGCAAGCTTGAGGACAACGAGACCAGCGGCTACCTCGTCAACTTCCCAGTGCTCTACGGCGGAGATCTGATCGTGGAGCCCAGCGAGGTCCACTGGCGGGTTGTTGCCGTGGAGCCTACGCTGCGCCATCGTGTCATCGTCAGACAGTCACTGCGCCTTCGACAGCTAGACCACAACGACGTAGAGTACGAGACTCTTCGTCACAGCAGCCACAGATGAGGAACGTCATGGAAAAGACCGCCTTTGAAATCGGATTCGAAGAAGCTTTGAAGATCGCGTCCAGCGGCCAGCCCATGGTCGACTCGTCTCCGGCTCCCTACCTCAACACCAGCGGCGGCGCGAAGGCCGGTACTCAGGGTCCGCACAACGGCGTCGTGGCCCCGGCTCCGGGATCCAGCTACTACTCTCCGCCGGCAGCAGCCGGTGGCCACTTGAACACAAACTCCTCGCCATCGACCGGTGAGAAGGGCAAGAGCGAGACGGGGACACTGGCCATGTGCAAGGACGCCGCCCTCGCCATCGCGTCCAGGAACCGGAGCCGCTGATGTCAGTGAGAGACGACGTACTCGCCAAGAGTCGAGAACATATGGAAAAGGAGGCGAATGTCTTCGCCAACGCCTTGAACCGTGCGGGATCACTCGTCGGGCGAGGCGTCGCCTCTGTCGCTGGCAAGGGTGGTCAGCTTCTCTCCAACCCCAGCTCTCGCCTCGGCCAGCTTGCTGACCGAGTCAGCACGTCAGCTGCCGGGCAGGGGGCTGCCAGCCGCGCGGCTCTGGCGAAGAGAGTCGAAGATCGAGCTCAAACCGCGGCTCAGAGCCGGGTGATGAAGAAGATGACGCCGGCCGAGCGCGTCAGCGTCCGGCAAGACCAGTCGGCGTCGCGGGCAGCGGCCAAGGCCAAGGCCAACGCGCCGATGCCGCAGTCCGCTGCTCCTGTCGGCGTGTCCCAGGCACCGGCTCAAGCCCAGGCCGCCGGTGGTCAGGTTGTTCCCATCCGTCCGGGCATGGGCTTGGGCAAGAAGGTCATGATCGGTGGCGGGCTTCTGGCTGGCGGCTCGATGATTGGCGGTGCCGTCGGCGCCGGCAAGCAGAGCGTTCAGCAGCAGATGGCCAGCGGCCAGATCGTGCCCGGAAACTACGAACAGCAGGGATGACTGGTCGAATCTTCATCCACACGCTCTCACTACCAGAGCGAATTTGGGTGGACTTTTTCCGGGTCTTTTTTAGCCAGAGGTATCTCCTGGTTGACGAGGACATGCGCCCCGTCGAGAACCAGTTCTTGATCGAGCAGTCCCTGGAGCCGGGGAACAGACGCTTCGATGTCCTCTTCGAGAGCGACATGGAAAAAGCGAATCCAAACATCCTGCCCTGCCTCGTCATCGAGGACACGGGTACGGCTCAGACTGGAATCCTTCTCAACGAGCTTAGGACCTGGGCTGTGAAACCAGCGTCTATGCGTGACCGCACGGACTTGCTGCGCAGCACCTACGTCTTTCACTGCTGCAGTCGTCACCGAGGAGAAAGCCGTCTGCTGGCTTCTATTGTCAGCGCGGCCGTTACCTCGTTCAGAGACGCGTTGCTTGAAGCTGGTCTGCACAAGATCGATCCATGGTCCATTGGAAAGACCATGGCTCTCAAGGCAGACAACGACGAGGTTTACGTCGACACGCCTGTGACGGTGAACTTCAGTTTCCAGGAGCGATGGAAGACCATCGAGAACAGCGACAGCTTCTACGAGCATTACTGCCTGGCTATCGCCGCCGACCAGCTGGTACGCTACGTGCGCACGGCCATGGCTGTGAGCGATTCCTTCCTGATTCCCTACGTGAAGACGACAATGGACATCGAGAACATCAACATCAACAACTACGTGATGAGCTCGATGTCTCTGTCAGATCCGACCTCGTCGTCGTTCTTCATTAACAGCCGCGTCGACGTCGTCGATGCTGACAATGTCACGAAATACCTGAGGACGTCGATGCGCGTGTCTTGAGATAGCTCAAGTCCGCGACTAGACTCCCACACGCGAGGTGCGCCATGGCCTATGAAGAACCAGGGATCAAAGTCATTCAGCAGCTGTCACAGGCTGCTGCAAACATCGCCGCGGCGACGCAGGCTGCGACGCTGGTTGGCGAGCTCTACGAGGTCTTCAGTGACCGAGTGCTGACCAGGCGCTATGACGCGTTGACCGGCGCCGGAAGCCAGGCTTTCACCTGGCCAGGGAAGAAGACGACGTCTGTCGTCGATCTCGCTGGCGTCCGCAAGGACACGGCTGAGCCCGACAGCCAGCTCGACGAATACGCCGTATTCCCACTGGCGTTCAAACTCCGTGACCCGATCACGAGCCAGATCTTTTCCATCGACAAAATCTCCGGTGTCTTCGGCGTAAGCCAGACCGGGTTTTCGCTGGCCGAGAAGGTGGACGCCGCCGGCGCCCGTCTCTCCGGTGCCGTGGGAACTGGCGCCCAGGCCAACCGCCTTCACTCCCGCCTCGGCGGCGCGGTGAACGCCGGCGTCAGCGTCGGTGACCGCGTGCGCGTGACCAACGCGCCGACCTTGCCCATCTTCGACATCCGCGGCAAGGTCACGGCCTTCGCCGACGACGACGTCACGTTCCAGGGCGACGGCACCCAGTTCAAGGTCAACGCCTCGACCGCCGCCGGCTCGGCGACGTTCGTGGCCACGGTCACGGACAAGGCCGTCACGCTCCCGGCCACCGGCGTCATCCGCGTCGACAGCGGCGGCAAGACCGAGGATCTGGCCTACGGCAGCGTCTCCGTCGCCGGCCTCGTCCACACCTTCACGCTCGCGGGCGCCACGCTCACGCGCCTGCAGCATGACGCGCAGGTCGACGTCAAACTCCTGGTCCGCAATACCGTGAACATGGCGTTGACCGACGGCAACATCGTCGCCTCCAGCGGTCACGTCGCGTCGGCTGCCGGCGGACTGACCGGTCGCCTGAACCAGCGCATCGCAATCTGGCCCGAGAACCTGTGGGTCAACACCGGATCCGTTGCCGGCGGCGGATTCCGAGTCAACACCAGTGACCTGACGCTGACGGAAGCCCATGTTGGACGCCTGGCCACGGTGTGGACCGACACTTCCGGCGTAACCTTCGCCACCGGCGCCAGTGTCGGCGGCGTCTCGGTCCTGGAGTTTGAGGACACGACCAACAGCCCGTTCCTGGCTGCTCACGTCGGACTCGTCATCAAGATCGGCAGCGAATACCGCCGCGTCACCAGTGTCGTCTCGGCTTCGAAGATCACGTACAGCGGCGCCAAGATCACCAACGCCGCCGGCATCACATTCTTCCTGTACGTGACGCCAGTCGTGTGCACGATCACGGCCGTCGACGTCGCCGGCGGTGGCAGTGACTTCTTCGTGGACACGGCTGTCTCGGCTGTGGCCGGTGCTCTGCCGGTGGTTATCCACCGACCCGAGTACCGCGACGTCACCAGCGTCGTCACCGACTTTGACGTCGTGTACAGCGGCAGCGCCATCGTCCCGGACACGACCTTCGGCCGCTTCACGCCCGTGTCTCTCTTCACCGAGAGCATGACGTTTGAGGTCATGCCAGACTTCGAGTTGCTGACCAGCTTCCGCGCCCTGGACATCGCGGCCGTAAACGACACGCTCGCCGTGTCGACGATCAGCGAGGTTCAGAGCCTGGGAGCCGTCCACAAGGCCAACCCCTTACTCTGGGCCGCCAACTCCGCCTTGCTGGCTATGGGCACCACCGACGTGCCCGTGCTCCTGCAGTCCGTCGACCTGTTCAGCGACGCGCTGAGCGGATCAAAGTCCGGGTTCCCCGAGGACCGGCAGGAGGCGCTTGGCTACGGCCTGGCGCTTGAAATCCTGTCAAGCCAGGATAGCCCGTACTTCCTGGTGCCACTGACCAGGGACGAGAGTGTGCGCTCGGCATTCCGTGGTCACGTCCTGGCACAGAGCCAGCCGACGGCGAAGCATGAGCGCGTGGTCTACCAGACCTACGACCTCCCGCTCGGAGACGTCGAGAGCGTCGAGGGCCTGATCGCCCCCGGCTTCAACGGCGGCAACAAGCGCATCACCGACATCGGCGCCGGCTTCATCTCCACCCACGGCCTGATCCCCGGCAACGCCGTCGTGATCCAGAAGCCTGCGGCCTTCGCCGGCAGCTACGTCATCGCCGCGGGCAGCGACGACGACAACCTGGTCCTCGAAGGCACGCCCTGGCAGCAGGATGGCGCCGGCTCGTTCCTGTCCGCGGCCAAGGAGTTCTCGGTTGCCAACGCTGACACCACGGTCACAAACGTCGTCGACTCGGCGACCAGCGGCGTGTGGAAGGACGTGCAGCCCGGCGACTACCTGCTGCTCGGCAGCCAGACGCGTCTGATCACGGCCGTCAGCAACTTCGCCCCGGGCACCAACAACCGCCTGGCCTACAGCGGTTCGGCGCTGACGCCGGCGGCGGCGTCGCAGAGCGTCTCGATCCTGCGCACCAGCGTCGGAGTCGAGTTCTACGCCAAGCCCATGGACAAGACCGAGCAGGCGGCGGCCATCGCCGCCATCAGCCAGGGTCTCGGCAGCCGTCGCTACGTCAACTTCTGGCCCGACTCCGTCGAGCAGATCACGGGCACTGACACGCAGGGTAACGAAGTCAAGGAGCTGGTCCCCAGCTTCTACGCCGCGGCGGCCGAGGCCGGTCGTGACAGCGTTATCCCCAGCGCCCGTAGCTCCACCGGCATGTCGCTGGCCGGTTTCACGGGCCTCGACCACAGCAACCGCTACTTCTCGACGGCTCAGCTGAACGTCATCGCCGGCGGCGGCTGGTCGATCCTGGAGCAGAAGGTCGTCGGAGGTCCGGTGACGATGCGGCACCTGTTGACCACGGACATGTCCACGGTCAAGAGCCAGGAGCTCAGCTTCACGAAGAACGTCGACAACATGGCCAAGGTCAAGCGCGCGAGCACTGAGCCCTTGCTCAACGACGACAGCGGCCGAGTGAACATCACCCAGGACCTGCTGACGTCGCTGGCCTTCCCGTTCCAAGGCATCTACGAGAGCTTCGTTCGCACCGGTCAGCTGGTGCGCACGAGTGGCAAGCCGGCGTACAAGATCCTGTCCATCCGACAGGACCCGCTGAACGCCGACTGCATCCTCGAAGACGTCGAGCTCAACGTGCCCCTGCCCGCCAACCGTGTCGTGGTGACGTTCGTCATCTGATCAGAGGAGGAACTGACCATGCCCGTTCAAAAGAAATACGCAGCCAGCACCCTGAGCAACTGGAATTTCCGTCAGTTCCACCTGAACGTGGATCGAGGCGGAAAGAACCAGGGCCAGTTCATGACCCCGGAGGCGACGCTCATCGCCGCCGGCCCTGCTCGCCTTGAGGACCTGAGTGGTGCGGCGTTGGAGAAGCTCGTCATCCCCATCGCCATCACCGACAACGTGTCCGTGAACCAGAACAAGATGCTGCAGCAGATCTTCGAGATCGGCAGCCGCCGCAGCTACTTCGTCAGCGGCCACACCACCGGCACCGTGGCTCTGGCGCGGCCGATGTTCAACGGCCCGAGCCTGATGCGCGTCCTCACCGGCGCGACCCAGGACACCGAGGGCTTGGACAACGACGCGGGCATGGACGTCATCAGCGGCGGCGACCCAGCCGGCCGGCAGTTCAACGACGAGACCGAGGCCACGTTCTACATCAACCTGCAGGCCGAGATCTTCGATCGGCCGACGGGGTTGATGGTGTACATGATCGACCAGCGGAACGTGCCCTACGGCGCGTTCTACATCGAGGACTGCAACATCAACGCTCACGGCTTCGGCGTCGCCAGCCAGGCCATGACCGTGGTCGAGAACGTGAGCATGATGTTCGACCGCGTGGTGCCCGTGGCCGTCACCGCCGGCTAAAAAAAACCGCTGTCGGTTTTTTCGCAGACAAAGCCGCCGTGACTGGCGGCTTTGTCGTGTCAGTACCAGCCGGAGCGGTTGCTGGCGCGCCGGGCCGCGCGAGCCTCGGCCTCTTCGTCCTCGCGGCGAGCGCTGTCCAGATCATCCGCCATCCGCTGCCTGTGCTTGGGCAGCTGCCAGCACTCCTTGCAGACGACCAGAGCTTTGTCGCCCTGGGCGGCGTAGAAGTCGTACCACTCCCATTCCCAAGTCTCGCTGCGCGGCTTGGTCGTGGAGCAATCTCGACAGACTACCTTCTCCTCACCCTCCGACCGCCGGTGCTGTTCAGCACACGAGGCGCACATGGCGCACCCGTCTCCGTCGAGCTCGCTGCGGCAGAAGCTGTCTACTTCGATCCGCGCGATCACCAGCGGTTCGTGGCCGCAGGTGCCAACGGTCCCACGAGCGACGAGGGCTTCGATGTCCTTCTTATAAGTCTTCGTGACGAACCAGTTCATATCTCACCTCCACGACTGTTATGCCCGTGGAGGCGAGCGATCTTCACCAGCTGCCGCTGGCCTGGTGCCACTGCCGCATCTTGGCCATGACCATGGCCGTGGTCGAGGCCTGGCTCGTGGTCTTGACCAGCTTCTGGTCGTAGAAGATGGCGGTCATGGAGAAGAGCTTGAGAGCCGGCGGCAGGCCCGGGTTCTCAATCTCCCACTGCCTGGGGTCGAAGTAGTCCAGGAACCGCATACCCGCGCTCTCGGTGAAGACGTCGATGAGCGCGTGCTGGAACACGATCTTGGCCCGGTCGTAGTTGATCCCGGGCCTAACCTGGACCTTGACGATCAGCGTCTGCTCGCTGGGCTTGAACTCACTCTGGCCCTTGGTGACCTCGACCATGTACGGCTCACCGGCCTCGACGCCGGCGCGCGCCGAGACCAGGGCCGTGGGACGAACGCCGCCGCGGAGTGCTTGTCGCTTCTGTTCTTTGTCCATGACCAAAGCTGACACAGAAGACAACGTCAGCCAACTGCTTTCATCATCTCGTCAAGCACCGAGTACTCGTGACCACATGCCGGGCAGGTCAGGCTGTGACGGTCGGCGCATTCCCGACACAACACGTCCTGGCAGCAGCTCTGCTCCACGTAGTCGTCGGTCAGGTCCCCGCAGTTGCTCAGCGTGCACTGACAGTGCGTGACCTCGATGTCGTCCCAGGTCAAGCCCACGATCTCCATGATCAGGTCGTCAGCTCCCTTGTGACACCTGATCTCGTCGTAGAGCCACTGCATGTGGTCGTCGAAGGACTCGTAGGCCCAGGCCTGCTTGTCGCTGCAGTCCTCTGGGGCATCGCTGAAGTCGCTGAAGTCCCAGCCATCGAACTCGGAGTAGTAGAGGTAGCACTCGCGGTAGGCGACATCGGCCTGCGTCAGGGCCTCAGTCAGCGTCTTGACCTTGTCGTAGACCTTCAGGCCCTTGATCCTGACCCTCTTCTCCAGCGAACTCTGAAACATGTCCCTCACGCCCATCAGCCACCGCCTTTGCCATGTCCAGGGCCACGCTGTCGACATCGTCGTCGCACGTGATCCAGAGTTGAACGCCGAAGACCTTGACGTGTTTCCAGGCCACGTGCCCACCTTCTTCGTCGACGACCACGAACAGGTCACCGACGACCAGGTAGTCGTCCGGCGGACCGCCGCTGACTTCATCCGCCACGTCGATACTGTCGTCGTAAGCGGCGCTGGCGATGGCGGACGAGATCTCGTTGCTCGCCTGCTCGTAGGCCAGGATACCGAGCCCGTCGCTGATCGACGGCGAGGTTGGGAAGTGGCCTTTGACGTAGACCTGTTCAGCTAGCCTCAGCAGTTCGCTGTCTTCTAGCTGGCTGCCGAGGTCGTAGCCGCTGAGCCAGTCGCCGACGTGGTCGCTGATGTCTCGCTCCCGGTAGCTGCCACTGGCGGCGACGTTGGAAAAGAAATCGTTTCCGCAGTCTTTGATTATTTCATTGAGTGTCATTCACAGCCTCCTCCATCTCCTCAAGAACACTTGCTTCGTCAGGCGACTGCCATTCGCCGTCGGGGTCAATGAACCAGCGACAGCTTTCGCAGGAGCTGCCGGCCCAGGACTCAAGGTCCTGCAGCAGCACCGACTCGCTGTCACCGTCGCCACCGGCGCAGTCGGGACAGAAAAAGGCCCCGTCACAGACGAGGCCAATCACTTCCCAGATCTTGCGGCCCACGGCCTAGGTCTTGACCCTGGACTCCGGCGGCAGGATTGCTCGCCGAGCCAGGTCCTGTGGCAGGTCACGGACGATGACGTCCAAGACCTTGTCCGGGTCCATGTCCGCGCTGATGCCGGCACGAGCCATGGTCCCGCGGTCGACGTGGCCGCCGTGGGTCAGCAGGTGGGCGATACGGGCCCTGAGCGCCGACGTCTCCAGGGCCTCGGCGGTGGCCAGCAGCGTCTCCTCCCAACGCCTCTGCTCCCTGTCGCTGGCGCAGATGCCGACGAATGCCGGGTGACGACTCCGCAGGTAGTCGCTGCCGGGGATGCGGTCTGTCTCTTTCGTTCCTGGCTTGATGCTCATGACTTGCTCCTGTCGCTGGCCGTGCGGACTCGCCCGGCCACCTGACGTTGTGGTTTCTCTGGCTTCACTGGCTTCGGCCCGGGCTTCACGGCCGTCCGCTTCCTGGGCTTGAAGACGTCGAACTCTGTCTCGATCTCCTGCGAACGCGCCGGCTCCAGGGCCTTGTTCACGTCCTCGTGCTTGGCGAGCTTCTTCACTTCAGCGAGGTTCAGGCTCGTGAACTCGCTGAGCTTGTGACCCTCGACGACGCCGGTGTCGATGAGGCCTTTGATGATGCTCAGCGTCTTGTTCTTGTCGTAGCGCGTCATCTCGTGGGCGTTGAAACCGACCCCGGTCTCCTCGTCCAGGAGCACGACGCCGTGTTCCTGCGTGAAGGCACGCAGGGCCTTCTTCACACCCGCCACCCGCTCCTGGTTCACGATCAACCAGGCCGCAGCCTCCCTGGCGCTGACCATGTCCGTGGGCGTGGTCATTGACGGCTCCAGCACCTTGTTGCCGGCGCTGCAGCTGGCCAGATATCGGCAGTACTGGCACTTCCCGAAACCAGGCTCTGGCTGGATCTTGTCTTCGGTGATCATGGACTTGAAACGCGCCCGCATCTGCAGACGTGACCAGGCCAAGGCGATTTGCTCGCGGCTGAAGTCCACGATATCCGTGACCCCGTACTGGAAGTAGTAGATGCCGGCACGGAAGCGTGTGAACTGCGGGTACTTGTGCATGGCCAGGGTCAGGTAGCCACACAGCTGCTCATCGGTCGACAGCTCGCTGTCGCTGAACATGGCCGGTCTGTTCTTGAAGTCGATGATCGTCAGCAGACCGTCACCGCTGTCCTCGGCGTAGTCGACGACGCCGCGCCATCCGTCTTCCGGACATGTGTCGAAGGGCACGACGTTTCCCGCGGCGTCGATGGCCAGCTTCAGCTCGTTGCCAATCATCCGGTCGCGGATGAAGGCATTTCGCTCCTCGACCGTGATGTCGCTTGTGATACGGAATCGGCGATAGAACGTGGCCATGCGCTCGTCGACGATGTCGACAGCCGAGATCATGTCACCGGCATCCTTCATCACCTCCTGGCTCACGGACAGCGAGCTCAGGTGACCGGAGACCTTGGCCTCGGCTGCCAGGGCCTGGGACGGAAGACCCAGGCCAGAGATAGCCCGCAGCTGCAGATCGGCTCCCGTGTGCAGTAGCGTGCCGAGACGTGTCCTGTCGATCTCCAGCAGCCTCTCCGGACGCGGCTCCGGTGGCAGCTTCAACACCTTCTCCTTGTACAGGGCCAGGGAGCAGGAACTGGCTCGGCTATAGGACCATGGTCCCTTGAGAACTGTCTTCGTCATTTGATTGCCTCCTGAAACCAAGCGGGTAACTGCTTCTTGTTGGCGGATAGGAACCTGTTGAAACGACTGTCGAGAATGTAGGTACGGCAGCTGTCTTCGGCGCTGCGCATACCTCGTCCGTAGGTCTGAACCAGGGTCAGGCATGCACGCCAGTCGCTGAACCTGGGATCAATCTCCGAACGCGCCTTCACGCGCTTGCTCGGGTACTGGTAGGGCAGACGGATGATGATCTGGAAGCGGCACAGGTCGTCCTTGAAGTCGTAGCCCTCGGTGAGCCCGACTCCGACCAGCACCGCGTCCTTTGCATCGCCTCCGGACAGGAACTTGTTCACCACCGACACCCTGTCGTCCTTGCCGTGCCAGACGAACCTCTTCTTCTCCAGCACCGCCGACAAGGCCTCAGACATCTGGTAGCTAGTGCAGTGCACCACGCCCCTGACGCCCCTGTTCTCGTCGACGATCTCTGAGATGGCTTTCGACAAGGCCTCGAAGTTCCCCTCGTAGCCCTTGAAGCCCATGTCCCCGACGTACCTGCGGATCAAGGGCCTCCTGTCAGCCGGGAACGTGCTGGGTACCGACAGGTGCCTGGTGTTCTCGGTGCTGAGGTTGACGCTGCGGCTGAAGGCCTTGTCTCCGTCCAGGAACGTGGCGGAAAGAAGCAGGCGCTTGTGCCCCCACTTCAACAACGCCTCCTTGACGAAGCGTCCGGCCTTCACCGGCTCCAGCCTGACGCTGTCGCTGCCGATCTCAGCCACCCAGGGCATAGGCGACTTACCGTTGTTGCTGGCGACGTAGCGGCCGATGCGCTGCTTGATGTCCGTCGCCTTCTTGACCATGTCCGCCAGGTGCTTGAGGTTCGCGCCGGCACCGGGCCTGTGGCTGGCCTGGTAGCTGACACGCTCGTTGGACAGGTCCTGGCTGAGTTTTACCAGCCTGTCGTCAAGGCTCTTGCTCACGACCTGGACCCAGGCTGACACCACCCTCGCGTCGTCACTGGCCGGCGTGGTCCATGGCAGGCCCAGAAACCTGAATGCCGGTGACATCAAGTCCACGGACGCAAAGGACACGATCTTGTCCTCGATGTTGTGAGCCTCATCGAGAGTGATCAGGGCCCGTGGAGACGGGAAGGCGCCGCCGAGCGTGCACTGGCTGAGGAAGCTGTCGAAGTTATGCAAGGCAATCGGCGTCCAGCGAGCCGTGTCCTTGGCGTCTTGGTACGAGCACTTGCCGGCTCCGCAGCCGGCGCTGCCGTAGAAGAGGTCGGCGTCGTGGCAGCTGAAGTCATGCAATCCTCCGGAAGACGACCCCATCAGCGACAACGTGTCTCTCGGATCCTTGCTGCACGGATAGTTGCCCTTGCCTTTGATCAGCGACACGAGGCCGCGGGTCTTGAGGTAGGCGTCCTGCAGTAGCTTCATGCTGGTGATGACGTGAGCCTGGCCCGGGGCCATGATCGCGTAGGCCTCGTCAACCGCGTTCTTTGGCAGGAATCGAGCTCGGTGCAGGAGTGCGGGAAAGCCGTGGGTCATGTACAGAGCCACGGTCTTGGCGATGTCAGTCTTGCCGCTGCCCGTGGGCGCCTCGATGACCACGGTGTCGGTGTCCGAGTCCACCAGGGCCTGAAGCGCGTCACGGATGACTTCAAACTGATGCCGTCTGTAGCTCGGCCCGCCACCGGCGGTACGGTGTGGGAAAAGCTCATGAATCAAGTTCTCGTCAATCACGTGGCGCGCTCCAGGTCATGTTGTTGTCAGCCCTTCAGAAGGGCAAATCGTCGTCTGCACCGTAGGCCGCGGCATCCGGGCCCTTGGGCTCGGCGGCCGCGCTGTTGCGTCCGCCGGTGGTCACGAACTGAACTCCGAATGGCCTGGCCGTGATGGTCAAGCGCTTCGGCGCCTTGCCCTTGACCAGGAAATCCGCCTCGCGAACACCGAGTTCGCCGTTGACGTAGACCTGATCGAAGTGCTTCAGGTTCGCACCCAGGAACTCTGCCTGCGGTCCGAATACTCCGACATCGAACCAGATCGGATCTCCATCCTTCTTCCGTGGATCGTTGTAGGCCAGGGTCAGGAAGCAGTTCTTCCTGTCCGTGCCGCCCACCCTTGGTCCAGTCTGACCTTCGTCACGCTTCTTCTTGCTGACGATGAAACGACCGAGGACCATGATCTCGTTACGGCACATGCCGTCGTCAGGTGGGTTATCGATGTCGTCAAGAGTAGCCGACACCAGACCAACTCCGTCGCCATCAACCTGCAGTCGGTTCAGCTTCTTCTTGTCACCCTGGTCATCGGTGACTTCGCGGTTGACGACGAAGGCGTTGGCTCGGAAGTAGTCTCCGGCCTTGGCCTTGGCTGCCAGGCTCTGGCTGTCACCAAAGCAGTCGACGGTCACCGGCACCCACTGCATCTTCCCATCCTTCTTGTAGGACGGGATCAGCAACGGGACCATGGTGTACTTGCCGGCTGCGCTCTTCGGCGTGTCGCGGACCCGACCGATGATGAACGCGCGGTTCTCGTTGAGGCTGATCGCGCTCTTCTTTTCCCCGCCGCCGCCGCCGCCGCCGTCACTGCCAGTGTTGTCTTCAGTCATGTTCAAGCTCCCTTCGTTGTTGGAATCAGAAGTCCAGGTCATCGGCGTCGATGAGGTCGTCCCCAGCGTCGCCCGGGCCCCAGTTCTTGCCCGTTGTCGCCGGCGCAGTGCCACCGGCTTCCGTCCTCAGCTCTGTGAGCATGGCTCCGAGGTCTCCCTCGTGCTTATTCTCCAAGAGCCTCATGCGCGCGGACGTGTAACCGAGCTTGCTGGCCAGTGCCGCAACCTCGCTCTGCACGGCCGTGGCGTCGACTTCGACTGACTCTTCAGCCGCCGCCGCCGCCATGTCGTCACTGACGTCATCGTCACCGTCGACAGCCATGTCGTCACCCATGGCCATGGGAGTGAAGACCGTGCGGCCGACAGGGGCCTTTACGTCATGCCCAGCCAAGGCCTCTGACAGCGTCCGACGCATCGTCATCTCCTCGATGGCCAGGCGCTTCAGCTCGCTCAGCGGCCCGTCGAAGTCGAAGGTCATGACCGGAATGCGCCGGTTCTGACCGTCTGCCTGACGGATGTCGATGAGATGCTGCCTGAACATCAACGGGATGCCGGACAGCACGCCGCCGGTTACGCGTGAGATAGCGTTAAGGCTGCTGACCATGGACATGATCGAGTAGTAACTGCGCGTGCGGTGCACGCTTCTACTCGGAAACACGGGCCGGTGGATCAGCTGCATGTTCACGATAGCTCGCCAACCGCAGTCGCTCTTCTCCCCGTTCTTCGCCCACATCGGACACTCGCGATTGCAGTCCACGTCCTGGGGCTGTGGATGCATCTTCAGCGTCTTGTTCTTGGCGTAGGCCTTGACGTCAGCGACCTGGCTGGCTTTCTGAGATCCGTAGGCGCTGCTGCACATACGTCCGCGTCCGGTGTAGAAAGCCCGCTCCAAGTAGATGATGCCGTCGTCGCCCTGGACCTTGTCGGTGGTCACGAACACGGGGATGGCTTTGACGTCACTGGTCCAGTTGGCCTCGTTGAGACCCTGGTGCCTGGCAGCCGCCTTCATCACCTGCTCGTCGACGTCGAACTTCTTCGTTGCCGGGTTGCGTGTGGGAAGGCGAACGCGAGGCGGGGTCTTGATGGGTGCGCTGCCCCCCATCTCACCGCCTCTGATGCCTCGGAATTCGATCAGGTAGTGCGGGTCGTCGAACCCGCTTTCAACTTCTTTCGTTGGCACTGGTCACCTCACATTTCGTCGAAGAGATCGTTGTCGCTGACTTGAGGAGGAGCAGCGTCTCGGTCCGGTTCGTCTGCCGCCTCCGTCTTCTCCGTTTCCTTGGCCTTGGTCTTGGTCTTGGTCTTTGGCTCCGGCTTCGGCTCTTCCTTCTCCTCCTCTTCCTCCTCCTTCTCATCATCACCAGACGCCGTCGCCGTCGCCGCTGCCGTGTCGCTGGCTTTGGTCTCGGTCGTCTTCGAGCCGCGGGCTTTGGGCGGCTCGACCTTCTCCAGGTAGCCGCTGACGGCCAGGGCGCAGTCCGGGCACAGCCACTCGAAGAAGACGCGCTTGTGCTCGCCACCGGGCACGGCGACGACGGCCGCACACATCGCTTCCGTCTTGTCGGCACGGGCCGCGAACTTCTCGTAGAACGAGATCTGCGCCTCATCCGTCACCGGCCGATGCTTCTTGCACCGGTCGCAGTTGATGTTGACGCCAGTCTTGATCAATCCACCCATACGTCCTCCTAACCGTCGTCAACGACGACGTCTTCGTCCCTGGAGATCAGGGACTTGATTTTATCCAAGACCCTGACGACGTCAGGGCCTGTGATCTGAACTCCGAACCTGACCTGGAACCGGCGGCCTATCTCAGTGACCATCGCCGCCTCGGTATCGAAGGCCGTGGCTCCGGTCATGGCCAGCAGCGCCAGGACAACTGCTTCTCGCTCACTCAGGTCGAGTCTCTTCACAACTGGTTATCACGCATCTTGAGAACCAATTTCTTCAGCGACTTCATCTTCAACTTCCTCTTCAATGACCACGGCGAAGGGGTCGTTGAGTGGCTTGATGTTTGGATCGAATGGATCGGCATCCCGCTTCTTCTCGCCAACAGCCGGTCCGAAAGGGTTGTGGTCGTCATCACGTTCGACGGACATATTCGCTCCGTCGCTGGAAGACCTCATCGTTCTGCAGCCTGATCAGGCACACCGTCGACAGGTCGACGGCGTTGTTGCTGCCGTCGCTGTCCACGAGTGTGATCGTGGACGTTCCGCCTTCCCAGGCGTCGATGATTTCCTTCGACTCGTGGCTGACGACGTTGCGAACCCATACGGCCTTGTCTCGGCCGATGAATGAGAACTCAACATGTACTGGCTCCTTGCTACTCATAGACACCTCGCTTTCAACGTACGCCGCGTGGCATGACCACGACGGCTACTGAGTTTTTTTCGTCGTGAATCTGCATAGGCATCCCCTGCATGCCGTCGACGGGTTCAGCCCACATGACCTTGACCGTGTCGGCGGTGAGAGCCGACAAGGCCTTGGTCAGGTACAGGGAGAAGAAGGCCACTCCGTTGAGGAACTGGAGACCGGAGACGTCAGACTTCGTGACCGACCCCGGCTGCCAGTTCAGGACCTGCTCGACATGAATCCCGTGCCCGGCAATGTCGCTGGGGTAGTGGCTGACGAGGTTCATCTCGTCGTCGTCTGGATCCACCATCACGCGCACCGCCGCTCCCAGCTTCTTCTCGTCGGCGCTCACCGAGCCGCCGAGAATGCGCCTGCAGATCTCCAGCATCTCCTGCCTCTGCACGTAGACCCAGTGGACCCTTGTCTTCTTCTGCCCGGCGAACAGGAACTGGCCACTGGCGTCCGGCGCGTAGACGAAGGGCTTCAGGCCCGTGTACTTGCTAGCCGTCAGCCTCACCCACACGCACCAGTCACTGCCTCGGAGCCAAAGCGATCCGGGGTCGGCAGACATCTTCAGGTTCTTGTCGCCACCGCCGATAAAGGCCCTGAGCTTGACCCAGGCCTGTGCCGGAACGATGACGTCTGACCCAGGTGGCACGATGGCCTTGCCGATGCGGGCCATGACCTTGGTGTCCGTGGCCTCGGATCCGTCTTCGCCCAGGTGGATGCTTGACCACTGGGGCATGTACGGGTCATCGCTGGCCGCCCAGAGCACGGACTTGACCACGCGCTGCATCTCCGCGTCGTCCACCGGCCACCAGGACTGCGGCTGCTGGAGGCTGGTGAAGTTGTCACCGGCCACCAGCGGCAACGTCATGTGCACGCCCGGTCCGCGAAAGGACAGTAGGCGGTCAGACGACGCGACGTTGAGGTCGATGTGATGCGGCAGCACCGACACCAGCTTGTCCAGGTGGTCGACGCCAACGGATACGACACCTGGCTCGTGTCCGGTGACGGGAACCGCCATCCTCGCCCCGCCGTCGGGTGACGAGATATCCAGCGTCATCAACCCCTTTTCCATGACCCTGAAGACTGCGTTCTTGTGAGCTGGTAGCAGGTCGCCGCTGCGAGCTCTGAACTGCAGAGCCCGCCTGCCGGCGTCGACCAGCTTGTCTGCCGGTATCTTTGCCTTCATTGTCTCTCCCGATATGAGCTAATCGTCTTGCTCAACTTTGAGTGAATGTCAACGTGTTCCTAGCTGACCTTCTTTTGACTTCCTCTCCGACAACCGATCGTTTGATCGTGCGAGGGGCCGCGCGCTCAGAGCGCGCGGCACCCCTACACACACGGCGTCGTCGGAGAAGAAGACTCCAAACCTGCGCCGGCGAGTCGCCGGCCGTGACATTCGAACACGTGCTTTCTCATCCTGATCCCGCCGGTGTCGTTGTGGCTGTCCCAGGGAGCTTGCTCCCTGGGGCGAGGCCGCTGATAGGCGTCACCTGCGTTCTTGAATCCGTCATCGGCGGCGAGTCGCCGCCGTCTCTGTCGATGAGACCTTCCTGATTCCAACATCTTGAGGACTTGGCTTTCGAATCAACGGAAAGCCAAGTCCCAAAGCCAATTCAGGCTGTCAGCGACGGCGAGACGCCGTCTCCTGTCGAAGGCCTCTGTCTACTTCTGACCGAGCCAGCGCTCGACGACGGCCTTGTGGCCGATGGCGATGTCGGCTCGGCTCGGCAGCCTGACGACCATGCCCCAAGGCGGCACCGCCCCGTTGTGCGTGATCAGCCAGATGACCGGTACCCCGCGTGGCGGATTGGGGAACGGTGCGTAGCCATCGGTGGTCACGATACAGACGTCTGGCCGCATCTCCTCAGCCAGGGCCAGCGGCGCCGCGAAGTCGGTTCCGCCTCGTCCCTTGAACTCGGCCGCCCTCTTCACGGTGCTGCGGTTGATGGCAATAGGCGGTCCGTGCAGGCCGTGGTCGAAGTCCTGCACCTGCACTTGCACGTGACTCAGACGTGTCATGTGGAAGAGCTCGTTGTAGCTGACGGCCAGCTCCTCGTCGACGACGCTGCCGCTGGTGTCACGACACCAGAGAATCGACAGCCGTCTGTTCTTCTTGCTGCCGGGAGGAACATGCGTCTTCCTGTTGACCTTGGCGACGGTACTGCGCCTGGTGACGTGAACGTGCCTGGCCACGAACATGCGCAGGAGCTTCTCGAATGGAACGGCCTTCTCCCTCATGATCTCGTCGATCATGGTCAGGAGATCTCCAGGCATGTACCCGCGCATCTTTCCGCCTTCGCCTCGCGACTGCGCCGTCTGGTACGCGTGCCTGACCATGGCCTTGACGGCCTCGTGCACAACCTCCGGTGAGTCGTTCACGACACCCCACTGGCCATGATCGTCGAAGGACTGGAGCTCGCCTTCTCCGTCGCCCTCCTCGTCCCCCGGCTCCTTGCCTTTGCCAGGCTTACCGTCTTCACCCGGCTCACCTTCACCGCCCTTGCCATCGCCTGGCTTCTTGCCTTTGCCATCCTTACCGTCTCCCGGCTTGCCATCATCGCCGGGCTCGCTGTCGCCTGGCTTGCCGGCGCCAGGGTCGTCGCCCTTGGGCCTGGACATCATGATCTTGACGCTGACGCTCTTGAAGTACTGCGGGCTCTTCTCTCGAATCTGCTGAAGCAGCTCGTAGTACCTCTCCCACGTCTCCCGCTCCGGGAAGTTCCTCCAGTCCCTCTCCGCCTTGCCCTCCTCTGGAACGCGCAGCTTGCTGGGCATCAGCACCCAACCCGGCTGATCACCTTCGCTCTGGATCAGGCTGTCGACAGCCAGGTCCATGGCCACGTTGACCAGCGGATCCCGGTGCAGATCCCTATTCTTCCGACCCTGCTCGACGTGACCGTGGATGCAGTGTCCGATTTCATGCTGCAGGAACCCGACGTTGTGCTTCAGGTTGTGGATGGCCATGAAGTCCGGGTTGTAGACCATCTCCACCCGCCCGTTCCTGACGCCGACGGCCAGGGTCGGGATCTCGTAGGTCTCACGCCTCACGATCTCGGCAAAGCAGTAGGCGTAGAACGGTCGGTTCTCCCGAAGCCACATCAGCGCCCACTCGAAGCTGTGCTGGTGACGAGGGTCCCCGGGCTCCACGCCCTTCTCGGCCATGATCCGCCGGTACGTGAACCGGCGCCCGGAGACCACGGCCTTGACAGCCTCCTCCACGCTCTCCGGCTTATCCGTTGACGGTGCATCCTCAAGAGTCCCGGGCTTGAGCCAGGGGCCAAGAGGTCCTTGGTCAGCTGCGTTTCTTGTCATTCTCAACCTCCTTCTCGAACTGGCTGTGAACGCGCTCGAACAAGTCCTTCATGATCGGCATGCTGCCTGCCCAGTACAGGCTGCGCTTGAAGCGCTGGTGCATGTCCTCCAACAGGAACCGGCGGCTGATGTCGACGGGCAGGTCCCTGAGGAACATGAGCAGATTCATCATCTGCCCCTTCTCCAGGTCCGTGAGACCGCTGCCCGTGCGCTCGTCGCTGCCCCGGGCCTTGAGATCGTCGTCGAAGGCGTGCATGTACTCACGCGCCTCGTCGAGTGTGATCTTCAGCAGCTCGGTCTTCACGTTGGTCTTCTTGACCATGGCGTGGAGCCTGGTCCTGGTCTTCGTCGGCTTCCAGGCCTTGTAGTCGCGAAGCTCCTCGACCTTCATGTCCTGACGCCAGCCGTAGTCGTTCAGGATCTCCTGGATCCTGAGCGGACGATGCACACTCTCCGTGCCCTCCTTGAAGAAGATGGGACCGAGATCTGGGCCCAGGAGGTCGCTGACCACGGACATGCCCACGCTCTGAATCTCGTCCTTGGTCATCAGATCCCAGCACTTGCCGGCCATCTCCAGACTCCGGAACGTGGGCTTGACCTCGTTGCGCAGGTCGGCCTCGTACTTGATCAGCTTCCGGTGCTTGTCGGCGACGATGCGAGCCGTCTCGCTGACGCCGCTCTTCCCCGCCCAGTCGATGAACTCCTCGATGTCCGGGATCGCGTTGACGACGGCACAGCGAGTCAGCATCGCCCGGTCCATCTGGCCCACGAGGTACTCACCGTTGTCCGGGTTCATGGTGCACACGATCCAGACGCCTTCCGGCACCGTGTAGTCCAGGTAGCGACGCTCCAGGATCATCTGCATCAGCGCCTGACGCACTGGATCCTCCATGCGGTTGAGCTCGTCGATGAGCCAGATGCCGCCGCCACGATGCCTGGCGTCTGGGAAGTTGCGGCTCACGCGCAGGTACTCGACGTGGGCGTGTCGCTTGTCGTCCTCGCTGATCCCCAGCTTCCGACACATGCCGATGAAGATGTCTTCGGCCGCGGACAGCATGTCTCGTGGGTCGGAGTTGACGTGCATGCGGCTGGCCATGTCGCAGGCCCGCAGGTAGACCTCGCGGTACACGGCTCGGTCGTCGACGACGTAGGGCATGCCCGTCACCTCCTCGTGGGCGATGATCGACATCGTCCAGAGCCCGAAGGCGTCGAGGCTCTCGCTGACGTTCTTGAACAGGTGGCGGCTGTTAACGGTGCTCAGCGACGAGACGTCTCGGTCCACGACCAAGTCGTTGCCGTCGCCGACACGGCCCTTGATCGAGACCTTACCCAGGCCCTGGCCGCGGATCGCCGCCTGCTCGGCGTAGAACTGGTAGACGGCGCTGGTCTTGCCCATGCCGCTTTCGCCCACGATCACGGGCGTGATGTCGGCGCGTTGAAAGATTGCGAGCTTGTTCTTGATATGATTGAGGCTCATGTTCAGCTTCTCCCTTTTCTCTGAAAGTCGAACTCGAATGGGGCCTGGGAGACGTTTTTCTCCCAGGTCCTGGTAACTGACTCTGACTCGGCCCTGGCGATCACGGACTCAAGACGCAGGGCCTCCTGCGGTTGGACGCTGTGGATGTACGAGAGCCAGCCCTTGATGGCTGCCTTCCGCTCCGGTGTCTGCTGTGGCCAGTGGTGACAGGCACTCTGGATCCGGCGCCTTATCTGGCGGGGGATGCGAGCGTCGTCGCCGCTGACGACCAGGCCCGTGACCTTCTGACGGCCGCCACGGCGCATGATCGCCACCTTCTTCTCATTGACCCGAAAGCCCTGGTCCACGACGATCTCTCGCACGTAGCCCAGGAAGCCGTCGACGCCACCACGCCAGACGTCGGCACTGAACGTGAGGTCATCGGCGTAGCGCGTGTAGCGCATGCCCAGGCTCGCGGCCAGGGCCTTGAGTCTGCGATCCAGGCGCCAGGCGGCGATGTTGGCGATGTCGGGGCTGGTGACAAAGCCTTGACACAGATGGTCCTCGTAACTGGTCAGGCGCGTAAGCGTCGCCGCCACCCGCGGCTCGAAGCCGAAGACGGTGCGGAAGATGGCGAATACGCGCCGGCTGCCGATGCCGGGGAAGAAGTCCTTGAGGTCGACGTTGATCAGCAGCTGCGGAGCCCGTGCCTCTCCGCCAGCCAGTGACGGCACGTGGGACCTGGCGTTGGTCAGGCACCCACGCCCGGGCACGAAGCCGTGAACGCAGTCGTCGACGGGCACGCGCTGCAGCAGGCCCTCACGGATCCGTGTCTGCAGCCAGTACAGGACCTTGCTCGGCTCGTAGACCGTCCTTCTCTTCGCACCCTTGTTCGTGACGATGACGTGCTTACTCACGTTCTCAGCCTGACGCCATGCACACCACGTGGCGTGTCGCGGCAACACGTCCAGGTAGCTGAACAGCAGGCTGACGGTATTCAGGTAGCTGAGATCAACTACCGGTTTTGGATTCTCGTCCATGACCTTCTCCCTTCTTCTTTCGCAGCGCGATGGTGACCAAGTCTGTCTTGGCTGTGCACTTGAACATGGCGCTGACGCCCAGGCCGTCCTGGAGACAGCTGATGTTGTTCATGCACACGCCGCATAGGTCTCCATGGTTTTGCCCGTAGATGATCAGTTCTTTCACCTGCAACCAGAACAGAGCCCGCAGGTGCTTGTCCTGCAGGTGCCTGGGCACGAGCGGTATCATGAGATCACCGTCGACAACCGCGATGCTGGATCCAGCACGCTGGCACTCGTCGACGACGCGCTGGTCCAGCTTGTGAGTCGACATCAGCGCCAGAGACTCGTGACGATGTATCTGCACATTCCTCTTCCAATCAGCTCTGCTCCCAGCCATTGACATACTGACCTCGAATTCCGGGCCTTATGCCCAGCTGACTGTGGACGGTTTGGAAGTACGGATATCCGATACGGACGCTGAACCTTGGTCGGTCGCCGACGGTGATTGACGATCCACGGAATCCGAATCCACCATGCTGACTTGCACCTGTATCGGTGCTGATCGTGATGTCTCCGCGCCCGTCGATCTCCATGGCCAGGACGTCATTGCGCTTGCTTCGACCGTCACCGTGATACCGGAGGTCTCCGAACGAGTACCTCCTGTCCATGTCCTTCATGACCAGGAACAGGGACGGCAGCCGCTCCTTGTCGACGGTGTCGAGAGAGAAGCTGCTGGGAACGGCTCCGATTGACAAGAGCTCGGTCTCACTGACCGTCGCGAACTCCCCGTACCCGGGCGTCAGCGACCTGAGGCTGAGGACACGTTCGCCCTTGAACCACTTGCGACCCGGGCCGTAGACGATGAAGTTCTTATTATTCCGCTTCCACTTACTTCCTCCCCAGCGACCCCAGGCCTCAAGCCATGACCTCTGGTCCTCACGGCCTTGCCAGCCGCCGATGACCGGGACCATGTCAGGAGACAGTCGACAAGGGCTCTCCAGGGCCCAGACGTTCTTGCAGGCGTAGACGCAGCCCTGGCACTCGCTGGCCCGGTACGCGCGTCTGGCCTTGTTTGTGGCCCCGGACTTCTGGCTCTTGAACCTGGCCGTCAGCCGATGCACGGCGCTGGTCTCGTAGCTGAAGTCCAGGGTCCCGGCGTTCACGCGCTCGGGAAAGCCGGTGACCGGGGCCTGGGCCGCGAAGTATGGCCGGGACTTGGCAACGGCCTCCAGGTCCTCGATGTCCACACCCTCCTCGATCATGCCCCTGACAACACGGATGTCGCTGTCGTCGACCTCCGGGTTCAGGTGCTGAGGCCTGGTGACAACGCACCATCCCAGGTCCTTCAGGCTCTTGGCGGTGATCGTGGCCGTCGTCGCCGTCCCGATCCTGATCAGGGAACAGGCGTTGCGGTGGCCGTCGAGTACCGCCCGCTCCATCTCCTCACTGGCCTCGGCTCGCGGGTCCTTGCCGCTACTGCGCTGCCACTTCGGGCGATGATCGTGGTTCGGCGGCCTGACGCCGGGGACGGTTCCTTCCAGTCCCCCGTAGCGACGCCAGCAGTCGTCGCGCTGTGGGCAGCTGGCACAGACGTTTCGCGCCTGCCCCTCGCCTCCCGCCATCAGCCACTGGCCTCCGGAGATGTTGACGTACTCGGACTCCAGATCCTCGAAGCCGCCACGGTTGACGCTCGGGCCCTGGACGGCGACGAGGCTGTGGCCGACGGAGAAGACGTTGAAGTCATGCTCCAGGGCCAGGCGCCTGAGTCTATTCTGATCCGATTCGCCGTTGTGGCAGATGACGAGGACGCCGCTGTCATCCTTCCTGAAAAAGCAGTTGTTCATATCCAGCTCCTGAAAAAGAAGAGACCCGGCTCGTCACCGGGTCTCGTTGGTTCTCTGCTCACTGACGGTTATGCCCGATGTCAGCCCGGGATACGGGCCCCACATTCCTGACAGACGCCGTTGACGGTCGCCGTCAGGCACCGGCACCAGACGAGGTGGCCGTCTGACCTCAGCGGCTGCTGGTCAGCGTCTTGAGCCTCCTTGTCCAGGGTCGAAGGCTGCACTGCGTACTTGGTCATTCCCTGACCCGATTTCTTCTCTTCCATCGATCACCCCCTTGACCCTGGTCACGTAGGCCAGGCACTTTTGATTCACAGCAATCAGGTTCTCACAGGCACTGGCCACGGACGACAGCTGATCCCTGGTCACCAGTCGACGGTCGTCGAGCTGGGACCTGAGAACAGCATTCTCTCGCCACAGGAACGCCGACGTCGAGGACAGCGCCAGGAGACAGATGCTCAATGCCACAACAGCAGTTCTCATGACCGTTCCTCCCTCTTCTTCATCGCCAGGTGATATTTGTCCCAGCGACTGCGAGACGCGTCGGCGACGGCTTGCATGGAGTCGTACACGGCACGGCAGTCTGTGACGTGCCTGGCCAACTCGTCCCTGGTCATGACCAGAGACGTCTCAACTCGTCCATCCTCTCCCCAAACCGTGATCTGGGCTCCGGGAACCAAGGCCATGCCATCGTCGTCGACACTCGACTCGTCGGTCATGGCCATGGCGTCGGCAGCCGGTGGCAGGAGAAGTACAGCTACCCTCATAACTTTTGAGCTCATCGCCTGACATCTCCATCGTCTTTGCCTGGTTTTATTGGGACCTCGACCTTAAGACCAGGAACAGTTTCCTGGCTCTCGTCACTGAAGTCACCCTTCATCGCGTTCTTCATCGCCAGCATCGTCGACGGAGCCAGGTCCGTGAAGCGGCTGGTGATGAAGCTCAGGTAGCTCTTTGGCGTCTCCGACAGCAGCATGCCGATGTGCTTGCCGGCCCCCATCCGCAGTCGAGACGTTTCTCGACAGCGGAAGAGGAAGGCGCCGTACCGCTGGTACTCGGCCTCGACCAGCGGTCGAAGTCGAGCCTGCTCGTCCAGCGCCTCGTCGACGTCGGCCGGAATCATGCCCTTGTCGGCCATGGCCGTGATCAACTCACCAGTCATCTGGCAGTCGACGGCGGCGCTGTGAGCCTGGCCACGGCTGGGGTGGATGCCGAAGCGAGCGCAGACCTCCGTCAGCTTCCGCGGCTGTCCCCTCATCTTCCAGTTCACGAAGACCATGGCGTCGAGAGTCGGCCAGGGCCAGCCCGCGTCCAGGCCGTGACGCTCGCACTCCGCCGTCACCAGCACCTGGTCGTAGGCGAGGATGTTGTAGCCGGCCACGACCGTGCCCTCGCCTTCGAAGTAGGCCTTGACCCGAGGCCAGAGCTCCGGGAACTGAGGGCAGTCGGCGACGGTGGCGTCGACGATGCCGTGGACGTCGCTGGCTCCCTTGGGGATGGGGATCCCGGGGTTCACGCGCACACGCCGCCGCGTGTACTCGCTGACCCCGGGATCCCTGATCGCTGCCCCGAACTCGACGACACGGTCGCTGGCCGTGTCCACGCCCGTGGACTCGATGTCGAAAACAACCAATCTGGTCTCTGAAAGCAGCATGTCACCTCACAATCCGGTCCAGGCTGTCCTGGCGACCTGTTGTAGTCAAGTTTGATTGCATCATCTTCTTCCGCTCTTAGAGAGTTGAAGAAGCTGGGCGATGACGTTGCCGTCGACGACGGCCTCATGCGCCTCCTGCTTCGTCATCACCGCCTTCAGGATCACTTCATCGACCGTGCCCTTGGCCACGACCGTCACGTACGTCACCTTCCGCGTCTGGCCCATGCGGTAGATGCGTCTCTTCGCCTGGTAGAAGTCCTCGAAGCTGTAGCCATAGCTGTGGAAGATGGCGACGTTGCAGTGCTCGACCCACGTGTGCCCGAACTTGGCGCTGAGGGGGTGAGCGATCATGACCTTGTTCCTGCCGGTCTTGAAGGCCATGGCGCTGGCCTCGTGATCGCTAGTGCCGCCGTGCATCGTGCTCACGCCGTACTTGGCCAGGGCGTCGCCGATGAGCTTGCCCTCTGTCTCCGGGAACCGGATCCAGATCACGACCGAGCGACCCTCGTCCTCGATCAACTGCCTGGCGATGCGTACGGTCTCGGCGATCTTCGGACTCTCGCCCAGGAACCTGCTGTTGCCCGCGTCGTCGAAGACGAAGCCGCTGGTGATCTGGCTGAGCTTGTTCATCTGCACGATGAGCCAGCTCGTGCTCACGGTCTCGCCGTTGCCAAACTCCAGCATCATCTTCCGGTGCATGTCCCGGTAGTGAGTCTTCAGAACGCCATCGAGCTCGACCTCTGCCAACTCGTAGCACTCGCCAGGCAAGTCCACGCACTCGTCGAGCTGGTAGCGGATGGAGCGCTCGAAGACGATGTCCCTGATCTTCATGTCCGTGTCGTCGGTCTTCGGCAGCCAGCGGAAGCCGTCGCTGGTCTGGTAGTAGTACTTGCTGCGGAAGGCGTAGAAGTTTCCGCCCAGGCACTGGTCCAGGAACGCCATTTGACCCCAGAAGTCGAGGCTGGTGTTGGGCCGGGGTGTGGCGGTCATGCACACGCGCCGGCGCACACTGGCCCCGAAGCTGATGGTCATCTGCGTGATCTGACTCTTTGGGTTCTTGAGGCAGCTGCTCTCGTCGACGATGAACATGTCCCAATCCCAGCGCCCCAGGTCATCGGCCACGAGCTTGAAGGCCTCGGGGTTGATGAGGAAGACCTGGGCGTCGCTGGACAAGGCAGTCAGCAGCCGCTGTCTCTTGTCGTCGGCTCCCGGCGGCTGGAGCTCGGGGTGCCGGCGGTAGAGCTCGGCCTCGGCGGCCTCGTCCCCCAGCTCCTCGATCTTCTTCGACATGTGCGTGCGCATGTGCCGCCAGCCCACGTGGGTCTTGAAGACGCGCTTGCACACCGGACAGGTCAGCACCGGCTCCCGCGGCGGCGGGTCGCTGATGTTCACCCACCGCAGGTCGCTGAAGGCGCTGACGTCCGCGCCCCAGCTCACGCCCAGGATCGTCTTCGGGGCCATGACCAGGAAGCGCTTGTAGCCCTTCAGGTCGACAAGGGCCTGCATGATGATGGCGGCCGTCGCCGTCTTGCCCGTGCCCGTGTCCAGGAACAGTCCACATGCCGGCAGCTTCAGCGCGTAGGCGGCGCTGACGACCTGGTGGTCCTTGGCCGTCGGCGGCAGCCTGACGCCGATGGCCGTCAGCCTAGTCCTGAGCTCGGACGCCGGCGTGGCCCTGATCTTGTTGGCCGCCACCCGCGCCAGCGCCAGCTTCTGCTGGTCAGCGAGCCAGGCGCTGGCCTCCGGCGGCATGGCCACGCCCATGGCCTTGAGGCCGTCGATGGCGTCATGGCTCAGGGGAATGACCCAGCGTCGGTAGCGACCGTGGTAGCGGGCTCCGGTGCTGACGCTCTGCCACAAGCGCACCGCAAAGCCCTGGTTTTCCTCGCCCGGCGCGCCGGTGAGGTGAATGTTTCCACGCAGAATCTTGATGTCCATGTCCTAGTCCTCCGGCTCGATTGTTTCCTCGACCACGTCCTCGTAGTGCCCGTCGCCGAAGACCTCGGGCGCGTAGCCGGCCTTGACGGCGTTGACGCACTCGTCGCACACCCGTGACACGGGTATGCCCTTGGCGTCATTCAGCCACCAACTGTTTTGCTTGTCGTGCTGGGCCTTGTGAGCCCGAAGCCAGTCACTCATCTCTGACTCCATGAGTCTGGGTTTCTGATGCCAGGTGCAACACATCCGCTGCCGCCACATCGACGGCAGGTTCGGGCGTAGAAGCCGCGCCTGCGTCTCTCTGGACGCCAGCCGCGGCCGAAGCAGAGATTGCAGCGCTCATCCATCGCCGGCCTCGATCTTGTAGCCCTTGCTCATCCAGGACTTGGATTGAATGTGACCGAGCCAGTCGCTGACGCTGGGCACGCGGCCGCCGCAGTCCTCCTTCACATGCTGTTCGCCGATGTAGCGGACAGGAACCTTCTTTCCGTCGCTGTTCACGATCTCCAGGCCGAACTTGCGCTCGGCCTCGAAGATGCCGTGACTATGGTGTCTCAGCGCCCGGTGCCTGAAGTCGCACATCATCTCCTTGGTCTCGTCGAACCAGTCGTGGATGGCCTGATAGTCCTCGGGCCTGCCACCAAAGATTCGGGCACTGGATTGTGCGTGGTGACTGGTGTGCATCACTCACCGACCTTCTCGTCAACGGAATCAGACATCTCATCGATGGTCGTGGACAGCTCCACGACCATCACGCTTGTGTCCTGGGTCATGACGTTGTCGTTGTGAGTCAGCGTCATCGTCCTGGCCTGAACGTCTATCTCGAAACGTCCGTCAGCTCCGTCGTTGTTGAAGCATCCGCCGTGTTCGTGGTCGAGGATGGAGTCGCAATAGTCGATGATTACTTCAGTAAGCTTCCTATTCTTCTTAACCGATGGTCCTTTCACCCATCCGATGCCTTCTTGAAACCTTTCTTCATGAACATAGACTTCAACCCGAACATCATTTTTGGAGTCGTAGTCGATGACACAGTGGTCAATCTGACCACTGTCTCCGCTGCCGCTGTACTCGACAGTCACGTTCATGGCGCCCATGGCCTTCAGCGCGTCCATGATCAGTCTCTTGTTGTCATCGTTTTTTCTCATACCCGTCTCCTGTCGTTTTTGATTTGAGAAGCGGCCACTCACGCCGCCAATCGTCGATGATGGAACTGAACTCCCTGGTCGCCAGGACATGGGTCCTGACGTCACTCTCGAACATGTCCATGCCCAGGTACTCGACGGCCTGCGCGTCGAAGTCGCCGAGTACCCGGTCGCCGAGACGCTGTTTCCCGCGCCTGGCAAAGCGCAGGGTCGGGTCGAAGACGGCATCGCCGTTCACCGCCACCCAGCCGTGGAGGATGGGGATGTGGCGGAGAGCGAAGCCTTCGACGTAGGTGAAGGTCGTCGGCGTCAGCGCCCCGGCCATGAGCACGAACTGCTGAGCGTTGCCGAAACACTGTTGCCTCGGGAACCTGAGCCGGCACTTGTCCACGACCTTGAAGATGGACTCGTGCTCCAGCGTCGTCAGCGACCGGGGCGTGAACGACCTGCCCCTTCGCGCCAGCAGGTCGTAGAAGCTGTTGTAGTCATAGCCAGGTCTAGGATGACCGTGCATTTCCGCCATCTGCCTGAGAATGATAGGCAACTGCATCCCCAACCTCATGGATCGTGGTCTTGACGGTTCTGTCGATAAGCGACTGGGCGTCACGCCTCAGCAACTTGTCGACCTTGTTCTTGAACGCGGTCTTGGTCGTGTCACCGACGTTACAGCGCAGACCCACGTGGTCCCTGACGTCGACGGCAGTGGTGTCATTGTCCAGGAGACCGAGCATGAACATGCGTGTGGCGAACTCTTGCCAGTTGCTGTCCTTGATCTCGCCGATGTCAACGGCCATGGTCAGGAAGATGAGCCTCTCGGTGACTGGGTTGATTCTGCCATCCGGCAGCCAGCACTTGGTCTTGTAGTCAGCGATTTTCGTCAGGTCGTACGTCAGTGGCATCTTTCATCTCCGTTAACGTGGTTGGGTAGGCAAGTTCGTGACAGCGGCTGTAGGCCTCAGTGAATTTGTCGGAGTCGCTGAGTCCGAGACCGCAGAGGTCGTGGAGCTTGGACACGATCAGGCGCACGGCCGGATGCTCTCGGCGGCTGAAGGTGTCCAGGTCCACGAGCATCGTCAGTCCCTGGGCCAGCGTCCTGGCCACGGCCGTGGGGTTGACTGCGTCCTGGATGTCGAGTGCCGTCCGGCAAAGCTCTTGCTCATTTTTCATCGTCTAATCTCATCGTCAGATTGTTGAAGGTGAAGACACGGAAGCCGACGGCTATCGCCAGCCCCACGTGCGTGCCGACAAAGGCCACGTCATCTGGTCGACGTTCGCGGACCACGGTCATGCGGACGTGGAGGCGGGAGACGATGATCGGGACCTGGGTCAGCGGCAGCCAGAGCACGCCGTCATCGCACTCCGTCGGCAGTCGTCCGCTGTTGTCGACGACTGCAAGTCGACCGCTGGCGTCGTCGACGAACAGTCGGTGCTCGCCGCGGGGCCCGGCGTACACCAGGCGCCAGCGATAGAGGCTCTCCTGCATCTCGACTATGGTGTTCACGGCTCACCTGCGCTGGTTATCGAGGGGCTGGCGAAGGGGCAGGCCGGGCAGCCGGCGTAGACGGCGACGGCCTTGCCTGCCGGGGCTCGGAGCTGTGGCGGTGGTTTGACGGCCACGCGCACCATGCACAGCCTGGCTCCGCAGTTCGGGCACTCGTCGTCGACTGCCGTCCACTTCGGCTTGCCGAGGACCTGGGGGCGAGGTTGTCCTGGGAACGGGGTTCTGAGTCTGTCGTTCATGTTCTCTTGTCCTTCCTGTGTTCTGAATGCGAAGAATGAGTCTCCACAACTTGCCGGCAAGACAGGGACCAGGCGCCGGCGGCTGTGCCCTGACGGCCGCCGGCGCCTAGTCACTGGATGTCGGAGAAAAAAGTCCGTCGACCGCGGCGAGACGCCGAGGCTCTGCAGTATCTGGAGACCGTCTAGACGCTAACTGACCTGTAAGACGGGAGCCTGGTCGAGCTCCGGCTTACTCGGGCCTTGACGACGTTAGCCGGAGCTCGACCAGGCTCACGTCATCAATCACAGCCCACTTTGACTCTACGCGACGGCGAGACGCCGCCTGTGTTCACGGTTCCTACTTGCCGGGTGATTTCGATCCCTGAGCTCGGTACGAGCTCGGCAGGATCGCCACGGCGCTCAGACATCTGCCGTCGCGGGGGATGTCTGAGAAGTCGTTGACGCGATAGGCGCAACGCGCCGGCGAGACGCCGGCTGTTAGCTATTCGAACCTGACATCTGGTACCTGCTCACCGACGATAAACGATCGGATGCGAACTAGGCTCTGCTAGTTAGCATCAGATCGCAGCGTGAGCGAAACAGCTCCGACCTCGGAGCTGAGAGCGAACGTCGACGACATAGTCGCGACGTGCCGGCGAGGCGCCAGCCGTTGCCTTCGCGATCGTACCCTAAGCCGCTGACCTGACTGACGTGGACCTGAGCTTCCTGACCATGTCCAGGATCGCCTTAAGCTCCTGACCGTAGTCGCTGATGTCTGAGTAGAAGCTGACTGCGTCTTTTACTTCTGAGACTTCTAGATCATCCCAGTTGCTGATGTGGTCGTTGATCCTCTCAGCGTCCAGGTCTTCGAGATCTTCGAGCTTGCTCTCGATGTCCGAGAGCTTGTCGTCGACGCCATCCAGCTTCTCGACGCTCCTCTCGACGTCGGCGATCCTATCGTCGAAGTTGCTGATCTCGCTGAGGTCGATGTCTTCGAGGCCGGACGTCAGCTCCAATACTCCTGACAACTTCTTCTGCATGTCTCCGATCTTTAGCTCAAGCCAGCTGTTGAAGACCAGCTCCAGGGCCTGGCGCTGGTCATCGCTCAGCTCCTTGAAGTTGATGGCCGGCGGCGGCTGTGATGCGCGTGACAGAGCCTCGGCCAGGGCGTGTAGAGCCCCGGCCATTTCCTTGATGTCCATATGATTCAGCTCCTCGCCAACAGTGTCAGGAACATGTCAGCGAAATGTTTGTGACCAAGGTCTAGGGACAGCTGTTCCTGCAGCTTGTCCCTGGACACGGATCCGTCGTCGGCTATCGACGACGGAGTGAGTACGCATAGACGTGTTTTTTTGTAGCCGATGACACCCAGTCCACGGCCACCGGCTCGGTCCACCCGTCGCAGGAACGCGAGCTGCGGGGCGGAGAAGCGGTGGCCGAGGACGTTGCTGGAGCCCCGGACCGGCCAATGGTCCGTGTACTTCAGCTCAAGCCAGTAAGCGCGCCCCTCGACGACGAGGTGAGCGTCTGGCACGCCGGTTGCCGTCATGGACGCCATGTACTCGCAGAAGCAGCGAGGTCTCAGGGCCCTGACAAACCGACGTCGGAAATCTTCTTCTCCACTCATTTCAGAAGAGCCTGAGCCGCGCCGACTGCGGCACCGATGGGAGCTCCGAGCCAGATGATGACCCGGAGTTCACGGTTGATGATGGAGATGACCATGTTCTCGATCTCGTCGATGGACATAGAGTCTATGGCCGACGTGATCATGATCGAAGCAATTTTTGCTTCACGTGCCTCACCGGCTGCGCGCTGGCAGTCGGCGAGGAATTGAGCCTTGGTCAGACTGTCAAAGTACAGCCCCGTGGCCACGCGCAGGAGCGGGTAGCGGCCAAGGATCCTATCGGCACTGCCGTCGGAGAAAGCGGTGTAGACGGCATCGAATAGCCCCTCACCGCTTAACAACCGGTCCTGGACCAGGGACGCGACTTCCCTGGAAAAATCCCGGCGACGACGGGCGAAGACACCCGGAGTAAAGGGGACGCGGACACCGAAAACTCGCCAGGTATGGCGTGGCCAGAAGATCATCTTCACAACCAGCCAGTGGTCGAGGTAGCCGATGACTGCGCCGATGATCATCGGAACAATCAGGTCCATGCCCCTACCGCGCCATTCCCGCGGCGTAGGAACGGAGCTCTGCCAACGTCTCTTCGAGATCGGCGTGGGCCGTGTGCACTCTCTTCTTCTCGATGGTCATCGGATCCGAGCCGTTGATGAACCACAGGGACATGCGCATGGCACTGACGTCCAGGTGACGGTGACTGAATACGGCCTCGACACTGGGCATGTGCTGGCGCAGGAACCCGCGGTCGAAGTGGACGCTGTTGCCGCTGAGGATCGGGAGCTTGCCCGCCTGCTCAAGCCACGCCAGTAACTCTTTCTCCACATGCTTGACCCCGTTCTGGCAGTCGAGAGCGCGTTGGAAGAGACCCGTCTTCACGTGCATGTCCATGGCGTAGGCGTCGGCGGCGGCCGCCGCGCCCAGGGCCGGCGTGATCAGGGAGTGGAATGACTGCCCCGTGTCCCGGAACTTGTCGTCAAAGATCCTGGCCCCGACCTCCAGCAGACAGTGCCTGCTGGCGTCGAGGCCCGTTGTTTCCGTGTCGAGAAAGACAAACTTCATCGTCGTTACCTCCTGTTCAGGTTATGCCCTGAGGTCAGAGGATATTGCCCTCCACGTCCTCACGGCAGTTGTCGTCGTCGCTGCCGACGTCGATTCTCGGCGCCCAAGCGCGCCATGGTCTGTCAACGCCCCGCTCGCTGAGTAGGGACATGGCCGTCGCCAGGTCCGTGCCGTAGAGCGTGGGCAGGGCCTGAGCCGTCAGCACCTGGGCCAGGGCTCGGTAGGCGTTGGTGACGTTGTCGTCAGGTTGGTTGGCATCGCTGTCCACGATGTGCTCGGGCTCGCGTGTCACGCGCACGCGCCCGTCTACGGCCACGGACAACAGTCCCCAGGCCCTGGGCAGGGACTCCAGGTGACCGGGACCGATGGCGTCGGCGTGAGCCAGCCACGGATTCAGGCTCAGGCGCGGGTAGGGCAGGAGCCACTTGCCGTCCTCCACGTCCTCACGCGACAGGTCGGCGAGGCTGCCCTTGACCTCGATGACGTGTAGGCTCTCGACGCCGTCGCGTACGCAGCCGGCGGCGACGTCCACTCGCCACCGACCGTCCCAGGGCGTGCACAGTCCGTGAAGGCCGTGGAGACCGACCTCAGTCGCCAGGGCCCTGCAGCCCCGGCGCCAGAGCCAGAGACAGCTGGCCGTCGTTACCCTGGCCGTGGCCTGGGCTCGACTCAGATCTCTCCAGGACAAGAGCGTCGATGGCGTCTTCACTTACCTCCACCTCACCGCCAGATTTCTTGCGGAAGCTGCGAACTGGTACGACGGCAACGATCCTCCAGCCCTGGGACGAGAGCTGGTTGAGCTCCGCCTCCAGGGCCGCGAGGACGTCGTCTCCGTCGTAGCTGGGATCGAGAACGCGGTAGCGAGTCAAGACAGCCGAGTCTTCAGCCAGGCCATCAGGTCGCCACCAGGCGCCGACTTCGGAGCGCCGGCAGACTCGCACAGGGCCTGCAGGTCGCTGAGGTACCGGCGCATGGCGTCGTTGGCTTGACGTTCGCTGCGCAGGGCCTCGGCGACGCTGTCGTTGACGTGCCCGTGCTCTGGCTCGCCGGGCGTGCCGATAAGGCTCTCTATGCTCGCTGCCCGCAGGTGCGGGACAAGCGGGTGCTCCTCTGCGCCCTCGTCAAGAAGCCAGGAGTCGCCGCCCTTGTACGAGATCTTCTCCACGCCGTGCAGGATGACAAAGGCGTCGCGGCAGAGGCTGCTGTAGTCAAAGTTTTTCATCGGAAAAGCTCCTGGTTGTGAGCAGAGCAGACTGCTTTGAAGACGTCAACGTCAATGGCCTGGGCCATGACGTCCACGGTCGTCAGGGTCACGAATACGTCGACGCGCTGAGCCTCCCAGGACACGACGGCCTCGAAGTCGGCGCCAGGTGGTAGGTGCTGTCGAATAAGGCGCAGGTGGAATTGGCTGCGATCCGGGTCGAGCTCGTAGGAGACGGGACTCAGCTGTTCTCCGTTGACGAATACTTTCCACATGCCGCCTCCATGACGTCGAGTTCCGTTGCGTCTCTGATCGTGAACGAGGTTTTTCCTTCAAAGGTCAGAAACGAGTCTTCGCAGATGCCGAAGACCTGATAACTCCATCCCGGCTCTTCGTAGGCGCAGAGTACGGGTTGGCCGACGAGAACCGGGTTCACGAGGTCAATGACCCATCGGTTACCGGACAGGTCGTGGTTGCCGACCGTGGGACGCATCCTCCTGATCCGGTCGCCGAAGACGAGCTGGAAGTAGTCCCAACTCATGACCTCCGGCGCAGTCATGGCATCTCCTCCCTGTGCCCGAGTCCAATCAACATTCCTGCACATCTCCGTGATCAACACCGAAGATGCAGTGACCGTTATCTAGCAGCAGCGGCAGCCAGTGGTCGCAGTCGCTGTCACCGGCGACGACCAGGGACTTGATCTCACACATATGTCTGTCGGCCTTGATGAAGAGGCTGTGGCTGCAGGTGCTGCAGTTGGCTGACAGCGGCCCGCAGGGCGTGTCCACGATCTTCACCGGCGGACGGCGTTTCTCTCTGGTCATGGTCATGACTCCTCTCTATCTGATTTCTTAATTGTCATCAACTCCGATTGAAACATTGACTCCGCCATCTCCTCCAACGTCGTGGCTATGGTCATGACGCTGGTGTTGCCACCAGCGTCCACCACGTGAACCTCATTCTCAGGCACCGAGGCGCTGATGACGAATGGCCTGCCCATGAACATGAAGCCAGTACGCTCTTCGTCGCAGAGCTCTGTGACGTGGCATGGGTTAAAGCGAACACATGTTCCCGGTGGCAGGCGTTCAATACGTCTCCTGGGAAGGGGCATGACTCTTCTCCTTCCTACATGTCCAGGAACTCGGTGTCCTCGCCGTACGACCGGAGTAGTTGCTCCTGTTTCTCGCCGTCGACGAGGACGCGGCCACCGAAGATGCGACGTGCGCTCTCGATGACCCTGAATTCTGATGGCGATGGATCGTTGTTCAGCACGTGCCAGAGCTCCTGCTCGCTCCAGGCCCGCGTGCCCTTGGGCGCAGGCTCGTCGACGGCGACGTCGATCTCGACGTCAGGTGTCTTCAGGTACAGGGTGATGATCACTGACTGACTCCTTGATCAAGTCCATTGTCGTCTCCAGGCCCAGCAGCGGCCTTGCCTCGATCTCGTAGACCTTGTCGAAAACGTCATCGACGTATTCCAGTCGCTGTTCGTAAGTCAGCGCCTGGAAGGCCCTGAAATCGTCTTCGTCGCCGCAGTCTGAGATGGTGTCTTCCATGTCGCTGGCTATCCAGGCCTTGGCCGTATCTATGTCGACCACGGCCTCTGTGTACTGATGGTTATCTGGCTGTCGAACTATGACCACGTAGATGTCCAACACAGTCTTCATTAACTGCCTCCTCCATTTCCTCGATCGTCGTCTTGACGAGTGACATGGCCGCCTCGGCCGTCACGTCCTCGGCGGCGATGTCGTAGTTGTTGCCGTTTTCTAAAAGCTGGCGAAAGACGTCTTCGTCGACAAAGACCTGGCGCTGTCGCCAGGTAATTGCCATCCACTCCCAGCGCTCGTCGCCGCTGTAAGTGGCCCAGGCGGCACCGGCGCCGGTAAAGAACGTCTCACCGTCTCGACTCCAGGGCATAGACATTCTCCTACAACCGCCAGGGGCACCGGCTCGGCTTGAGCCAATGGTCTACGGTCACGCAAAGGCCCTGGCCATCAGGGCTCTGATGTCTTCGTCGCTCATGACCATGCCCGTGACGGCCAGGAACGACTCGCAGACCCTGGCGACGAGCTCGGCACCCGGGTCCCGGCTCCTGGCCATTTCATGGGCGTCCATGAGATTCAGGCTGTCGAGGCCGCGCATACGTCGTCCGTTGACAAGCAGTTGCAGGTGGACACGGCCGTCGTCGACGAAGATCAGTGACTCCAGGACCTGTGCGTGATCTGACATCGCGGATCGGAATCGGCGCCAGAGCCTGTCTTCTGGCTCGTGCATTGTCTCCGTTTCGTAGCCGCCGTCGTTGTCCAGGACCTGGGTGTCTCCGGCGACGTAGTCGTCTTCGCCGAATAACACGACCTTGCGCGTGTCGTGGCTACAGGCTCGCCTGACAGCGAAGTCGATCAGGGCCTGGGAGTCTAGTGGCCAGCTCCAGTCACGGTCGTCGTATTCGATGACGATCGTGGTCTCGGCTACGCGCTGCATTTCAACGTGAAGATACTTCTTTGTCATTCACTGCCTCATTGATTTCGTCGATGGTCGTTGAGTAGTTGGAGATGAACGGCGTGACCGAGCTGTTGTCCTTGACCCAGGCCTCGGCCATGGTCAGGGGGTTGAACCAGGCAACGCGTTTTGCGGTGACGGCCGCGGCTCCTCCGCTGAAGGCGTCGGCGCGGTGCTTGTCGCAGGTGTTGGCCCAGGAGACGAAAAGCGAGTCGTTGGGCCTGTGAGCGGCAAGGAAGAGACGAAGGCAGTCGACGGCCTTGTCCAAGTCACCGCTGTCACCGTCGTCCCTGATGTAAGCGGAGCTTCCGGCGTCAAGAATCAGCTCTAGACCCTGGCATTGAGTGTTTCCATCCTCATCCTCAGTCTCGTCAGCGAAGTAGTCACGAAGCCACTCGCTCTCCTCCAGCGTGGTGTTGGAGATCCTGATCATGAAGTGCGTGTAGTAGTTGGCCATAGGCTAGTACCCCCTCTTCGCTCGCAGCTCGTAGTCAGCGAAGGCCTCGTCTCGGTCGTGGATGTAGTGGCCCCAGGTCCACTCCCGATCCCAACCCTCGCCGTCGCGACCCTGCCAGGCCGTGACGTACTCGCCGTCGCCCTTGTCCGCGATGATGACGCGGCCGCTGCGCTTGGCGCCTCCGCCTGGGCTGGGTGTGCTGTCGATGATGGCCATGCCGTTGACGGTCTCTTCACTGACTGTGGTCTTGCAGTTCAAGCAGATCCTCTTCCCGTCTTGTCGACGTTGGTATGTTTTGTGGCCGCAGTGGCGGCAGGAGAAAAACAGGTCACTCATCTCACTCTCTCTCGACACTGGTTATGCCCTGGTAACTGCCGATCATCAGCGCCTGGTCATCGCTGATCTCCACGCTCATGCCGTCGGGCGAGAATTGGCACTGAGCTCCGAGGTGACGGGAAACGAAAGAGGCCCTGCGCTGCAGGGCCCCTTTGGCTTCCTCGACGCTGTCGTGGCGCGAGATCTCTCTCGGCTCCCTACTCGACCACGGACTGTGGACGAGGCGATACGTTGTCGTCATCGGCTCTCCTCGACCATGACCTTGATGACGTCCTTGACGTCGCCGACGACGTTGACCTCGTCGGACTCCAGGACGTGAAGGATCCAGTTGCTGTCAATGCCCTTGACTTCGCAGAGACTGAGATCGTCGACGACGTCATCGGCGATGAAGACCAGGGGATGGACGTGCGGGCGCTTGTTGACGTAGACAATGAATTTCATGCGTACACGATCTCCCCGAAGGCGATGTACTGGACGAGGACGTCGCCGGTCGCGGCGTCGCCGCTGTCGTTGACGATGTCTGCGAAGTGCCTGGGGCTGTTCTTGGCCATGAGCTGCAGGCCCTTGGCGATGGTCTCCAGGTTCAGGACGATGGTCTTGGTCTTGCCGCTGCCGTCGTCGGCACGGAAGCTGACTGCTCCGCCTGGCTGCAGCGGGTAGTCGTAGCAGGGCCAGATCCGGCCGTCGGCGTCTCCGGCGTCCATGATCGCCACCGGGTTCTCGGGCTTGGTGTACTTGAAGTCCTGTCGCGGACACCAGTAGCCGATACCGCCCTCGACGGCGGCACAGAGCTGGTTGGCGATGTTGCGCCTGGTCACGGCGACGGTGACGGTTATGGCGAAGTCTTCGGGCCGGGGTTTGAGGTTGATGTCGGTCACGTTCCTGTCTTTCTCGCCGCCTGGCGGCGTGCGTCTAGGTTGTCAAGGATCGGTTGCCAGCGACGACGGCTGTCTTCGTCGCCGTCGTCCAGGCAGTCACGTAGTACGTAGCGGATGCCCGCCGGCGTCTGCGGCAGGCCGTTGTGCTCTCTCTGGAAGTCCTCTGCCGCCTGGCCGCAGGGCTGGCACAGGTACTCGACGTTGACGGCTCCGTCGAAGACGTCGAAGTGGCGCAGGTACTTTTCTCTGGGGGCCATGACCTGCCTGCAGGCCTGACATGCCCGGGGCTTGCGAGCGTGGTGCCAGGTGTTGACCCAGACACTGCAGACGTCACCGGTGTCGTAGATCTCGCACATGTCACCCCTCCTCGTCGTCGCTGCACCACAGCCAGCCCTGGACCCAGTAGCCAAGCTCGCCGCCTCCGGCTTTGCTGGATAAAGCGTCTTCATCGACCTCGACCTCGTCGCTGCCGAAGAGAACGCGGGCCCGTTCCTTCTGTTTGTCTGTGGCCAGGACCTTGTCGTACTCAGATAGGACCTCTCTCGCCCGGTCGCCTGTGACAGTGGCGCCGGCGGCCAGGTCCCGGGCCAGTTGAATCAGTTGCTCTTGAACGGTCATGTCTTCCTCCCTGCAGCCGATGAAGATCGGCGCGTCACTTTGAGTTCTTGATCGAGAGCACGCCGCCGCGGAACGTACCCTCACAGTCGTCGACGCTGGCGCCGGCGCGGGTCTTGTCGATGTTGCACTGGATGACCCCTGCCGCTCGCTCCAGCTCAGCCAGGTCGAGTGCGGGCGATGGTGGTGGAGAAGCCGAGGCCTCTACTGCCGGAACCAGCGAAACGAACTTCTTCGCACTCGTGATGAGTGCGCGAGGCATCACGAACTCGTCGTTACAAACTTTCAGCTCAACTGAACGCTGCGCATCCGCGATCTTCCGCGCCAGATCCGTGGAGGTCATGACTTTCAGGTACTCGATCACGTACCCACGGCCGACGGTGCCGTCGTGCTCAAAATCGGGTAGATCCACTTGCTTTCCGTCGATCAGCATCGAGACATTGGAACACCGCATATATTCCCAGCCATCAGATACAAACGCCAACGACACCAGCATGCGCGGTGCCGTACCGTCTTTCCTCATGGCGGTGATAAACGTAATCGACGGCCGGCTTGAGCGTTTGGCCGTACCAAACTCCTCCTCCAGGACGATGCTCGTCTTGCCGCTGAATCTGTCTTCAGTGCGTTCGACGGACGCCGAGGCGGACAGGCTGAAAGCGAACAGAACAAAAGCGATAACGGTCTTCATATAACCTCCGGTACGTTGTCATTAGAAAAGGCGGCCTGATGCCGCCCGGTCACGTTTCGTCGTCGTCACTTGCAGTGTCATGACCACCCCCGCACCGAGGGCGTGCGATCTTGAAGTCCGTTTTGTCCATACACACGCACATCGTCGTTCGTGGCGCTCGTCGAGGTCGTCGACGACTGGGAGAGCCGCGCCAAGAGCCGATTGGCGCAGCCGTGGCCGCACACGCGGTAGCGCCAGCCGTCGAAGTCGACGACGAGCGAGGTTACGTCGCCAAGGTAGCAGTTGCACCCGGCGCAGGGGATCGTTGTCTGGGAGATGGTGTTCATGGCTGCTCCATCCCTTCGACGACGTCGTGGGCTGATGGGAGGTCGCCAACGTAGTGACACCAACCAATGCCGCGATGCAACGCAATCGCCACCGCCCACTGCTGACCGAGGACGACGCGGACGATGTCGTCTCTGGTGTAGATGCGCCGGTCTTCGACGTGGACTTCTTCACCTGCCCCGAAAAATTGTCGCGCTAGGTTCAAGACTGGATTTTCGGTCACTGCTTATCCTTCTTGGGTGCAAGCGCCTCGCGGGCGCGTTGTTCTGGTGTTCGCATGCAGAGCGGGTCGCTGTAGTCGCCGCGTGCGATGTCGGCGAGGGCGGCGCGCAGGGCGGCGTTATCGGTGCGGAGCCTTGAGTTCTCTGACACCAAGTTCAAGTCGCCTGTGAAGCGTTGAAGCACGTCCTCGATGACGTCCTCCATCGGGGTGTAGTCGTCGGCTCCAAAGGCATGGCGCAAGCGCGCAAAGGCGTCTTCCAGTTTGTCTCTCATGGCTTCTTCTCCAAGGCCGCACGCAGCACGGCGATATCTTCTTGGTCAAACTTCACGTCGACGAACTTCGCCGTCGTCAGGACGGTCACCCTGTTCTTCTGCTCCATGATGCCAAGCGCGAGCGTGCAGGCTTCGCGCAGAGCGGCGATCTCCTCTTGCGCCTCGTCCAGTCGCTTGTCCTCGACGCGGGTCGCCAACCCGAGCCTCGCCATCGTCGAGTCAAGGTCTTGCATACGGCGTTCATGTTCACGATCTATAGCCAGCGCACCATCCTGCTCAATCTCAAGCAGGCGCTGGAGGATCTGTTCCATCCGATGAGCGCCGTCCTCGGTCGATACCCCAGCGCCAAGGCCCGCTAGTTCAGCCAGCAAACGATCTTCTTCAGTAACGACGGACTCGAAGATGACGCGAGGCAGGGGATGCCAGTGGGTAGCCCATGGCCTGTGGCCTTCCTCGTCGTCGTCGACCTTGACGCAGCGGCCGTCGTTCGTCTCGATGCGCCAATCCGAACTCAGCGGCGAAGAGACGAACGGAGGCTCGCTGATGGGAACCCGGTACCAAAGCACGTCTCCGTCATCTTCGTGCCAGTCACTCAGCGGGCGTAGAACTTCGCAGGTCATGGTCAGTCACCCATCGCTTCGCGCAGAAGGCGCTGTGTGTGAAACAAGGCCGCGTTCTGCGGCGGGTTCGTCAGCAGTGCCGTCATGTCGTTGAGGCTCCAGGCCAAGACCTCAAGCGCGGCGTGACGGAGCCTTGAGCTTTCCGCCTCGGCGGTGATGGCGCGGGCCTCGGCGGCGTCGCGGTCGGCGTGGGCGGCAGCACGCTGGGTATCCATGTGCGCGCACGCCTTCTCTGACGAGCGCCACAGGAGCCGGGCTGCTTCGGCGTCGCCGACGTGCATCTCGACCATGCCAGTCGCCTTGTCCAGCTTCTCGCAGATCTCCCTCTCCCTCGCCTCGGCGGCGATGGCGCGGGCCTCGGCGCGGTCGGCGCGGGTGACGGCGTCGTTCAGCACCGTGGCAAAAGCAAGGCTCTCCTTGGAGGGGCCCTTCTTGGCAAGGCTGGCCTCGGCGGCATCGGCACGGGCGATGGCGGCCTCAAGCCTCTTGTCTCCAGCCACGATGGCGTTGAGGGCCTCGTCGTAGTGCGCTCTCGACACCAGCTGACCGGTGGCGGTGTCGGGGATGGTGAGAGCGCGAGCCAGTTGCGGGCTGGCGCGCAGGCTCGGGCCGTAGATGCAGTCGAGCTTCTCCGCCAGGTACTCGGCCTCGTAGCTCTCCATGCGCAACGGCTTCTCGCTGTGGGTGTTGGCGTGCATGAAGCCCGGGTTCTTCGTGCAGATCTTGATGTACTCGTTCATCAGCCCCGTGAACTCGATGAAGGCGTGAACGCCGGTCTGCTGGGCTGCGAGGTAGAAGCGTGCGGACGCTGCGTACATGGCTTCGATAGCCTTCTGTTCTTCTTCACTCATTTGCCTGTCTCCTTGATCATTTGTTGGTCATGGCGCTGGCCAGGTTCGCGATTTCCAGGCGCTGCTCGTCACTGAGCTGGTGCCAGATGCTCGACATGCGGCCGCTGGCAAAGGCGTCGGGTTCAGGCGGAACCTCAACGGTGCCACCGCTGCCATCTCCGCCCAGAGGCACGCCGCGGCCGCTGTGCTCCAGCTCCGAGACGATGTTCCAGAGCCTGGCGTAGGTCGCGCTGCTCAGGCCGTCGAGACACTCGGCGACCTCGTCTGGGCGCCAGTCGGCTACGGGACATTCGATCATGACTTCTCCTTCAGTGACTGGCCCATGAGCCAGAGGTTGTTGCCAAGCCTTTGGGCCACAGACGGCTCCAAAAGCGATTCTCGGTAGTCGTGGATGTGGCGGTCGGAGGCACGACGCACGGCTCTTTCCAGGTCCTGGGGGCCGATGCCGGCCGCGCGCCACAGGCCCCAGGTGTCGCGGCAGAGGCGGCAAACCGGGGCCAGGCCAAGATCCTGATCCACGGGGATCACGGTGCCGGTGCCGAAGACGGCGACTCCGGCGTCGGCGTAGAGCAGCACGTCCTCGCCGCGGCGGTGCAGTGTCCCGGGTACCAGGCCCCGGTCGCCGCCGGTGACCAGGTCGCGGAGCCTGGGGCTGTCGACAAAGCGGCCGACGTGCGGCCGCAGGTAGTCGCCGAGCCAGGGCATGCCACTGGCGTTGACGAACATGGCCAGCAGCTTTCGGTCCCCATCTGACTCGCAGGCCTGCATGAGGCAGGAGCCAATCAACGCCCTCTTCACAGCCCCTCCCGGGCCAGGGACGCGGCCATGACCTCGAAGGTCGTCGCGGACAGGACTCCGCCGTCCTCGAAGGCCAGGGTGCAGGACCCGGAGTCAAACGACAGCCGCTGCCCGCGATACTCGCCGGCCACGCGACGGAGGTAGGGCAGCAGGGGAATGACCACGCACGCCACGTCATCGGACATGAACCGGCCGTTGAATTCCAGCATGTCGTAGCTGCCCAGGACGTGGCGCCGTTTCTGGACCTGAGCGACATGCGGATGCCAGGGTATCCAAGGTGGTGGACTTGGCGTCTCTTTTTTCCCAGCGCAGTCCTGGAACCAGAGCAGTGCCTCTGTAAAAATTTTGTCTTCCGTTCCAAAGAAGAGACAAAATCTGCAATCGACATTTTCATTCATCGACAACTCCCGCGTAGACGCACGTGTGCCGAAACACGCCAGCCAACTGAGGCAGGTGCGCACTTGTCGGCTCACGGTCATTATACCTGAAAACTTGTTCATGTTTTGATGTCGCCTGTCCCATGCCCTGGGACTCTCTGTCCCATGGCCCATGGGACAGCTGACAACATCGACTTTTCAACTACTTAACCCGCCTTTTTTACCTTCTGTCCCATACCCTCCCCTAAAATGAGAGGTTTAGAGACGGATGGTATTTTTCCGGAAGCAGGGTCCAAGATCAGAACCCGTAACTGGAAAGGGCCTGAAAACCGGCTACAGGGCTTGGAGACGTGGAAAACGGCGAAAAGCATGGGACGCATGGGACATCGGCTTGTAAGTTCCTGATATCACTCAGGTCACGGTGTCCCAGGGCCATGGGACAGTGTCCCATGCCCAGTCGACGCGGCCATCAGCTCCAGGGTCGTGGGTGTCAGCGTCAGCGGCCCCAGTCTCAGGCCGTTGTCTGGCAGGGTGTAGACGAGGTCGCTGGAGATGGTCGGCGTCTTGGCCATACCCGCGGCCCCCAGCACGTAGGGCAGAAGCGGCTGCAGCCAGGCCCTGAGTTCTGAGACCGGAGCCGGACCAAGGACCATCCACAGGCCGCGGGTGTTGGCAGCCGAGAGCCAGTGGAGACGTGCCGTGTCACCAGATTTCGCGCGAAACGTCTCTCTCTGACTACGGCTCCAGGGTCCCCACTCACTTTCCCATTTCGGTATCAGGTAGTGGCTTCGAAAAGAAACCAGCGCCTGGTCAAGGCGCTGGTCGCAGTCAAAGACGATGTAGAAATCTGAGTCGAGGTATTCTGGTTCCTGTTCCATGCCCAGGTTATGCCCGGTGCGGACTCAGAATTCCTGGTCGCCGTAGTCGTCGTAGGGGCTCAGCGTCGACTGGTCGGCGGCTGACGGCGGCTGCCACCACCGGGCCTTGACGCCGTTGACCCGGCGCTGGGGTCCGCGCACGCAGCCCAGCTGCTTCAGGGTCATGAGCAACTCGCTCTCCAGCGCCTTGTCGCGGGCGGCGGCGCTGAGCTCCATGGCCTTGTACAGGCTGTCCATGTCGAAGAGCCGCTTGCCCTCGTCCTTCTGCGCCTGACGCTCGGCGACGAAGCGGGCGAGGGTGTCGTAGTGCACGCTGCGAGCCTCGTAGGCCTTGAGGCTCTGCGCCCGGGCCGCCTCTTCCTCCGCCTCGTACCACCAGCGACTGGCGTCCAGGAGCTCGCGACCCCAGACGCTGTCCGGGTCCTCGGCCAGCCAGGCCTCGGCCATCTCGTGCATGGCGTAGAGATGCCGGATCTGGGCCCAGAGCTGGTCGTGGATGGCGCGCAGGCGCTTGAGGTTCAGGACGTTGGCGCCCAGGTCGCAGATGTAGAAGCGGCGGTGGCCGGTGGCGTCGTGGAGCAGGCCCTCCCTGTCGTTGCTGGTGCCGAAGAAGACGCAGCGGCGCTTCACGCTGACGATGTCCTTGCCGTAGGGCTCGCGAAAGACGTCGTGGTCGCGGGCCAGGAAGGCCTTGACGTTGTCCACGGCACGCGCGCTCTTCGCGTGCTCGCTCTCGCCCCACTCCATGACGTTGTGCGTGCCCACGACCATCAGCCCGTCGCGGTCGTCGATCTTGAACTTGGCGTCGGTGAACATCTTCCGGTCTTTTTTATTCCGAGTGTCGCCGTCGACGAGCTCCTTGAGCAGCGTGGACTTGAAGCGGCCCTGGGCGCCGACGATGATGAGGATGGTCTGGACCTTACGGCCCGGGCACAGGCCTCGGGCCATGACGCCCGTCAGCTGGTGTCGCCATTCCGTATAGTTTTGGCGCCAGGCGTCGTGGTCCTCGTCGGCCTTCAGGCCCAGGACGTCGGTGAGAAAGGTACCCAGGTGGTCAGCGCCGTCCCAAGCCGGCAGGGCCTCGACCTTCTCGCGCCATGGGTCGTAGTGCCGCTCGTGACAGGCGACCTTGATCGCCGACTCCACCTTCTCCTTCGACAACTCCTCGTGGAAGATGAAGGACAGGTTCTCGCGGATCTTCTCCTGGTCAATGTCCTCCATCGGCCGGCCGTCGCACTGCCAGCTGCGCTTCAGGTCGTTCCACTGCAGCTCGCGCCTGTTGATCTGGCCGTGGAGCAGGACCTGGGTGATGTTGTTGGTCGTGGGCTTGATGACCCACTGACCGGTGACGTTCTGCGTCCGGATCCAGGGGCTGTCGCGGACCTGGGCGTAGTCGACGCCCAGCCTCTTCCACAGCGCCGCGAACTTCTGCTCGTCGCTGGTCCACGCCGGACTCGTCTTCAGCACGTGCACCGTCGCCATCTGCGGTTGAGGTGCCTGCTGGGGCTGTGGCTGGCTCGGGCCGTTGGCCGTGGCCTTGGCCGGCTGCGGCTTCACGGGCGTCGTCACCAGCTGCCCGTCGTCGTCGTAGTACTCGTCGCCGTAGGCGTCGTTGTCCGGTCCCGGGGCTGCCGATGGGTCGAAGACCTTTATGTCCGTCATGTGCTTGCCCAACTCCCATTCCGGTCTGTCCACGAGCAGGAACCCGGCGTTGGCGCAGTCCTCGCGGCCCGCGTGCTCGACCTTGCGCATCAACTCCCAGTCCGCCCACTGCGGCTGGCACCTGGGGTTGTACTCGTCCTTCAACAGCGTCAGCGCCTCGCCCTCGTCGAGAGCAAAGCCCTGCACCAGGCGGCAGGCGGCGTAGTACAGCTGGTTCTGGCCGCCGCTGCCCTCGATGGCCGGGTCGACGGTCGCCAGGTACGCGCTGGCCCTCCTCAGCTTCTCGGCGGCCGTGCAGTTGCTGGCTACGCCGGCCTCCAGGTCCCGGCGCCGCGCCGCCTTCATCGCCGTCTCCGCCGGGTGCTCGCCGGGCAGGGCCACGGTCACGGCCGTCGGCGACTTCCACTTCTTGTCGGCGATCCACGACGGCTGCCACAGCGGCAACTCCATGTCCCGGTGCCAGGGCTCGACCTGGGTGTAGACGAAGCCGGTCTTGATGTTGACGGCCGGCGGCGCCACGACGTAGCCGCCTTGGCCTCGGACGTCGATCATCGGCCCGAGGCTGACGCCGGCTGCGACGGCCTTCTTCACCTCCTCCTCCACGCGCACGCGCTCGCCGGCGGCGTGGGCGGCGGTATCACCGCGCCCGTTCCTGATCTTGACGTCGAAGCCCGCAGCCAGCGCCTCGTGCGCGAACCGGGCCCGGCTGCCAAGGACGTCGACGCGGTTGCCCTGGATCTCGGCTCCGGCGTTCCATCGGAAGTAGAGGTGACCGCCGCGCCGCGTCGCCGTGGCCATGACCGACGGCGGCAGGTTGGCCTGGCACCAGGCCAGGCCCTCGGCGTTGTCGGCGTCGACGATGACCAGGCCGTATGGACCTGACAGCGGACCGGCGAGGATCGCCGGATTCAGGCGCCCGCCCGCCGCCTGCCACTCCACGCGCAGCCGGTCCTCACTCCACGGCCCGTCGTCGATCTGGTCCTTGAAGGCCATGGCCGGGCTCTTCTCAGCCGGCCGCAGACCGATGACGGACAGCGGCTGCCTGTCCCTGCCAAAGATCCACTTGAGTTTGACTATTTCCTTGAAGTCTGGGGTCAACGCCATTGACGAGCTCCGTTCGCCAAGGCATCATCTGCCCTGGTAGTTGTCTGTCCTCTGGGGTCCGACGCGAGTTTCCCTCTCCGCGTCGGGCCCCTGTCCTTTTCAGACCCTAAGTCAGAGTTCGTGACCAAGCAAGCCACAAGATGTGGTGGACATGATTAGCTTGTTGACTATCGGCTGAGTTCGTGACCAAGCTGCCACGAACTTTGAAGTCAGCTCTGACCATGAAAATTTACTCATCCTTCTACAGAGACCTCTTGATCTTCATCGAAGAGTGCCGAGACATGTGGCCGTCGGACAATCTCGACGTCTACGGCTCATGGAAATGACGACGGCGCCGAGGGCATAACGCTGATGACAGCGTCAGCAACACCGTCAACGGAAAGGATTAACACCGCATGGGAAAGCAAGCATTTGAAGACATCGAGGGTCGGATCAATGGCATGAGGTTCGACCCCTACAAGGTCAAGATCTACGGCCTGGACAAGGACTGCCCTGAAGCCGCTGCTCACCTCTGGGTACCAGACGCCAAGATGTTCCCGAGCGACGAGTTCGTCGCCGACATCCGCGACAAGGGCATCGAGACGCCTATCGTCGTGCAGAAGATCGGCGACATTCCCGTCGTCGTTAAGGGCCGCAGCCGGGTCAAGGCCGCACGCTTGCTCAAGGACGAGGGCGTTGACATCACCGTCCCGGCCATGGTCAGCGAGCGTGGCTCCACGCAGGCCGAGATCATGGCCAGCGTCATCAGCGAGAACCGTCAGCGCAAGAAGATGAACGCCCTCGATCTGGCTGAGATGGTGTCCTACTTCATCAAGCTCAACGGACGCGACGACAAGGCCATGTCGAGCCTGAAGGCCGCCGCCGGCCTCGACGAGCGTCGCCTGGACAAGCTCATGGACCTGCGCAGCGCCAACAAGAGCGTCCACGAGGCGATCAAGGACGGTGACATGGACTACGAGGCTGCCATCGCCATCTCCGAGATGCCGGTCGACAAGCAGGCCGAGACCGTCAACAAGCTCAGGGCCGGGAACAACGGCAAGAAGATCACGACCGAGCAGGCTCGTGCGGCCAAGGTCGGCAGGTACCCGCGTCCGCCGCAGAGCTTCGTCAAGCGCCTTATCGCCAAGCTGGCCAAGGACAAGACCCTGAACCAACAGGCCTTGGACGTCATGCGCTACCTCAACGGCGAAGCCAGCGACGACGTGCTCATCGAGCACATCAAGACCGCGGTGACGGACATCAAGGCCAAGACCGCCAAGCGCAAGGCCAGCGCCAAGGCCAAGGCCAAGAAGTGAAGACGGCGGTGACGGGAGTACGGGGGCAGACCCCTTCTCCCGTCACCGACGACAGCGGACACGATTTTTTTTAGTCGGGCGCGGAAAACTACCTGAAAATATAGGAGTTATGATGACGACACTTTGTGACAAAGAGATCGAGAGCTATCGACACCAAGGTGAACTGGTCATCGACCCGTTCCTGCCAGAGAACCTCAACGGCATGAGCTACGACCTGACCCTGGGCCCCTGGTTCTATCGACGCCTGTCTTTCGAATCATCGCCAGACGTGTACCTGCGTGACCAGAGCCACCGCTTCCAGCTCGTTGACGCTCGTGACTCCGGTGTCATCGAGCTAGGGCCACTGGAGTCGATCCTGGCCCACACCAACGAGGTCGTGGGCGGGCGGCGGAAGATCAACACCTTCCTGCACGCCACGTCCACGGCCGGGCGCAACGACGTCACCGCCTGTCGCTGTGCGGGCTGGGGCGACCCGGGCTTCGTGAACATCTGGACCCTGGAGGTGCAGAACCTCGGGTCCAGCCCGCTGACGCTCAAGGTCGGCACCGTCATCGCCCAGGTCGTCTTCAGCCTCGTCACCGCCCCCGACCGCGTCTACGGTCAGGACGGTCACGGGCAGTACTTGCCCTCTCGTGACAGCGAGTCGGCAAAGGCCGTCAGGGCGGATTGGAAGCCCGAACAAATGATCCCCAAGGCCATGAAGGTCAGGGACTGGAGAGAGACATGGAAGAGCAGATGACGAAGATCGAAGGCGAGTTCAAGGCCATGAAGGCCATCGTTAAGTCTATGACCGAGCACATCGAAAACGTGACTCCCGAGGGACGGGTGTGGCTGCGGGCCAAGATTGACGAGATTCTTGGTGACGAGAAATGAAGCCGCGGATAACGTCAAAGCACATGGAGAACATCGTGATCAAGGAATCTGAAGTTTTCGGCCGAGAGGGCGGATGGCGTCTCATGTACCGGGCCGTCGACGACGGTGTTCGTCGCGTCACCCGCGTCCTGCCCGTGGCGGGCATGGGCGTGCTCATGCAGACCCTGGTTCAGCAGTCGATGCCAGACGGCAACTTCTCTGAACCCGTCATCAGCGGCGTCACGCAGCTCTCGGGCCTGGTGCTCGTCGAGTACGCGCAGCCTGAAGTTGGTGGCGATATCATCATCCTCCATCGGGAGCTGATGACGCCAGCAGAGTTCTCGGCCCGTCACAGCCGCAGTCGTCCGGGGCAGAAGGCTGCAGACATCCGCGCCGGATCGGTTGTCACCTTCAACGTCAGTCAAGTTCAAAGTCAAGACACGTCGCAAGTCGTCGACAGTGAAGGAGCAGGGACATGAGCAAGAACATCAAGATCAACAGCCGCGTGTCGTGGAAGACCAAGAGCTCGACCGGCAAAGGCGAGCGCGACGGCATTGTCAGGGCCTTCGTGGCCGCGGGGAAGAAGATCCCCAAGCTGCCGAAGGGGTCAAAGTTTAAGAGCCTGCTCGTCAACAAGATTCACGACCGATACCTAGTCGAGGTTGAGCGCGTGAACAAGAAGACTGGCGCCAAGCTCGCCAGCCTGTGGATGGCGCCGAAGGCCGCGACTCTCACCTCCGGCTAAAAAAAAGCCGACGCCGTGACAGAGAGAAAGGGGCCCTTGTGGGCCCCCTTCTCTTTTCACCCCAGCCCCAGCGGGAAGACGCGGCTGCGCACTCGCATCCCCGCCTGTCGACAGAACAGGAACAGTCGCAGGTGACCCAGCTTCCGCCAGTTCCGGCTGTGCACGGTCACCAGCACCTGCGGCCGGTTCTCAGCGAGCCAGCGCGCCAGGTCCATGCCCGTGCGCGCCAGCCCGTCTGGCCCGTGGTACAGGTCGTAGTCGAGGCTGACCTCGGTGACCTGCGTGTTCTCCGTCAACAAGGCCACGGCCTCGTCCACGGTCTGGGCGATGAACGTACCACGCCAGCGAGGCCAGCGCCGCGGGTCGTCGTCGAGAGCCAGACGCGTGATCATGACTGCCTCGACAGCGCATGCACGGACCAGAACTCCCGGCTCTCGCCGATGTTACGGCAGCGAGGGTCCCCTGGCTCCTGAGGCGCCTGCGGACCGCCGTAGACAGTGGCCAGAACCGTTCGACCGGCGTCGTCACATACGATCACGACCGTCGCCGTTGAGACCATGCGTGCGCCTCTGGATACCAGGCGCGAGTCGTAATCACGTCCAGCGCGCCGGGCGTAGACGACCTCGCTCTCCGGCACCGACTCGTCGCCGGCCAGCGGGCCCCAGAGACCGCTGGGCAGCTGACCGAGATGCGGCGGGAAGCTGATAGTCGCGATTCGGACAGGCTCCTTCTCCGCGTCAAGCTCCACGTCACCCAACACCTTCAACAGGTGCTTCAAATGCCCCAGCGTCAAGCCGGCGTGGTCGAGATGGCTTTCCATGGTGATGATCATCGTTGACCTCCTTGCCCGTTCGTGGGCCTTGGGCCTGCATCCCTGCAGCAGGCTACGCATGGCCAGCGACGTGCTGGCGGTCATGTGCCGGCGCCGGAGGGCGCCGTTCTCTAGTACCCACTTCTCTCGATCACGGACTTCCCGTTGACGAGAAGACGACTCCAGTCGTCACCGGGGTCGGTGAAGCTGCTGCACTCCATCTCCGCCTGCGCGCCGGCGTCGATGTCCTTCACCACCTGAGCATGCACGTCCGGAGACGTGCGCTTGAGGTCGTCGAGGGCGATGGCGATGAGACCTGGTTCCTTGTTCTTGTACGGCATTCAGACACCTGCCTTTCTGGACATTTCCGACGTGAGCTCTCTGTACGATGCTTGGTCTTCCTTGAACTTTTTCAAGGCCTCCATCCTCTTTTCGTTGTCGCTGATCTTGGATATCGCGAGCAACCGGTTAGGTGACATGGCGGCGAAGATTGTGGATGCGAGCTTTTCGTTCATGTTCTCTCCACCATTGTTATGCCCGAGAGCCGGTGCCATCTTCTGGAACATAGATAGAGGTCACAGACCAGGCGGCCGGTACCTGTACCCGCGTCGTCGACAACCTGGTCTCTAAGTTCACGGGTCAGGTACTGGAGTTCATGTGATGAAATGGTCCCGATCCCAGCTGGTCAACGAGATGCCCGTGTTCTCACGCGCCGGACAGCGTCGTCTATTCGTCATCAGCGGCCTGCACGGAGACGAGACCAGTGGACCCCGTGCCGTCGGCTTCTGGCTCCGGCACACGAAGTTGCCGGATGGCGTCGGCGCCGTCGTCGTGCCGTCGGTGATGCCCGCCGACGGCCGGCGTCTGAAGGCGGGTCTGGATCCGAACCGCGACTTCTTCCGACGCCGCATGCCGGTTATCGACGAGATTCGCAGGCTGGTGACGGAGACGGAGCCTGAACTGTTCATCGACGTGCACGAGGACGTGGAGAGCGATGAGCCCTACGTCTTCGCGCACCGATCGTCGTCTGGCGACATGTCTCGTCTTCTCGCCCGGGCTATGGACGTGAAGGCGCGCACGTGGTCAGCCGGAGACGGTGGGTCGAGCGAGAACGTGTTCACGGACCTAGGCATCCCCTCCGTCACCGTCGAGGTCCCTCCGACGTGGCCCATGTCCAAGCGCATCGCGTTCGTGATCAGGCTCCTGAACGAGGCAGCCGACCTCATTCGCTGACGAAGAAGAGGCTTGACGGCCACCCAGGTCCATGAGAGAAGTCACACGTCACCAGCGTTGCTCTTCGCGGAGAAACACTGGACCGGCATCCGGGAGTAGCGCAAGCTACCACCAGGACCCGGCTGAATCGCTGACCAGGACGCAGGGCTCCGATCTAGCCCCACAACCGCTCTCCCTCACCGGACAGCGGCCCCTCTCGGACACCGAGATGCGGGACAGCGAAAGATCGGGACGGCACCGAGCGCGGTGTGCGTAGGCGGTACAACCCTTCACTGGGCGTGCACGAAACGGGAAGAGGGCACTGGAGCAATCCGGTGCTTTTTTCATTTACGATATCGGAATGAATCCTCCAGCTACGGCCATGGCCGCTGTCGCCCGCGTCTTCGGAAAGACGTGGGAAGATCTTGACGGCCAGGAACTGATGTACGTGCGCATGCAGTGTCGAGTGCGGTTGTCACGTGCGGCCAAGATCAGTGTCGGGGACTGCGATCGGGTCAAGGCTTGGTTGAATGGAGCTGGCAGGAAATGAGATGTGTGAGGAGGCCTCTGGAAGTCAACGTCGACGTCGACGAAGACGGCTGGTACCACGTCGACGGCTTCGTCCTGACCTACGAAGACTTCGCCGCCAGGTACGTTGAAATAGATAGCCAGCACGGGGCCGTGCTCTTCGTCATCGAGCGCTACATGGCCATCGGCGCCGAGGAAGTTGACATCGTCCAGAGCCGGCCGATGAAGAGCATAGGTCGTCATACGACGCCAGACGGTCCTCAGACCCTGACGCTGACGGTGAAGCTGGCTACCGAGGACGTGACGTGAAGGCCTACACGCGTCGACGACAGGTCGAGGTCAAGCTCCTGGGCAGCGGCAACTGGCTGGTGACGGAGGAGGAAGGCAGTCGCGTCAGCGTCAGGCCCGAGGTCTTCCACGAGCTCTTTGAGCTTGAGGACGAGGAGCAGGAGCCCGTGGATCTCGGCTAAAGAAAACGGGGCACGGGCCCCGTCTCCTCACAGGCCATTCTTCTCTGCCCATGCCCTCAGGCTCATCTCGCCGCAGGGCTTCATGATCAGGGCCTCGTCACCGTCGTAGACGTGGTAGGCGTCGTCGCCCGCGTCCTTCAGAGCCTTGAGTACCCGGCGGTTGCTGGCCGGCGTCGGCTTCTGAACCAGGCTGCTGCCCCTGGTCCTGATCGCCAGCTTCACGCGCGCGACCTCACGGGCGTCGAAGACCTTGATGACATCCGGGTCCGTCACGGTCATGGACGGTGAGTTGTCGACCTGCCACGTCGGCTTGCTGAAGTCTTCTCCGGACAGAGTCTTCACCGGCGTGCTCCAGCTGGCTCCTGGGTTGCCGAGGTTGACGCTGCGCCAGACGGCGACTCCGCCTCGGCTCTTTATCCAGTCCCAGAACTTCCTCGCGTCACCGACGTGACACTCGTGTACGAACTCGGTCACAGCTCACCTTCTTTCAGGCCGTCAATAGCCCTGACGTCTGCCAGAGACAGCAGACGGTTTGTCCACTCGGCGTCGACGGGCATCGACGGCATCTCCGAACCCAGCACCTCCCCTCCCGGGTTGATGCCCAGGCGGTGAGCGACGTCGACGGCGTCAACGAAGTCGCGGGCCGCGACCAGCGCCGCGCCCAGGAACCCGTCGCCGTCGGCAAACGAAAGCCACCACCAGCTCACGACTCACCGTCCTTCCCCAGGATCTGCGAGACGCGGACGTCGGACCAGGACCGCGTCGGCTCGCTGACTTCCTGGCCGAGTTTTTTTACGAGGCCAAGGAGCTCGCTGATGCGGCGCCCGGCGCTGGCCCTGGTCACCCTGCTCCTGGCCCGCGCCTCCTCGGCCATGGCCTGAGCGTTGTCCCTGGCCAACTCGGCAAAGGCCACACGCTCCTCCAGAATCCTGACCTCGTCGACCTTTTCACCGAGCTCGCCGTGCACGGCCATGAGCTCAGCACGGCTGGCGACGTACAGAGCCAGCGCCTCGTCGACGGCCTGCGCGCCCATCGTCAGCCGCGCGTCCTCGACGCTCAGGTACTTCCGGTCCTGGCTGTTACCTAGGGGCTTGTTGTTGTCAGTGACCACCTCGATGACGAGTCTCACAAGGCCTCCTTGGGACGGCTGGAGCCGGGGAACAGGGAGAGCTGCTGCCGCGGGGCCTTGGCCGCGGCCTTGCGGATCATGCGAGCCAGTGGCTCGTGGTGTCCTCCCAAGACCTTCGCCAGCTGCTCCTCCTGAAGCGCAAGGTCTTCGAGTTGAACGCGGTTATCCATCTGGAACTTGTATTCATTGAACATCTGTCACCTCCGAACCTGTTATGCCTCGGCGCCCATGCTATTTTCCTGGGCATGAACCTGAGCAAAAACTTCACTCTCCGAGAACTCAGCTACAGCCAGAGCGCCGAGCGCAAGGGCGTCGACAACACTCCGACTCCTGAGGTCATCGAGAACCTGAAGGCGTTGTGCGCGGCCGTGCTCCAGCCCCTGCGTGATGCCACTGGCCAGATCACGGTCACCAGCGGATACCGGTCTCCGGCGCTGAACAAGATCATCGGCGGCAACGCCAAGGGCCAGCATCCCCTGGGTCAGGCCGCGGACATGGAGTGCTTCGCCATGAGCACGCGTGACCTTGCCGAGAAGATCATCGAGCTCAAGCTGCCGTTCGACCAGCTGATCATGGAGTTCGCCAGCGACTTCGACGCCAGCGCCGGCTGGGTCCATGTCAGCCACAAGAAGGAAGGCGGAAACCGCGGCCAGGTCCTGCGAGCGGTTCGCGACGTCGCGGGCAAGACCAGGTACCTGCCGGGCCTGAGCTAGGTCACAGGATCTGGCAGGCGCCGCCGGCACAAGCCGAGATCTGGCCGAAGTCGACGCCGCTCTCGTTCTCCACCATCTGGCTGTAGTCGACGTCGACGGTGTTATCGGTCAAGGCCTGCCACTTGCGCCAGTAGTACAGGCTCTTGAGGTAGTGCCCGGACCGGCGCCGGTCGCCGGAGAACGAGTTGTTGGTCAGGGTCGAGAGCCGCTGCTGCCAGGCATCTCGGTCTGCCTTCTGCATCTCGTTTGCCGGATTGGTCACCGGGTCCACGGCATCCCACAGGTCCCGGTACGAGAACCGAGCGTCGTCGACGATGCCGATGTCATTCTCGTCGTATCGGCCGAAGACGCTGTCGATCTCCTTCGGCTCCAGGACCTCGACGAACGGGGCCTGTGGGTAGTCGAGGTCTCCGCCGTCGGCGAGCAGACTCACACCGGCGAAGACGTCGCGATTGTCGTAGATGAACCTGGTCACGTCATCCCACTCGCCGTCGCGCACTACGACGGTGTTGCTGACGTTGTGGCTGATCCAGGGCTGGGTGCAGAGCTCGGGTCGACGGCCGGTGTCCACCCAGCTGCTCTTCACCATCGCCACGCGCCTGAGCATGTCCAGGGCACTGGTCTGCGCCTTGAAGGCGGCGTGGGCCGGGGCCTGCAGGGCGAATGACAGGATCACATCCCTGTCCTTCCAGACACTGGCCTCGACGGCGTGCGGGTTGTGGATGGCGAAGTACTGTGCCTGGACCTCGTTCCTATTCGCCTGCACGTGCCTGATCGTGCGCGGGGCGTGGACGTCGTGGACACCACTGCCAAGTGCTCCGAGCATGGGCGTGCTCGTGCCCTCTGGCTTGATGCAGGTGCTGCGGGCCGCGGCGTTGATGCCGAGAAGGGCTGCGACCTCGGCGTTCGTGTCCTTGACCACCTGGGCCAGCTCTCGCAGGCTATCGGCGTCGAAGGCGATGTCCGGGCGCTCGGCCATGCCCGTCATGCTCACGCCCAGCAGCGCCTCGCGTCTGGTGATGCGCTCGCTGACCGGCCCCAGGTACGGGAAGCTCGTGTATCCGGCCTGCAGCGTGCCCATGATCGCCGCAGCTCGTACAGCACGCAGCGCGTCGTCCATGGTCTTCACCGCCGCCATGTTGGAGAGGCTGAGGTTGCAGAACTGCCAGCCGCTCTCTCCCGTCTCCACGCACACGGGCCAGAAGCTGGCCTCGACGCATGGGTTGACACCCATCTCCGTGCTGTCGGCCCAGACCACGCCCGGCTCGCCCCACTCCCGGCTCCAGTCCACGATCTGCTTGTACTGCTCGTAGCTCGTGGACCCGCGCAGCAGCAGCGCGCTGTTGTTGCTGCGACCGCGCTGTGGGTTGTCGGAGAACCAGTTCCCGGTCTTGGCTCGGGCCATGTCCATGTCGTCGACGCTGAACAGGCAGATGCTGGCGCTGCGACGTACTCCGCCGGCGAGGACGGCGTCGCTGGCGTGCATGACCATGTCGTAGACATCGACGGGTTGCAGCTTGCTCGCGTGATGAAGGTCGTAGGACTTCTCGGATCCGAATTCGGCGTGGCCGTTGAGGGCGTTACGCTGACAGCATCGGTCGAGGAGGTCGCGGATCTTCTCCAGGCTCACGCGCAGAGGCTCCGGGCCCGGAGCCTTTCCCGTGTTCGTGGACAACGGGCTGCCCTCGGGTCTGATCAGGATGTAGGAGAATTCCACGATCTTGCCGCGGTACTCGGGGAACGGCGTGTCGTCGCTGTCGAGGTAGCTGGACAGCAGCACGCCCAACGCATCTGCCCAGCCCTCGATGGTATCCGGTATCACGAAGGCCTTGGACTCGCTGTCAGCCGCCGGGCGCTTGATTGCCGGCAGGCGAGCGACGTGGTGCCACTGCACGCTGAATCCGGTTCCCGAGCCACAGAGCAGCAGGTGGAAGGCTTCTTGGAAGAAGCGCGGTCGGTCGGCGAAGCTGAAGCAGCAGTTGTAGGCACGAGCGTGCTTGTTCAGCACCGGCACACCGGCGTACTGCAGCACGCGCTGACTGCCCAGGGCCAGGCCATCCTCAAACGCGTCCTCGGCCTCGTCGATGAGCAGCGCCAGTGGCCGTCGAGAGAAATCGGAAACTGGCGACAGACGGCAGCCGCTTGACGCCAGGACCCCGCGCTCCAGGTAGTAGGCCCGGTGCATGTCGAACATGCGAGCCCTCGCCTCGTCCCTGGTCTCACGCCTCTTCAGATCTCTGATGTCGTTCGCGTACTTGGCTGTGAAGATGTAGCGGCTGAGAGCGGCGGTAGTCATTCCCGTTCCTCCATGGTCTCGATTCGAGGGCACGCGGTTTCCCGTCGCGTGTCGTTCCCTGTCCTCGTCTCTTTGTTGTCGTTGTTACCGGGTCGGTAAAGGTAGCCTTGCCGGCCTGCGGCTGGCAACGGCTCGCTGGTAGTCGAAGATCTCGACGTTTTGCGTCAGGAACGATTGCCGGTGCTGAAGCCAGCCTAGGAAGTTGCCGCTGCGTTGGCTTGCGTCGGCAAGGGCCTGGGCCTGGTGCTCAAACGGGCTCCAGTGCCCACTTGATGACAATGACGATGTCAGCTCCAAGTCCTTGCTCACGATCGGTAGACTGCCGTCGTGGTTCTTGTAGCTGACGCGCGCGCAGCGGGCGACGCTGCAGGCCAGCAGGGTCTTGATGTCCAGCGTCAGCCTCTCGCCCGCGGTCGTGAACGGCAGATGCCACTCGCCGTCGGCACAGGGCCGGGGCTGAGAGTTGAAGTAGGCGTCAGCCATCGCCCAGCCCAGGTCCTGCATCGTCGGGTCGGCGTCGGGGTGACAGCGGAGGGTGAAGAAGTTGTTGAAGTCCGTGGCCGTGCAGACCACGGCCATGTGCTGCCAGGGCTCGGTTACGCGGTTGGCGATCTGCTTGTGGCAGCCGATCTCCGCCAGGTGCGCACTGGTTCGCGCCGCCACTCTCGCCGCCCCGCGCCACACGGCCTGAGCGGCCTTGAGGTCGATGTCTTCCAACAGCCGCCGGCTCTGCATCCCCGGCTCGTTGCGTCCCCACTCACTGGGCTCAGCCGGCTCGCTGTCCACGGCCTCGATCATCTTCGAGATCGGGATTGCCCGCGACGAGCTGGCGTTGCGGCTGAAGACCCGGTGGGTCATGAACTCGCCGTGGACAAAGCGCGGGTACACGAGCTTCAGCGTCGTCACCCTCGCGCCGCCCGTCGACAGGCTGTCCATCACGATCTCAGCGCTGATTGTCATCGACGGCCTCCTTGATCTCGTAGATCTTTCCGCTCACGCACCTGGCCATGCCCCTGAGCTCCAGGCCCCGGAGCGTGCTGTATTCCATGCCCTGTGCCGTCACCGGCCCCAGGCGCAGACGCTCCAACATCGCCGTCATCGCCGTCGTCAACGGCCTGGACTCGTTGACGAACCTGCCCCATCGCGCGCGCACGACTCACGGCTCCGGGATCATGGCGTTGGGCCAGGCGCAGACGGCGCCGGTCTTCTCGCAGGCCACGGCGAATACCGCGGGCCAGGGGATGTCGCAGAAGCTGTTGACGCCTGCGAATCCGAGGCTGGCCCGAACACCTCGCTGGTCGTAGTTGAAATCGGCGATGCCGAACTTCTTCGAGAAGTTCAGGACCTGAACTACTTCTCCACGCATTGACTCCGGGATAACGACTCCATCGACCCCCGTGACCAGGCGCACTTGCACCTTCGAATCCGAGATCATGAGCGTGAAGACCATGAGCTTCACGGCGTCGTCCATCGACACCTTCACAGCCGGTTTCGGCGCTGGCGTCGCTGTCTTCGGCTTCGTCGTCGAACGTCCCTTGCTGAAGTCCACGCTGATGACGTTATCGCTCACGTCATTCTTCGTCGGTGTCGTCGATGTCATCGTCGTCATCCTCATCGTCGTCGCCGTCTTCTTCACGCTCTTCGTCTTCGAGGTCATCGTCGTCTTCCAGTTCTTCTTCGCTGGGGATCTCTGAACCGTTTTCGATTGTCATCATCTTGCTCTCCTCTTCACTGCCGGCCGCTGATTGCGGACCGAAGACTTTCGACGATGCCACTGACGTCGGCATCTTCCAACCAGGGCACGGTCAGGATCTTCATGCCCCGGCTCCAGGCGTGGCGGCCGGAAGCGACGTCTTCCAACAGCTTCTGGTAGTGCCTGTTCAGGTCCTGAAGGTAGCCGATGCTGACCCCGACCTCTGCTCCCCGGGCCCGCGTGACCATGCGCTTGTAGGCTTCGTCCGGCTTCACGTCCAGGTACAGCAGGATACTGGGCGTCGGCGTGCCCAGGATCATCTGCTCGTAGAGCTCTTCGTACGTGTTCCACATGTCCCGGTCGACGTTACCGGCCTCGACGTGCATGGCCATGAACACGCGGTCCCCGGGCAGTCCTCGGTCGACGACGGCGCCGGCACCGCAGGCGGCTTCAGCTGTGGCCAGGCGGTGCATGGCCCAGCGCCTGTTGAGTAGGAACACTTGCATCGGGAACACCCACTTCCCCGGGTCCTGGTAGCTGCGGGTCAGGAACGGGTTGTCGTCGACGGGCTCGAAGATGCCGCGGAGCCCAAGATGGCTGGCGACCGCGCGCGTGACCGTGGTCTTCCCGGCTCCGATCAATCCCTCGACCCAAACGACTGTGCCCATGTTGACCCCTAAGTTGGTCACGAACCATGCGTCAGCTCTGAAATGATTGCAACCGTCAACCTCGACTAAAAAGAACCCGTTAGGGTTCTTCCAGACACCGGACCTGGACGGTCATGCGCTGGATCTCTCCGCGCACGAACTCCAGGTCTCGGTATATGCCTTCGCTCCAGCCGTGTTCTGGCACCAGATCTCCGCGGTGACCGCAGTCGAAACCGATCCAGAACACCGGCATCTCATACCCAGACACCGACAGGGCCATGAGCATCGTCGTGGTCAGTGAGTCCGGAGACTCGGCCTTCTTGTAGGTCAAGCCACCATGGGCCCTGATGCCGCGCAGGCGGTTGCGGTCCATGGCCTTGTGGATTCCCAGGTACCCCCGCCACCACCCGCCGCCGGCGCGCACAGCCGCCAGAACTAGGCCATCGTCGTCGATGTGCAGCCAGCTGTCTGGCTCCGACAGCCACGGCTTCAAGCCACCGGCGGCCAAGCCAGACTCCGCACGCGCTCGATCTCTTCATCGGTCAAGCTTCGGCCCTCGCCCTCGCCGTCTGTGGCCGTGACGAAGAACGGTCCGCAGATCACGTCCTGCAGCTCGGGCACGTAGCGATTGGGGAAGGCTCCGTTGATCTTGCCCTCCTCGTCGCAGACCAGGTCCAGACCGCCGGCCACGGGCACGAACTGAACGGTGCTGCATTCCGTGGCCTGGTACATTGACTCCAGGCCGCTTTCGATTTCAATGACTTCTGGTTCTTCCTCGACACGGAAAATGAGAACTCTCATATCTTACCTCCGTCGAGGTTATGCCTTGATTACAAGCCAAATCTCGCGAGTGTTGACGGTGAGAATTTCTTCATTGTTTCTATCTTGTTTAAGAACTTCTCTGGCGCCTTATAGTTGAACCTGTTGAGTAGGTTTTTCCTCATGGCTTTGGAGAATCCGTGCTGCTGAACGTGGTCCCAACCACGTTTACCGTATGCCTGCATAACGACTTTTTCTGCATCTTTGAAACTACTGGCGACGCTTGATGTTATTCTTTCTGGATCTTCAGACACCCGGCTTTGAAACCTCTTCAAAAGGTCTTTCTTCATCGACTTGGTGAAGCCGTGTTGCTTGACGTAATCCCAGCCTTTGGCTCCATAGGCTTTGTTGATCACGCCCTTGATGTCTTTCATCTCGCCGCCGGCTCTCATACGCAGTTGGACTCGGCGGGCCTCATCTGATCCCGGGCCGGTCATCTTCTTGACCAGGTTGAACTCGTCGAAGATCACCTTCGGTGAGTGGTGTCCGAAATCATCATCGTATTCGGAGACGACCTGGTGTGGCTTGATACGTCTCTCGCCGACTTCGTGAAGACCTGACCTGATGTTGTTGGCTCTCCAGCCCTCAGCCGTCCTCGGAGAATACCTTCCGCCTTGGCTGTGCCCGGCCCCGCGTCTGGTCATGAACGCTTTTCCATCGACATTGCTTTTGTCGACTAAGTTAGACGCCTGTTCCTTGAGTGGATCGGATACTGATGGAAAATCTCTCCAGGCGCGAGCTTCTTGTCTCAGATTGGCTTTACCTTGTGACGCTTTCGGAACCGAGAAAGGCCCCTCTTCGTCCATGGCCCTCATGCCGCCACGTGTAAGCCTGACGATACCGGCACGGTTGTACGCGGCCTGCAGCTCCTCGACGCTGGCTGCCACCTTCTCCAGGCCCGCGCGTACACCGTCTTCAAAGCTGGTCATGGCCTACATCCTCGTGTTCACGAACAATGGCGTCTTCGGTCCCAGCCACGAGCCGGCGACGTTGAAGTCGAAGAACTCACGGGCCTCGTCCAGGTCCATGCCGTCCCTGGCCATCAACGTCTCCAGGCACAGCCACTCGTCGTAGACCACGAAGGTCTCGCCGCCGCGACTGGCCGTGCCGATGATGGCGCCGTCGAAGCCGTCGGCGAACAACAGCTCTTCGTCGCCACTGGACTCGACACATTCTTCCCTGGTCATGGCTTGCACCTAGCTGTTGGCTGCGGCGTTGAACCTGGCGACGGCTGACGGATCATTCATCCAGCTGCCGCTCTGTACCATGCGCGGCGCGATTTTCTTGCCGAAGAACTTATCGATGAAGTTGGCCTTCGGTGCCTCTGTCTTCTGCTTGTAGCCGAGTCCGTGTTCAAGTTGCTGGCCGGCATTGGACATGCGGCCCGGCGACATCTGCATCTCCACGGGCGTGCCCTTGTACGTGCCCTTGACGTTGACGCCGTGGTATCCGGGCCGGGCTTTGACGCTGTGGCTGATGTTCTCCACGCCGTGAGCCTTCAGCTTCTTGATCACGTCCGCAGCGTGTTCCGGGCTGGAGCTGTAGGACTGCATGCCCAGCAGGTCGTCAGGAACTTCCTTCAGTCCCTTGGCGGCCATGGACGCGTGGCTCTTGACGCGGGCGCGATGCACCTTGACGCCCTTGCCCTTCAGGCCCGACATCAACTCCTCGCCCGCGGAGACGGCGGCCTTGCGCTGAGCCGTGAACAGCCCGTCTCCACCGGCCACGAGCTTCTTGCCGCCGAGGATTGCGCCCTTGATGGCCTTGATGCCGTGGGGGATGAGTTCGCGAAGACCTTCCTTGTCCATCGCCGCCGTCTTCGCGATACCGGCGCGCACGCCCTCGTCAAAAGCAGTCATCTCGTCACCTCGTTGAGAGCAAAAGCAATTCCCACGCACATGCCCGCGCCGGCGGCAAAGGACAGGGGCGCATCCACCCACTCCCAGGCGTCCTCGGCGACAGCTGACACACGTGGGGCGATTCCGCACAGGGTCTGCTGCTGTGCGATTACGCTCTCAAGGCGCGTGACGTGGTCGGTCAGCACCCGCTTCTGAGCCTGCAGCTCGTCGACAGCGCGCTTCAGATCGTCGTCGTGGGCGCTGAGCTTATTCAGGTCGGCCTGCGCCGCCGTCAGTGCCGGTTCGCACAGCTCCAGCTTCCGGTCGCTGGCGTCCACCTGGTCCCAGACGTCGGTGCGCACCAGCACGTGGCTGGCGGCGTATTTCGCACAGCCGCCGTCGACGGGGACCAGGGCCGGAGCCTGCGCCTGGCCGGCGGCGGTGAGCAGGAAGAGGATGAGCGCCTGCCTCATGACTTCATGTCCTTGACCGTCGATGCCGCCCAGGCCGCGCCGGCGTCGCCGCCCCACAGGTCCCAGGCGATGCTGCCCTTGGGCGTGTCCTTGTTCCGGCGGTGCCGGCTGAAGAAGGCGTGCATGCGCTTGACGGTCTCCGGGCTCACCGACCTGCCGCTGGCCAGGGTCTGGGCCCTGACGACGCCGCTGCCGATGCCCTGGGCCCCGGCCTGTGTCGCGGTCAGGCCACCGCGTCTGCTGGCCGGCGCCTTGCGCCTGGCCTCCAGACCCCGACGCGCGGCGGCACGCACGGCCTCCGGGGGAGCGAGACCGGCTGACGCCGTCTTCGACATCTTCGAGGCCCACATGTTGTCGACGAGGTTCGGGTACGGACGCCCGGCCGCCGCCGCCCGCTCCCGGGCCCGCGTTCGCCACTCGTCGCTGAGCCCCGGGCCCTTGCCGGCGTCCTTGGGCGCTGGCTTCTTCCACGGCGGTTTCTCGGCCGCCGTCTTCTCCAGGCCCGTGACGACGCCGGCTTCGAATGCTGCGGTCAACAACGTCTCAATCACGGCTTGTGCCTCTCAGGTTGTGGTGGAAGCGTTGTGGGTCAACTCGACCCACAAAGTGCCGTCGAAGAAAAATGACATGTTGCCACCCGGGTCGATGGTGCGGTTGGCGTTGCTGAGCGACAGCGCCGTTGCGACTCCGCGGTTGAGCTGAGCGTGGAACGTCGTCCCCACATTTTGCAGGATCAAGACAGTGCCAACATCCACACCGGCCGTTGGGATTGTTGGTGTCGAGGTCAGGCTCCTGTTGCCCCCTGAGACCTGGAAGCGATGAAGCGCCGACGTCGGCAGCAACTGCTGTCCGTCGCTGGACACGGTCTGAACCGCTCCGGTTCCCAGAACCAGATCCGGCAGCGGGCCGGTTGGCCAGTCGGACGAGGACAGGGATGAGCCGGGCACGAAAGACACGGTGATCGACGGATCGCCGTCGTAGGCCATGAACACGTCCACGGACACGCAGCGCAGAGCCTCGGCACCGAGCAGTGACACGGGCGTTGATCCTGATGCCGGCAGTGGCGAACCGGCATAGGTGGCCACGGTGTCACTGACTACGCCGGTGATGACACGGTCCTGCCCGCCGGAGCGGACCATGCGACCCTCGTCACCGGCGCTGAACAGCGGCTGGCTGACGGTAACCGTGCCGGCGACAGTCGTGACGCCGGTGACGGTGTCGTGGACAGCCGAGGCCAGGGCCTCGTCGACGGCAGACTGCGCGGCCGTCAGCTTCTGCTTCTCGACAACGAAGGCCTGCAAGTTCTCGTCGCTGACGCCAGCGAGCTGGTACGACAAGGCCGTGACGTAGCGCGTGTCTCCGTCGTTCTGACGGTACACGGCCGTCGGCGTCTGGTTGACGAAGACGTCAACTGGAAGCGTGGACATGAACGCGGCGAGAGCCGACCTCAGACCAACGAGGCTGTCGCTGCTGACGAGTTCGATGCCGGCGGTGTTCATTTCTCACCTCCGCCGCCACCGACGTTGGCCTTGATGTTGTGCGTGGCGAAGTACAGGCTGCTGGCGGCGCCGAGCATGGCCAGCGCCGCGTTGCTGTCGAAGGCCGGGATGACGTGGCCGAACACCGTCGCGCCGGCGCCCAGGCCCTGCAGCAGCCACAGGCCCAGGCCCGCGGACCAGGCCAAGACCAGGATCGCACTGGTCTTGCTGAAGTCGCCGTTCTTGAAGAACAGCGCCTTCACGCCCTTGACGTCAGGGCTGCCGTCGCCGTCGCTGTCCAGGCTGGCGAACAGGTGATCGAGCGCCGCTCGATCCTCGGGGCCGAGTTTCTCGGCCAGGGCCTTGAGTTGATCCGGGTTCACCATGGCCCAGAGACTATGGCGTTGGCACCGGCTGGTCCACACCACCGTCAACGATCACCGGCTCACCGGCCGTCACCGTCGGCACCGGTTTCTCTGACGGAGTTACTGCAGATTCAAGCGGCTTCTGGAGCCCTGAAAGATCCATGCCCAGGAAGCCTCCGAGCAAGCCGAGGAGCAGGGTCAGGACGTGGCTGATGATCAACTTTTTGTTCACGAGTACCTCTTGTTTGCGTCTGAGACGCGGTCACGAAATTGGTCGTCGACGTCCTTCGCCTTCTCGGCATAGTCGTCGGCTGGATTGGTGTTAACGGCTGGCTTGTCACCGACGACGATGTCAGGCAACACCGGACGCTCAGGCGTCACGACCTGACCGCCTCTACGGTTGAAGACCACGGCCGCGACAAAGGCCATGACCGCGCCCAGGCCCGCCAGCAGCCAGTACCAACGCTCTTTAATCCAAATCATCACTGCTTCTTCCCCACATGCAAAAGGAACGGGGTGATGCCGCTGCGCTTCAACATCGCGCTGCCGTTGTAGGCCAGGGCGCCGAGGATCACGCCCAGGATCAGGCGCTGGGCGTCGTTGACATCGTCAGGCATCCACGGCCCGGGCACAAATACGCTGCAGAGCACGCAGAATGACAACGGAATCAGCGGCTCGGCCCTGTTCATCAGCCGACCCTTCTCAAAGTGCCAGGGGAATAGGCGCTCGATCGTGACCATCAGGATCCAGACGGCGGCGCAGAGCATCACGTTCCACTCCCGGGCCAGGAGGTCGACAAGGCTCACTTGGGCGCCAACCCGATGACCGGCAGGTTCTTCACCACCGGCGTCTTCTCGCGGAAAGACTTGCTCCTATTCACGGCCATGTTTCCCAGTGCGATGCCAATGCCGGCGCCGGCGCCGAGCATGACTCCAGCACCCATCCCCGCGACAGCCAATGGTCTCCATGACCGCGTCAGCGTCTGGCCGATGAGCTTGCTGGCGTTGTCCGGGCTCAGGCTCTTGCTGACGGCTTCGTTGGCAACGTCGGCGATCAGCTTCCTGTTGTTGTTCAGCGTCTGGTCGAGTGCTTGGCTGGTGGCATCGGCGAACCACTTCTTGTTCTCTGGCGTCATCACGCTCTTCACCGCCGACGCACTCATGTTCGAGGCCATGTCACTCATGCCCTTGACGGCACCGGGGCTGGCGATGTTGGTCATCACGTCCTGAGCCACGGTGCTCACGGCCTTTGATGCCTGAGCCTGGTTTCCGGAGCTGAGAAGGAAACGGCCGACGACGTTGGCCCCTTCGTCCCTGTGCGTGACGACCTTTCCAGCCTTTGACTTGAACCAGTCCCAGGGTCCGGCGACCTTCTCGATACCGGCCCTCGTTCCGACTTCAAAGCTCGTGGTCATGACTTCTTCCCCGTCAGCGACGCGACCCACTCCGGGACCCCACGTCCCTTCTTCTGCCTGCCACTGGCGTCACTGCGCATCTCGTCGTCGAGAGGAATGCTTATCGACCTGGCCGCCGTCGCCGCACCTATGTCCCTGTCGGCTTCACCCGGTGTCTGGGCGTTGGCATATTTCTTCGGGCTCATGTCGCTGTGGATCTTGGCAGCAGCCAGCGCCGCCAGTGTCAGGCCCGCGGCGGCAAGTGCGCCCTTGGTCTTGCGGCCCATGGGCATGGACTCAAGAGCCTTCTTTCCGCCGCTCTTGGCGGCAGACGACGCTCTCCTCGTCACCATCTCGGGTCTGGGCGGGAGCTCCTTGAGGCCGTTCTTCAAAACCGGCTTCGGCTTGGTCTTCAGCGCCACACCCTGATCCTGACGGTGACCGCGTGCGGCCATCAGCATCCGGTTCCGCTGAAGCTTCTTGGCAGCGTCCTCCATCTGCACCTTCCTGGTCTCAGGGAAGCCGCTGTTCCGGCCGCTGGCGGTCAGGTCGTCCCACAACCTCTCGTCAGCCACGCGCTGAGCCAGCTCGTTGCTGATTGCCACCTTCTCCACGCCCGCACGCTGCCCGAGTCTGTTGGCCACGGCCGCGCCGCCGACACCGGCTCCGCCGACGACGCCGGCGCCGAGGGCCATGCGGCCCTTGCGGAAGTAGGGGATGACGCCGCCTCCCGTCGGCCGCTTGCCGTTGGCCGCCGCCAGCACCAGGCCGTGCCTGCTGAGTCCCTCGGTCTTCACGCCCTTGGCCTCGGCAGCACGCCGCAGCATCTGGTCAGCGCCGAAGCCGGTGCCAGGCTTGATCTTGATGTCGATGCCGGTCACGGGCGTTATCTTCTCGGCTCCGAGGTTGTCGAAGGCGGTGGTGATCGACCGGTTGAGCTTGTCGTAGTCGTAGCCCTCAAGCTGAGCGGCCCCGCGCCCACGGTCCAGGATCTGCTTCTTCACCTGGGACATGGGCTTGTGAACGCGGATGACGGCGTCGAACTTGTCTGGGTCGACCTGCGACAGCAGATGCGTCTGCTCGGCGATGACTCCGCGCCGGATCGGGTTCTTCTTCACCCACGACACCAGGTCGCGGCCGCTCATGCTCTTGCCCACGTCGTCCATCATCAGCGGCGTCATGCCCAGTTCCTGACTCAGGGCCCGCGTCAACGTCGTCTTACCCGTGCCGCCCGTGCCGCTGACGGCGATGCGTGCCGTAGCCGGGTCGATGCCCTGGGCTCTGAGCGTCATCGCCACCTGCCGCGCCTGATCAACGGCCTGCTGAGGCAAGCTGGACTGGCGCTCAAGGGCATGGCCTCCGCCCTTTCCAAGGGCTTTGATCTCGGCCAGGAACTGCTTCCGCAGCGCCGGACGTGCGCCGATGATCGTGGCAGCGGCGAGACCCGCTGCCCCCAGACCCGCAGCCGCCACCATCGCCCGATGCCGCCAGGGGCTGGGCTGACTGTCGGTCTTTTTGCTCTTCACGGTGCACTCTCCACGGTCACGATGTAGCCCAGGGCCACGAACTGACTCTCACGGCCCAGGTCTCTGAAGTCTTTGTCGCCGGCGACGACGGCCTGATCCAGCTTCTCTCGCCTCAGGAAGGCCAGGGCGCTGTCGATGGACGTGAAGAACGGCCACTTCGCGCGCGTACGCAGCCAGTGCTCACGACACTTTCCGCTGAGACTGCGAATGACCACGATCTGCTTCATCACGTCACCACGTGAACAGCGCCCTGTGCGACTTCACGCGCCAGGGACTGGGCCACGGCACGCGCCTGGGCCTGGAGGTAGTAGTGAGTGCCTACTCCTCCGGCCGCGGCGCCGAGGAGCATGTACTTTCGGCGCTGGTCGTTGTCCGGCGTCGCCGGAGCCAAGGCACTGCCGATGAAGAAGCCGGTAATGGCATTCTGCAGCACGCGTGGGTCAAGGCCCGCGCGCACACCGGCTTGGAAGCTTGCGGATTTGTTCACCACGTCTCGACTCCTTCAGACTTCAACTATCTCAGATGTAGCACCTGCGAGCAGGCGGCGGAACCGGGAGCTGAATGCGAACTTGTCGTCATAGCCCATGACCACGTAGGCCTTGGCGGCCTCGTCATCTACAGCCTGATCCAGGACTCCGTTGATCTCCAGGCCTCCGCCCGTGATCTTGTTCAGAGCCATTTGCACGCCGAAGTTGTCGAGGCTGAAGTCGTAGAGGCTGCTGATGCGAGCCAGTACGGTCTCGTGGCCAGCGAGGTAATCGAAGTGACCGGTCTCGACCTTCGCACCCTGCCACCCGAATTGACGAAGCCAGCGGCTGAGGGAGCCAAAGTCACGACCAGCCGTCATCAGGTCAGGCTTCTTCGAGGACATGAACGCAGCTAGCGTCTCGTCGACAGCCACGTCCAAGCTCATGCCGAAGTTGTGACCACTTTGAGTAGGTCGAGCGTAGTCACGATCCAGGCCATTCGACGCGGCCTGCAGGTGGCTGGCGACGGACGTGAACGCGGCCTTGAAGGTCACGGCCTGGCCGCAGGCGTCTTGGAGATCCTTCAGCGACTCGGCGGCGTCGGGCTGAAGCAGGCAGCATTCGGCGGGTAGAAACCCGTCGTCGGAGCCATTGAATCCAGGCCAGGCCCTGACCCTGACTCTCCGCAGAGACAGAGTCAGCACGACAATCTCACGCCAGAATCGACGCCGGCATCGTATGCCGCTGTCTTGTCCCGCCGGTGCCTGTATGCGACCGTCAGCCCCGCTAACGGCAGGGCCAGGCTGGCCGCGGCTGCGGGGAGTGAATCCTTCTTCTTCACGAACATGCTCGCAGCCCGTGCGGCCAGGCTCGCGCCCGTGACGGCGGCGGCACCTTGGATCAGGCGCTTCTCGCCCTTCTTCAGCTTCTCCGCCGTCTTCGTGCTCGCCGGCTCGTCACCCGGCTTTGCGGGTTGAGGGTCTTCGGTGACGGGCGGGTTGTTTTCCGGCGGCGACATGGGCAGCGAACCGCCCTGCTGTGAGGGCAGAAAGAAGCGCTTCCGCTTCTTTTTTCTCCTGACCTCTTCGACACTCATCGTCGCCGCTTCTTCTTCAGAGCCCCGTGAGCCATGCTGCCCAGGGCCGCGAGACCGGATGCCAGCGCCGCGCCCTCGACGGGCTTGTCAAAGTAGGCAGAGCCGATGCCGGCGCCAATGCCGCCAGCCACGCCCATCAGCGCCTCCGGTCCGGCGGCGCGCCTGAATTTCGAGCCGCGGCTCTCAGCCGCCAGCTTCACGCCGTCGGCGGCGCCGATGTCGAAGGCCTGAGAGCTCATCGATAGGCCATCGCCGACATCATCTCCTGATGGCGGTTTTCTTTGGCCGCATTCTCCAGGTAGCGCTTGCGCTCCTTCGGCGACATCTTGTCCATCTTCTTCGCGAGCTGAGTACGGCCGTGACCCTTGATCACGCCGCCGAGGGCTCCGAGGGCTCCGAGGGTGCCGGCGCCAACGGCGGCTCCGATCAGCGCGCCTTTACCGGCCTTGGACTTTCCCATGCCCTTGCGGACACTGGAGCCGAGAGCAGCGCCGTATCCAGCACCGGCGAGACCGCCGAGAGCCGCACTGCCAGCGCCGTAGCGAGCACCGGTACGAGCCGTCTCTGCGCCGTAGTCACCCTTGGCCCGTTCCTTGTGGCCAGAGACTGCCTTCTGGATCTCTTCCTCGTGGCTGTCGGCGCTGGGGAGAATACGGAAGTTACGAACGTCGATGGCAGCCAGTTTCATGCCCTCGCCAACGCCGATGTCGAATGCCAGCTTGTCCATATTCATCCTCCGGGCTTTTTTTAGCCCATGTTCACTGTCTTGAAAGATTCCAGCGACCTTCTCAGGCAACTTCTTGCCCTTCGGGGTCTCACGCTGCCAGCGCCGGGCCGTGCCCTCGGGGACTTCCCCTCGGGCCTCGGCTGCGAACATGAAACGACGCTGGGCCTGGCTCTTGAACGGCATCAGCGACCTCGATCAGGCTTGGAGTTGACCACCGAGAACCATCAGCACCGTGACTTCGAATTCTCCGGCCTTGCCCTTGCTCGCCGAGAGCTCCAGGTCCTGCAGGACCTCGGCGCCGAGCATCGACACCGTCTGACCCGTACCGCTGACGAAGTCGCCGGCGGCGTTGTCGTAGTTGACGCTGGTGGCGCTGTTGCGGACGGTGATGGTCTTCTCCAGGGCGCCGATGCGCAGCTTGCGGCCAACGTCCTCGGCCTCGAAGGCCATGGTGGCGCTGGTCAGCACGCCCGGGGCCGTGGTCACGGCGTCGGCGACGGTCTTGAAGACGCTGGCGGCGAGGGCGGCGTCGATCGCGGCCTGGCACTCGGCAAGGCTTCCGCTTTCACGGGCCACGACGTGCTCCAGGTCTCCGAACTTGGAGACGGGGGCAAGCTGACCGCCGTGGGCCAGGGCGAGCATGACGCCCGGGTCACTGTCAGCCTCCTTGAAGCTGGACATCGCCGATGCTCGTTGGCTGGTGAGGAGAGCGGCTCCGGCGCCGGCCTTGTAAGCCGCGAGCTCGGTGGCGAGGGTGGCGAGGGACGCGTCTTGCAGCAACTTCACCTTGATCAAGGGCATGTCATCTTCTCCATGCCGCGCTCAAGGCGGCGTTAGGTCTTCGGCCGCACCAGATGCGGCTTTCAGGAAAATCTTTCCGATCGTGACGGTATATTGCCCGCCGGCCGCTGGGAAGACCTTGACGTCATAGACGTAGGATCCAGCAGGAAGCCACTTGGTGTCCTGGCTCTGAAGCTTGATCAGGAACTGGCCCTTGGTCGTCCCGGTTTGCGGCAGGATCTCGACTTCACTGGCGTCGTCACTGGTCTTGACGACCAACGCCGGAGTCGGCGGCTGGAGCTTGTTATCCTCTGGAGAAAACTTCATCGTGAACCGGACTGCGGCGCCAGACAGGTTGACGGGGACGGGCTCCGGGTTGTCGCCAGTCGACGGAGGTCTAACGGTCACGCGGTAGACGACACTGTCCCCGCGCACCAGGTTTTTTTCTATCGTCGCTGGACCGTAGGTCACTCGATTGTCCCGGTAGTCATGATTCCATCTACCACACCCTCAAAGCCCTGTATCACGCCCTCAAGATCCTGAACCACTTGGATCCCGACGACCAGGCGCTCGACGACGACCACGGGCTCACGCAGGCTGCTGAGGCTCAGCACCAGGTAGTCATGCTGCAGGGGCAGGATGGCGGTGCTCATACCGTGGTCATGAAGCCGCGGCGTCCGACGACGACGCCGCAGGACGTGGTGATGGAGATGTGAACGGAATACAACCTGTCGGCGACGAGACCCGGCGAGGTCTTCGTCATTCGAAACATGCCCTGGTTGTCTGGAGCAACGTCGCTGGCCGTGAACAAGACACTGTCGTCGGCGTCGTAGACACTGATAACCGCGGAAGCCACCGTCGGCGGAGGCACGGGCCGGCCGTTGCGGTTGAGGCTGACGTCGATGCGCAGGGTAGAAGACTGATAGTCGTACGCCACGCCCATGACCGGCGGATCCCACTCACCGACGCGGATGGTGTCAATAGACCGCTCGTAGTCCGACTCCGTGGTCATGGCCATGTCATTGAACAGCCGGTAGACGGCAAAGTATCCGCCGGGACACGGAGGAAGCCACTCGGCGCTGTACAGTCCCAGGCTCACGTGGCTCAGGCTCAAGACGTCAATTGGGACACTTCCACCAGACTCGTTGAAGATGGAGGCGGTTGGAAACACTGTCCCGACGCCGTCGGTCAGCTGCAGCCCCAGCTGCACCGTGTCACCTGGCAGGGAGTTGATTACAGACACGGCCTGTCACCATCTTCCCGCGGCCAGGGCCGCCGCTGTCGGGAAGAACAAGATCTTGCTGTTCTCGCCTCGCTCTCGACGCCTGGCCCTGACCGCGGAGATGGCGTCCTTCAGCTCCTGGCTGCCGGCTTCCACCTGGTCGATTTTCTCCTGCAGGACATCGAGCTCGGCGTGAATCTCGCGACCGCAGCGCATCTCGCCCTGGATCTTCATTGCCAGCAACAGGTCCTTGTCGCTGACATAGTCGAGATGGCGAAGAATAGAGCCAAGCAGCGCCTCATTGAAATGAGACTGTTGACCCAGGGCCTTGTGAAGCTGTTCCCTGGTCAGGCGGCCCAGGCGCATAAGCACGTTGCCGATGCTGCTTGGGTCATCAATCGGATGCTGGCTCGGCTTTTCTTTATTCTTCCTCATCAGCCCTCCAGTAACTTGACGGCCGCCACCAGCTGCTTCTGGTTCTCGTTGACGACTGTAAGAACTTCGACTT